CATTCCATTATCATTATTATGATTGTTTCTTGGATCATTGGGTACATGGGGGTGAAGAATTATCCTATACCGGAGAGTTGTTTCTACTAGTATTGGAACCTACGGTTCCAATAAAACCTCCCTTAGGATATCTCCCCAACAACCCACTTCGTGGGTTGCAAGGGGAGTAACGATACGCTAGCCCTCTTATAATAAATCTTATCCAAATGGGTTGTATAAGATTTTTACCAAGAATCCTTCTTATCTTTGCTAGGCACCCTCTGGGTGCCTAGCTATCTAAGGGAGGTTTTACTGGAACCGTAGGTTCCAATACCATAATATTGGGCTTGGTGGATGTTGTCCGCCACCGGCTTAAATTGGGTCTCCATGTAGTTGTCGGCCACCTTGTGCAACGGCGCCATGTTCTGCACGACTTCAATCTCCAAGGTGCCCTTGCTGGCAGAATCCGTCTGGGCGTTCATGTTCTGCATCTCCTGCTCACGTTGTTTATCGTTCGGGGTGTATTGAATGTAGTGCGCGGCGTTCTTGCCCAGGTTGTCCCCCGAATTCACGTAGGTTCCGTCGGGCAAGTAAACGCGCCCCCCCACCCCCCCTTTACCCGAGGAGCGGTAGAGCATCACATACACCACGAACACGAACAAAATGGCTAAAACAATGTTGCAGTATAAGAATAAAAACGCGACGATGCCAAAGATGGCGACCATGCCTAAAGGAGATTCAATCATGGAAACCAACCAAGAAGGTGTACGAATGGGCGACAGGAGATACACCACAATCAACACGATCAAACATATTTCCAGGACACTGGTATTTTTCATGGCATTTTTCAAAGACTTGTTGGGTGCCATAACGATTTTTCAAATATACAAATATGCTATAGTTTTACAAGAGAAAATTGATTTTTTTCGATACAAAGTCACATAGAAATAACATAATCATTGGATTTTACGATGAGTTATTTTGAAAGACGCCCTTATAAGACTAAAGTAGACAGATCCAAACCGGCGAAACCGCCCGCGTTTTTGAAGCACAATATTTCCCCCAAGAAACATCCCTCGTTGAAATTCGAGGTCACGCCCGATTACCGGGCCCAAGTATGCGCCCAAGCCTACATTGGCAAAAAGGGGTACACCATTCCCAAGGCCTGTTTGCACCCCGACGATTTGAAATTCCTATACCAGGATTTGTATATGATTCCGGTGAAACATGGTCCGGCGTTTGGTCCGGTGCTGAAACCCGGTGACGACGATCCCACGGCGTTTCCGGTGTACCGTGAAAATACCAAGAAAATCTATTTGCCGCGGTTTTACGGTTTGGAACGTTACGGTGCGCCAACGAAAGGGGCAGAAGGGGAGCCGGAGGCGGCGAGCAAAATCGTCACCATTTCTTGTGTATTTGATAAACCGTTGCGCGATTACCAAGAGGCCGTGGTGGAGGCTTATATGAAGTCGGTACGCAAGGAAGGAAGGGCGGGAAGTCATCCTCAGGCTGCCGGAGGCATCTTGCAACTGTACGCCGGGGCCGGGAAGACGGTGCTGTCGATCAAAATCATTTCCCTCTTGGCTAAAAAGACCCTCATCATTGTCCACAAGGAGTTTTTGTTAAATCAGTGGGTCGAGCGTATCCGCGAATTCATGCCGGAGGCGAACATTGGGCGCATCCAGGGACCACTATTTGATGTGCATGGCAAAGACATTGTGATCGGGATGTTGCAAACCTTGTATGACCGCGATTTTCCGGAAGATGCGTTTGACGAATTCGGCCTCACCATTGTGGACGAGGTCCACCGCATCGGCTCGTGCCAATTTTCCAAGGCCTTGGTGCGGGTACAGACCCCCTACATGTTGGGGGTCACCGCGACCCTGGAACGCAAAGACGGGCTCACGCGCGTCATTCATCATTTCATCGGTCCGTTGATGTTCAGTCAGGCAAACCGGACTTCCGGGGCGGACGATTCGGTCCTGGTACGGGGCATGGAATTCGTGTCGAATGACGCCGAGTTCAACGATGTGGTCACGGATTTCCGGGGCAACCCGCAGTTCAGTACCATGATTTCGAAATTATGCAATCACGGCCCGCGCACCCAATTCTTGGTGAAAATCTTGGCCGATTTGATTGCGGAAAACCCGGAGGCACAAATCTTGGTATTGGGACACAACCGGTCGCTCTTGGTCGACCTACACGAGGCCATTGAAGTCCAAGAGATTGCCACCTGCGGATACTATTTGGGGGGCATGAAACCCGCCGCTCTGGAGAAAACGACGGAACGACAAATTATTTTGGCGAGTTATGCCATGGCCGCGGAAGGCTTTGATCACAAAAATCTCTCTATTTTGGTGATGATTACGCCGAAGACGGACATCATTCAGTCGGTCGGGCGGATTTTCCGGCAAAAACACGCTCGCCCGTTGATCGTGGACATTATCGATACACACGACATTTTCCAAAATCAGTGGAAGAAACGTCGTGCGTACTATAAGAAATGTGGGTACCGCATTCATATGACGTCCAGCCCCCAATATCGGGGATTCGACCCGAATGCCCAGAATCCCACCCCATGGAAGGTCTGGTTTGAACCGAAAAAGGCGACGACCACGGGTGTCCAGAATGAGGACACGAACGGCGACGAAGGCGACGAAGGCGACGAAGGCGACGAAGGCGACGAAGGCGACGAAGGCGACGACGAATCTGCCCCCGCTATCAAGGGGCAGTGTTTGATTTCCTTTGTCGATGACGGTACCGATGCGTAAGAATCGTAAGATCCATGTGCCTAAATGTTTCGCCGTTTTTGCGTAAAATATTATATCTGTAGTATATGTCTATTCACACTTATGAATCCAACATAAAATATATAGAAATATTGTCCAAATAGTATATATTTAGCGACTTTACACACCCTTTTTTTACGAAAAAATAATATTAGAATATGATTACTCAATACGACACAGGTCCTCCTGCAACATCTACGCGCCGTCGAACCCTACCACCGTCCATTCTTGCACCGCACGTAACATTACCTTTGCCACTGGATTACGTAGCTGAACCCACTTTAGTGGGCGATTCCAATCGACCAAGGCGCAATTCTACCTTGGAACCTCCCGAAAATTCTGCTAAAAATGTCCCCTCAAGAAAGCGCAAAATTACGCCCGAAAAGGCGCCCCTCAATGCCGAAATGGATTATGCGCAATTTTTCAAGGAAAATGTAAATTTGAACAAATATAAAATCATCGAGCTCAAAGAAGTTGCTAAATACAACCGGTTGCATATTACCGGAAACAAAACGGTATTGGTGGGTCGCATCACCAACTATTTTTTAAAACATCGCTATGCGATTCTAATACAAAAATATCTGCGGCGATTTTTTGTGAAAAGGTCGTTTCAGTTGCGGGGGGCGGCCCTACACAATCGGTCCATATGTATCAACGAGACCGATTTTTTCACCTTGGAACCCCTCGGCGACATTCCGTTCCAAGAATTTTATTCCTATACGGATGCCAACCATTTCACCTACGGGTTCAACATTTGCTCGTTGATTACTTTATTGAAACGGCAAGGTCGCGCCATCATGAATCCATATAACCGCTCTAAAATCCCGGAAAATGTGATCGGGGACGTGATCCGTTTGTATATTTATGTCATCATTTTGTTCCCGCAACATATCAATCCTGAAGATCAAAACCCGCTGACGCGTCATCAGTATATCCAATATGTGAGCCCCTATTTGATGCAACGTGGGTATTACTACGGGTTTACGCCGCGGGTAGCGTCTCACATGGCCTCGCGCAGGATACGCGAGGAACTGGCGCAATCTATACTGGGGGAGGACGACGATGACGACGATGCCGGGTTCAGTTCGGCGCGACCGGTGTTGAACAATCACGTCATTGCTCTGCCCGTACCGACAATATTGAACGAACCACACAACAATTTTAACGCAGTTTCTGCGGAAGTCATGTCCATAGCAGAGCGCCTATCTAGAGAAGTGCAGACATTGAGAGACACCACAAGTGGAAGCAATGTGCGGCGCAGTGGCCGCACATCTGCTGTCGACCCATCCGCAAATCCCGAAGTAGTACCTTTGCCAATTCAAACCCGAGCGGCGTCGCGCGCATCCACCGAATCGACGGGTATTCGGGTCCTTTCTCCGCCCGCGACGTTTGCCCAGATTGAACACATCAACCAGATGAAATTGCGTATAGAAAGTATGCGCGAAAAACCGTTGAACCAGCGTATTCAAGAGGTTTTTATGGAAATCGACCAATTGGGCAATTATACCGACGCCCAGTGGTATATTAACTTGAACATGCGTCAAAAAGTCGGTTTTTACGGATTTTTGCAAGATTTGTGGCGGTTTCGGGGGCGTTTGTCCAATATCGTCAAACAGCGCATTTGTCCCCTGGGCGATCCCTTTCAAAACTTGTTACCGAACCGTGTGCGGTTTGAGGACATCTCGTTGGCAGATTTAACCAACGGCAGCGTCTCGGTCATGGAAAACCTGGTATTTACTGCTTACGATATTGAAGACCGGCGTCTGGGAGCGCTCTACGTTTTATTCGCCTTGACGATGGTGTCCATGCCGGCTCGTAACAATATGATGTGGTTATTTGAAGCCGTCATTTAAACCGCGCTTGCGCGGTTCTGTCTTCAAGGGTGTAAAATCGTTTTGAAATGTTCAACGTCGTCCGGAGGCACCGTTTTTTGGGCAAAAAACTTTGAGACTTGTTCTTGATGTTTTTGTATATTATTTAGATGATAATTCGGTATATTTTGCCGTATATTATTTATGTATTGTTGGAACAATTCATATATATTGCTGCCGTTTACCAAGACCCACAGACAGTATAGGACAAACAACGCGATTCCAAACGCGAAATCAGCCCACTGATACGCGGTTTTACGCAGACGCCACAGCATCCAGACTTTGAACAAGATTTGCATTATAAAAAACATGCCGATCATCCACGCATCGTTGCGGAAATAGACCATCGTCGACAATAAAAAAGTATTGACCAAGAGCATGATTTTGACCATCGGTTTGGGGTTGGGCAACCAGCCAGGATTCATTTCGCTGGCCTTGGCCAATACTTCTTTATGAATGAGTTTTTTGGTATAGTCTTTGATGGCCACGACCGTGGGATGCAATATAGGAAAGTATTTACGTAAATGCACAAATTCATACAGGATGTACCATAGATCAATCCACAAGGAGAATATCAAATCGAACCGTTGCATGTTTCCGTTATTATATTCTGCGATTTTTTTTGACATCTGTTACCAGGTCTTTTTCCAGACCAACCAGTATTCTTCGTCCCAGTGCACCACGACCTCCATAAAATTGGGGGAGTCGTCGTCTTCGTCGCGGCAGCACCGCAGGGAATACTGTTCACGGGTGTAGACATCCCCCACGAAGAGAATGTCTTTGTCGGGGGCGTTGTCGTCGTATATGGCGACCGAGGTCTTGCCGTAGTTTGCGAAAACGAGGCTTTTGAGGCCGTCCGGGTAGATGGCCGGGGGAAGGAGCGCCCCAAACATTTCGCGGTTTTGTTCGTACATGCCGGAAAATATGTTCCATTTCATGAACATATATTCCATGACGAAGAGCAAGATAGGATCGGTCTGTTGGCGGTACCAGTACAACCAGGCGCGTTCCCAGATCGTGTTCCCGTTGACTTCCTTGGTCAACACCTCTTTATCGTACACATTCCGGTATGGATGACTAAACTCGAAAATGTGTTGGACAAGGTCTTCCGGAAGACGATCAATCTGCTGGAACAGGGAAGAAGACACGGCAACGGTGGTCATATTGGTCGTCGGTTATGATGGTTTCAGTAACATAAAAAAGGTAGAAAAATGGCGATTCAATTTTCACGGCTTGGTATGTTTACGCGTCACATTTCTCGTTTTTGTGTGAGGACGTTTGGTTACCGGATTCGCGTCTTCGTACATGGATGCTTTGAGTTCATCGTGAGTGATGCGCGCGGGGGCGCGTGACGCGCGTTGGATGATACTTTGGCGTTCCTTGAATTCAGGTACAGATAGTAATCCCGTTTCATTCAAGTTGACAAACGGACGAATGATGGAGGATGGCACCGTCAATTTCGTCTTTTTCTTGCGCGACCGTCTGGCCACCAATTTCTGTATAGGATTGAACGGAAAGGTGATTTTGTGTCGTTGGGGTATGCCCGCCTGCATGAGCAACGACTGGTATTCTTCGATCAAGGCATCCATGGTGATGCGTTCCGTCAAATTGAACGCGACCATCCGCATGGCCAAAATGTAGCAGTTGTGATATAACCCCGGATGAATCAAATATTTCGTATGATGTATGAGATGAAACAGTATGATGCCCATGCCGTAAATATCAAAGGTTTCCAAATGCATGCGCATGAATTCTGTATGTGATATCGTTTTAAAGGTACTGCTTAACCATTGAAACAAATCGGCGAATAATTTGACGCGATCGTTCACGTTGATCATATAGGTGAAATGAAAAAATTTGTCGGTCCATTCGTTGTTGGCCTCGATACTGACGTCGGTGCATTCTTGCACAAATTCGTTCAATTGGTCGTCGTTCATACGTTGCACGCGATTGAAGGTACTCAAATTGACGAGACGGGTTTCAAACGGATACGACCAGTAATTCACGGCCCACTGATAATTATTCTTCTTGGATTGTGCCATGGTGCGCGGAATGGTTTCCATGAGCCCAAAATCGATGAAATTCATCTTGTGTTCCTCGACGTTGTATACCAGGTTGGAAGGCTTCATGTCATGGTGCACAATTTTGTGTTTCAAAAAGGTCTTGATGCCCAACATGACCCGATGAAGTTCCAAGAATAACCAGTCGACGATGGCCTGATTTTTAGCGTATTCTTCCTTGAAAATACGTCCCCCGGCGTCTTCAAAGAGGCGGTTCAGGTCGATCCCGCCGTATTTCATGATCAGTAATTTGTAATTTTCAGGGTTGGCCAAGATTTGTTTCCCCAAATCGGGACACTGACCGATTGCCGCAAAGTTGGCCGGATTTTTACGCACATTGCAAGTTTGCGGTTTGCCTAAATGAAATTGCTGTTTAGGATCGGCCTTTTCGATTAATTTCAATTCATTCAACTCGCGTTTTAGGTGACGCACGGTCATGATCTTGGACACTTTATTCTTATAGTCAATGTGGGTGGAAGATTCGCACAATAAACTGGGTTTGTGGATGCATCCGTAGGAACCTTCGTCCAAATATTGGGGGTCCGTGTTTGACTGCTTGCGTTCCTTGTGTTCTTTTTGTTCCTGGATCATTTGCATCGCGGCCTCATTGACGGGGGGATGATATTGGGCCAGGCGTTCCAGTGTTTTATTTTTAATGGGTTTAATCGCCTCACTGTGTATCGGTATCATGGGTATATTGTTCTTATTATTCTTATTATATTGTTACACAAAATTACGGAAATCAATATAGACATATTGCAACTAGTACAACAGATCAATAATTTTTATTATATGAATATCCACCGTATGAACAATGTATATTGTACCCCCCCCGTTGAAGATGTATCTGGGGGCGGGGGCATCTCTGTGAACTCAAATTCAGGCGGACCCGGTCCGCGTAAAATCGCGGACGGGCTGCTGCCAAGGCATGATACCTCCTCCAAAGAGCTTCGCAAGCCACCGCGGGCACGCATCGAACGTTCCAATTTGAAATATTTCGATATTTGTAATAATTGTGGTAAACAGGGGCACACATTCAAGCAGTGTAAAAACCCGATTACCAGTTTTGGAGTCATCGTATTTCGTATTTACAAGAATCAACGGCAATATTTGATGATTCGGCGCAAAGACACTTTAGGGTATATCGATTTCATGCGTGGTAAATATTCCATCACCAATCAAAAATACATTTTGAATATGCTCAAACAAATGACGTGCCAGGAAAAGAAAAAGTTGCAGACGATGACCTTTGACGAATTGTGGACCGAAATTTGGGCAGACGATACTCCTATAACACAACCTCTGGACCTCATCAACGTAAAACGCCCCGGCCAACTAAGGCATCATGTCGTTTCTATGCAGTGTGACCCGGTGACCGCGGAAGAAGAGCAAAAATCAACCTCCGGTCCCGGTTTTGCCAAGAATCCTCGTGGCCAACGTGTCCCCCCTTCCTCGCGTCCTTCGCGTACCTTGCGGCCGTCACGTAACTCGTGTACCACGCGCACCTCGCATGCGACTATTCACGAATCCACGGAAGATACATTGATGTTGACGAAACCGGAGCAATTACTTGTTGACACCACCAAGGAAGACGAAGAACCCGAAGCGTCGTTTTCCTCTTTTCCAGAACGCTCCTTGTTTGAAATGGGTTGTTATAAGCAAGAGGAAGCCACCTCCAGAGAAATGTTCAACTATTTGACCTCGCATTACGTTCCCACCGACGAACACGTCAAAACGTCGATTTTAGATTATTTGATCATGACAAGTAACCATGTCGCCCCTTCTACCGAAAACCCACATAAATATGATCTGGACGGGAAGGGGGCGGCGGCGGATCCCAGTCCAAGAACCCACGGAGGATGGAATGAACCCGAGTGGGGGTTCCCCAAGGGACGGCGCAACAACCAAGAAAAGGATTACGATTGTGCGTTGCGTGAAATGACGGAAGAAACGGGGTATCCAGTGCAATATGTGAAGAATATTAAAAACATCTTGCCGTTTGATGAAACGTTTTTAGGATCAAATTACAAATCTTATAAACATCGTTACTATTTGATGTACATGAGTTATGAGAATTCCGTGATGATGAATAATTACGAAAAGAGTGAAGTGAGCTGCATGGAATGGAAATCCTACGACGACTGCATTAAAGCCATACGACCTTATAATCTGGAAAAGATTCGTTTAATCACCAATATTGAACAGACGTTGTCTAAATACCGGCTTTTTATTTTAGACAACAATAAGAGACACATCGTATGAAATCGTGTTATGGGGATGGGAGAGTCTTGATGCTGTATTTTTACACCTTCGCGCATTGTAAATGCGCGTGGATTGCTTCGCAATAACGTTACTTTGCCGATTTAAATCGGCAAAGGTCTAGGAGCGTGGCGTAGCGTAGGTAAATGGAAAATAACATCACACTGTATAGAGATTACATTGTGATATGTATCGAGGTATACCACATCATACCATAAAAAATAAACCGTTGAATAAAGTAGTTGCACCCAATAAAACATGTAAGCGTAGATGCTCACACAAAAAGGGGAAAAAAAGCCACGCAGTTTCCCGAAAGAAACGGATCGATTGGACCCAGACCGGGGGGGCTCCTGTAAAATTACGTCCACGGGTCGTCTCGCAAATACAGGTGGCCCCCGCACCGGCACCGGCACCGGCACTTTCTAGTGCAGTACCCTTGCCCCCTTCACAAGTGGTCCCAGCTTCAGCCCCGGAGAAGAAAATAGATCCTGGGGCCTCGACCACAGATGACACGGTACACGCCGATGAAAAGACCGGAGTTTCGACAAGTTTAGAGGAAGGGCCCTCCGCGGTAGCTGATGCTACCGCTACCACGGTGGCTAACGCTACCACCATGGCTGATGAAACCCAGTTCTTACACGACCCCCCGTCGATTCCCCCCCATACCGCAATGTCTCCTCGTCTCCCCATCACCGAAGACTTTACCCTGACCGACGCACTTTACCCGAACTTCGACGACCCCAGTTTCAACATCAAGATTGCCCAAAAGAAGGAGTTTTACGACACGCGCTACGACGGACCGATCACCGACGTCAAGACCCAGGCCGAAAAGGCGTGCAATTCCACCTTTGAAATACTCCCCCATCAATTGTTTGTGAAGAATTTTCTGTCGATGCAGACCCCCTACAACAGCCTCTTGATGTACTGGGGGCTGGGGTCCGGCAAAACCTGCAACGCCATTGGCGTGGCCGAAGAGATGCGGTCGTACATGAAACAAACCGGCATGAACAAACGTATCTTGGTACTGGCCTCTCCCAATGTGATCAATAATTTCCGTCTGCAACTGTTTGACGAATCGAAACTGGTGATGGAAGGAGGTATGTGGAATATACAATCGTGTGTCGGCAAAAGTATCTTGGACGAAGTGAATCCCACGCATCTCAACGAACTCAACAAAGAACGGCTGATTGCCAATGTGCAGGCGATTATCAAAACCTACTACGATTTCAAAGGGTACATTAAATTCTCCAACGAGATTTCCAATGCCTTGAAACCGTTCCCGGAGGGCGATCCCCGACGGATACGTAAAATACAATCGATGTTCAACAACCATTTGATCGTCATTGACGAAGTACATAACATCCGGTTGACCCGCGACAATGAGGACCTAACCACGGCCAATTATTTGTATATGATTGCTAAACACGCCAAGAATTTGCGGTTTGTGCTTTTGTCGGCCACGCCCATGTACAATTCCTACAAGGAAATCATTTGGCTGACCAACCTGATGAACGTCAACGACAAGCGCCCCGAAATCACGGCGGACCAAATTTTCGACAAGGACGGGCAATTCCGTCAATCCGGCGTGAACAACGATGCCGTCTTGGTCGGCAAAGAATTGCTGCAAAAGAAATTGACCGGCTACGTTTCGCACGTGCGCGGGGAAAACCCGTACACGTTTCCGTTTCGTATTTATAAGACGAATTTACCTCCCCACGAGGTGAATACCAAATATCCGCCGTTGTATTTGACCACCATCGGTTCGATCCAAGAAAAGGTCTATCAAATGATACTGAACCGCATCCAAGACCGGTTTACGGGATCGAGTGTGGTGACGGACGCATCCGCGACGTTAGTCGGCGCAGCCGAGTCCGCAACGCTACTCGGCGCAGCCGAGGGCGTGGCCGAAAAAATACGTCAGGGATTGGAAACCTTGGACAACGTCGGCTACGAACATTTGCGCTACCCGATTCAGGCCCTCAACATTGTGTATGGGAATGTGCCGACCGACGCCACCGCCGATACCATCAATTTAGACAATTTAATTGGTCATCAAGGTCTCATGAATGTCATGGAAATCAGCAAAGACAACCGTTATTCGTACCGCGCGGGGCAACCGCATATTTTTCAACGGAAGAATTTGCCCAAGTATAGCCAAAAGATGGCCGCCATCTTGGATCTTATCGAGGACTCCTCCGGGATTGTCATGATATACAGTGAATTCATTGATAGTGGGGTCATTCCCATGGCGTTGGCCCTGGAAGAGGCCGGATTTACGCGTGCCTCTGGACGTCACAACCGTACTGCACCCTTGTTTGCGGAAAAGCCCAAGGCTGCCGACAAGCCCAAGGCCGCCCCCAAAAAACCCCTAAAGTACGCCATGATCACCGGCAACAAAACCTTGTCGCCCAACAACCGGGAAGAGTTGGAATGGGTGACCAATCCTCAAAATGTCCACGGCGACCGCGTCAAAGTGGTCATCATATCGCGCGCGGGGGCAGAAGGCCTGGATTTCAAAAACATACGTCAAATACACATCTTGGAACCTTGGTACAACATGAGCCGCATCGAGCAAATCATTGGACGCGGGGTGCGCAATTTGAGTCACTGTGCCTTGCCGTTTGAAGAACGCAACGTCGAAATCTACATGCACGCCTCCCAAACCACGGATAAATTGCCCACCGCCGACATGTATTTGTACGAATTGGCGTTTAAAAAGGCCAAACAGATTGGCCGCGTGACCCGTCTTCTCAAAGAAATTGCGGTCGATTGTCTCCTGAACCGCGAACAGAACAACTTTACCCTCGAGAAAATGGCGTCCGTGCCCAGCAACCGCAAGATACCGATACATACCGCCCACGGGGACATGGAATATGATGTGGGGGATCGTCCCCATACGGCGATATGTGATTACAGCGAGACGTGCCCCACGGGATGCCAACCGGACGTGCCCGAAGAGGAAATCAAGGGCCGCAACGTGTTGACGTATTCTGTCGATTATGTGAGCATGAACCGCGTACGCATTGTGGACCGTATACGCCAACTCTTCATAGTGCAGCCGTATTACGCGATTGAAGATTTGGTGCGTAAAATCCAAGAACAGCGGGATTATCCTATAGAACAAATTTACTATGCACTTACGTATTTGATTGAGAACCGCAACGAATTCTTGGTCGATTCCCATGGCCGTTTAGGCAATTTGGTGAACCGCGGCGAGATATACGCCTTTCAACCGATGGAAATCACGGACCAAACGGTGTCGGTCTTTGACCGCACCTTTCCCTTGGAAATAAAACCGGCGAAAGTCCAGGTTGAAGTGAATACGACGTTCCAAGACGAACCGGCCGCGGAGCACGACGACGTGGACATTGCGGCTCCTGACACCCTCCCTCTGCCTGCACCCGTCAAGAAATCCCACGTGGACCACGGGTCCATCACCAGCAAAGTCCATTACAAGACCCTTTTAGAAGGAATACAACAAAACATGGACGCCATGATGCAAATGTATTTGCTGTCGCAACTCAAGACGACTGCGCCGAAATCCAAGAAAAAGAAGAGGCCCGTGGCGATGGATATCGTGGCCAGGGAGGATCAGCTCCCCCTGATCAAAAAGCACCAAGAATGGACGGATTACATGATTGTGGGCAACATCATGGGGAAAATCGAGGAATTGTTTGGCATCGACGAGGTTCAAATACAAAAATACATGGTGTACCATCACCTGGATTCCCTGTTGTTGACGTCGAAATTGGTCTTTGCCCAGCACTGGTTGGATCACGCGATCCCGAAGGCCTCGAAGGTCCCGAAAGACCCGTCGCTCATTGAAGAGGCCGTACACAAGTATGTGGGGGATCGCGTTCATGCGGCGGGGGCGGAAAAGTATTTGATCTTGACGAATACGGCCAACGAACTGGTCATTTATAAGGCGACCCGGAATGACCAAGGCGCGATGACCTGGACCGCCGCAGAATACACCGACATTGCCGACGCCCGCCTGCGCGTGTTGGATCCTATACAACAATCTTGGACACCCTTGACCGATCACATCAGCAGCGTGGTCGGGTTCTTCATGGTGGAACAAGTCAAGGATTCTGTACCGAGTGCCGTATTAAAAATCAAAGATTTCACCAAGACGACGACGTCGCGGAATGCCAAGGGCGAAAACCTGAAAAAGGCGGGGAAACAGCGTACGATGGCGGTCTTCAATCTGGTGTTGGGCAATTTAGGCTACGCCCAGGACCCGGAAACGTCGGCCCAATACAACGAATTCAACCACGGAAGCATCTGCATGATGTTGGAACTGATCTTGCGTCATTCCCGGTCGGCGAATGTGACGAACCGGGGGCGTGCCTCGTACATGACGGCCGAGGAGGCCGCCTTGATGAAAATCTCCTAAAGGGGGATGAGGGACCCCAGACATGAAAAACTACCGATAATGTATATTCATGTCAAATCTTCAGGCGATCCGTCAAATTGGGGCGGCCACGGTCATTATCTTGGTCCTGGATGCCATCTACATGTATGTGAATGCCGACGTCATCAGCCGGCAAATTGTCTCCGTCCAAAAATTCGCGCTCAAGTTGCGGTGGACGGGGGCCGTCTTGTGCTACCTCGTCTTGGTCTTGGGACTCTACTACTTTATCTTGCGTACCCATCGTCCCGTGATGGATGCGTTTTATTTGGGCATTGTCATCTACGGAGTATATGAATTCACGAATTACGCCTCCCTCAAGAACTGGAACAACCCGGCGTTTGTGGCCATGGACATGTTGTGGGGCGGCATCGTCCTGTCACTCACCACCTTCTTGGTCTACAAGCTGAAGCTATAAGATCGTTTGACTTCAACAAACCATTGAAGCCAAATAAAATACGTCCAACAATAGGACAGACCTAGCCCAAACGATTCTCCCAAAAATCATATACACCCATAAGTAAATATACCAAGAATATATATACGACGAGGTCTATTTATGTCGGTATCGAGTCGATCAAGTAACACGAGTAACTATCATCGACCTATCATGCGAAAAATAGAAAATTTAGTCGGCAAATTTATTCGGCCCAAACGTCAAATACGACCTATCGCGCCGATCCCTTCACATCATTGTAAAAGTGAATACCATAGCTTGGTACCCAGGGGGGAGGAAATAGTAGATGAGATACGCGATTCGTTCACCATACGCGATTTACAGAACCCTAAACAGAACAGTTTGGATCACAACGTGTATATGAAATGTTTTGTCCATGAATTGCGCACGCCCATCTCCACCATCACCATGGGGCTGCAACTGCTGAAACAATGCAACTGTGGCCCGGATTACCAACAAATCATCAAAGACATACAACAAAGTGCCATCTTCATTGAAAATATTCTCACCAAGTTTGCCACGGTCCAAGACGACAACATTGAATTGAATACGTTTGAACCCTTTTCCCTCCTCAAACTCATCACGACGGTAGAGATCTTGATTCTGTACAATTTCAAGGAATCCAGTGTGACATTCAACTACCATATTGACCCGGAGGTCGTCCTGTGGAACTACGGGGATGTGCATAACATCAAACACGTTCTCATCAATTTGTTGAAAAATGCAATCAAATACCGCGTCGGCACGCGACAGAACACGATTTCCATGGATATCGCGTTGTTGTCCAAGACGGAAGACCGCCAAATGGTGCGTATTTCCGTCCAAGATACCAACGACCCTCTGTTACCGCATATCAAAGAGCATTTGTTTGAGACCTTCAATTCGACCAGCGGGTCGGGCATGGGACTCTATATTTGCAAAACCATCGTGGAATTGCACGGAGGCACGATTGCCCATCAATTCTTGAAACCGCGGGGAAATGAATTCATCATTGTATTGGATTTGGTCATGTGCATGGACGTGTCCCTCCAGATACATACCCCGTCAAGCAAAAAAACTTCGATCAAAGTGCCCCTAGCCGACGTCCCCGTAACGACCTACAGTGTACTCTTGGTGGATGACAGCATCTTAAACCGCAAGATGATGTATAAATTGTTGAATAGCGTCCCCCTCTTTGGCTATATTTATTCGGCGGAAGACGGGGCGGGGGCCATGGCAAAAATCAATCAATACCAAGACAAGATTGACCTGGTCCTGCTGGATAAAAACATGCCGGTCATGAACGGTTGGGAAACCGTGGCGGCACTGCGAAAACACCCCTACAATAAATTGGTGGTCGGGTTGACCGGCGAAGATAGTCCCGAGGAGATCCAAGGGTTCGTGGACCGGGGAGCGGACTATGTCATCGTCAAACCGTTGGACAAAGATAAACTGAATTTGTTGTGCCAGTTCTTGGTGAAATATGGTACCGACCGTTCGCCGAATCAAACGATACAACGGGTGAATGACCATCTGGAATGGGTTTACAACGATAAAGATTTACACCCTTGAACATTTACAACGTCAAAAGGTGTACACCCTTGAACATTATAAACCGGACACCCAAAGGGTGTCCGGTTCAGTGTTTAAGGGATTGCGCTTCGCGCAATTGCTTCGCAATAACGTTACAGGTAAATCAGTTGTATCGCGCAGCAATTGCCCGCTTCGCGGGCTATCAGGCGCCTAAGCAGCCCCGTAGGGCCTGCTTAGGCGTCCGGATTCCAATGTTCATCGGTGTAAACATGTGGTTTGTATATGAAAATATATTTCCTATATAACAATATTGGAACATTGGAACATTGGAACAACACAATAAAAAGACCCATGAGCCAATTTTACGAATCGCCGTCTTTTCGCCAATTTGTATGTTTGACCGGACTACCAAGAACGGGGTCCACCCTCCTTTCAGCCCTATTATCCCAGAACCCGCTCATCCATGCCGAGGGGAATTCCGCCGTGTGCCAGTTGATGTGGGACACCCAGGTCTCCATAGCCAACACGGCCAAGGAGCAGTTGATGGCCAATCACAAAGGGCAGGCGGCCTTCAATTTGATCGCGCGCATTCCCCATGTGTATTACCGCGGTATCACCGAGCCCATCGTGGTGGATAAATGCCGTTCTTGGTCCTTGTCCCCCAACATACAATTGTTACGCACCTACGTGGATGCCAACATCAAGTTGATTGTCTTGGAACGGTCCGTCCTGGAAATCGTGGGGTCGTTTGCCAAATTGTACCGGCGCAACGGGATCACGGGGGACGCGTTGACGCAAAAACTGCAGGCTCTCATGGTGGCCGGAAGTGAACCGATCATGCGGTCCATCGGGGGAATCGGCTGGGCCAAGAAAAACAACGAGAACGGCACGTTTTTGTTTGTCCAATACCGCGATTTAGTAAGTGCCCCGGAAGCCACCTTGGCCCGCGTCTACCAGTTTTGCGGGTGGGCACCGTACCAGCATCAATTTGAACACATCTATATGAAGTATCCGGAGGACGACCAGGTGTACGGGTTGGTCGGCCAGCATGCGGTACGTCCGTCCCTGACCCCCGAACCCACGGACTACGAGACCTTGCTCCCGGCAGATATTCGCGAAAAATGTGCCATGGTGGACCGGCTGATGGGGTACGTCGCTTAGAATACCGGGAGAAAATTGAAATTTTCGTGGGCGTGTGGTTTACATATAGAATTAACGTTCAATACAATATACATATAATTTATAACGAACGATGATGCGTACCACTTCACACGAACGTACGGCGCATTGTGAACGGGCGACCCCCCAAGGCGGAAAATTATACATGTACATTCAAAGCATGTTGACGGCCAAAGTGTCGATTCACATCAACGAAGTCGGCCAGACCACCAAACAAAACATTGAAGAGGCGTTGATTGAACGGGTGTCGAACAAATGCGTGGAAGAAGGGTACATCCGTCCCAAAACGATCCAGGTGCACACCTATTCGTCGGGGGGTGTGCGCGGAGAGAACATTGATTTCCACGTGGCCTACCAATGTCAAGTGGCTTGCCCCGTCGAAGGTCAAGTATTGGAATGCACGGTCAAGACGATTACCAAGGCGGGGATCCATGCCCAATGCATTGATCAAGACGGCAACATTCCCGTGACGGTATTTGTTGCCCGGGATCACCACACGTATAACGAGGAATTTCAGCATGTGAATGAAGGCGACAAGATTCATGCCTGTGTCATTGGCACACGTTACGAGTTGAACGACCCGTATATTTGTGTCATTGCCAAATTGGTCTCGGCGCAATATGCCGATAAATTTCAGTCGTCGGGCAAAATAAATGCGAAGAAATACGGGGAAGGCAAAACGAAACGTCCTACTACCGTGGTACAACGCGGGGGGGATGCCGACGACGACGAGGAGGATGCCGTGGATGATGATGCCGAAGACGACACCCAGTAATACACATATAGAAACATGGACCATAATGTGTGTATTATACGGATGACGACATCATTGACATCATTGCAAAATATACCCACAACGATTCATGGCGATATCAATACCGTCGCCCATCCAGTCACGACGACGTGCAGTATTCCAGAAAAGGAGCAGATGTTGGAGTCAATCAAAGTCGCCATTGAGAAACTCAACAAGACCCAACATATCGAAATTTTGAACATTTTAAATAAAAACCCCCTGATCAAATTGAACGAGAACCGCAACGGGGTGTTGGTCAACATGTCGTATTTGCCCGACGAGACGATTGACGAACTGAACAAGTATCTGGATTATGTGAAAGATCAGGAGAACAGCTTGGAGCAGATTGAAACCCAAAAGGAAGAATTCAAGAGCGCTTTTTTTTTATCCACCCGGTAATGTCGTCATGCAAAGTGGTATAAAATACTTCTTATATGAAATTGTGTGTACAATGGATGTTTTAATGTCCCTCCCCCTTCCTCGCGAAATCATCTTTTGTATTGCGTCCTACGACCGTGCATTGTCGGTAAAACCTATCCCCCGCACCGACAATCGATACACCATGTTACTCACGGTCCCACCCAAACAAACCACTTATTATGGAGTGAATGAATTGCGAGGGTGGTATGTGAAATTTACACATCCGCATCATGCATTGTCGATGGTATTGGCAGATAAGTATGAAAACATCTATACGTACATAAATAACGTCGATGACGATAGATGTGAGATGTATTTCTGGCAATGATACCTAGCCATGCCATACGAAATACATTTAGAAAGATTGTCACATACTAGAATGTATATGAAAACCATGCAACCACCGTTTGTGCCCAACATGCACACGCCACCGTTCATCAAAGAAATGTCGCCGTACATTTTCTCCCAGGTGTTTGATGTCCCCTTGATGGCGTCGTACGAAGACATTGTGCATCCGGAGACGGGGCTCCTGGACTACATGTTGAGTAGCGAGACCCGCGATCGTATCGTGGACGCGGCCCTTGCCACAACTCCGGTGCCTGCCCCCTCCAGTGAACGAGTCCTTACGCCCCCCCTTCCCCCCATCATGACCCCTCCGCACGTCGCGGCTGCTCCTCACGTGATGACCCCTCCGTCAGTGGAGAGGCCGATGTCCCATCCCATTGAATTCACCCCTAAGAAACCGGATTCGCTGTTTTGGTCCATCTACGTGGCTCACTACGGGGTGGATTCGTTCTTTGCCATTGATAACAAGTATATGAATGCCGAAATCGAGGAGAAGCAGCAGGTGGTCGACTTTATGAAGTCGAACCGTCCTATACTCAAATCCTTGAAAATCACCTTGGCCGCGACCGAAGAAATCGCGGGGGATTTGATGACCAACCGCGAGACGGTCTTCACCATGTTGCCCGTGATCGCCGCCTACTACAATTGCACGATGTGGTTGGTGTCGATGGCGACGGGCACCTACATGGAGTTTTTACCGGGCGGGGCGCGCGACACTGACGACGATCCAGGGAGACACTATGTGATTTACCGCACCAAGGGGGATCGCCGGGCCCAATACAGTGTGGACATGCGTACCGACGAGGCGCGGGTAGCCAACATTGATCGCATTCGCGGCGATTTCTTGCGTCTGGAAGGGTCGGGTAAATGGTTGCGGGGCGTCAGCTCCTATAAAGTGGGCGAGCTGCAAGAGATGGCCGAGAAACTGAAGTTGGACGTGGCCGCCACCAAATGCAAAAAGGAGGATTTGTATGTCGCCATCACCCGCCATTGTGAAGTGGGGTGGTTGTGATATAAGAAAATTGAACTAGAAGTATCTCATTATATTATAATATCCTTCTTATAACATAATATACACCGATGTCGTCCTTTACCCGTGGAGGTTCCATAGGTGAAACCGCCGATCAAGACCCATCGAAGCAATTGGAGCAGATGGTGGCCATGTATATGAAATCGAATCCGTTCATTGCCGGCGCGAATTATCAAACAAAGCGTGTGCCGGAGCTCGAAGTTCGGTTCGGTACGGGCAAGAATGAATTGTCGCGTCCCATCAGTAAAATCGATTATGACAATGTGGTCCGCACACTCTATGCCGCCGGATGGCGCGCCGAACACGGCGATCAGGGTATTGCTCTTTTGCGTATCCAAAACGAATATTACGATCGCCGGATGGACCGTAATAAAATATCCAACGTCCGCGCGGAAATCGCGGGCCTGGACCTCATTCAGGAGTATTGTCGCACCAACAATTTACAAAAATTGCTCGACGTGCCTTCCAATACCAACGCTCTCGCAGATAAAATCAAATTCACCCAGAAACAGAGTGCGCGGTACGAGGGCGAGGCGGGGGACTACGTGCGCCCCGTCGATTTCCCCGACATGGGGTTCCGCGTGAGTTACCAGAACGAATCGTATTTCAATCCGCGCGCCGATATTTCGAGAAAAATCATTGCGGACTGGACCAACTCCAAGAAACTGTTTCGCTATTTGAACCGGGTACGCTTTTATCACCCCGATATTCCCATTTTCGCCGATATTTCCATCGTCAAACGGGCCAAGACCATGAACGGGGTCACGGTGCCCCAGTACACGATTCAAGAATCGGGCGTGTTGACGAACGCCGAATCCTACGAAATCGAGCTGGAACTGGACAACAAACGCGTCGACAAATTCACCTTGCCCGACCTGATGCAACACCTCCGGCAGTGTATTCGCACAGTTTTAGGCGCATTGCAAGAAACCAAATTCCCCATTGGTTTCAAAGAAATGAACCAGGTCATTCATCAGTATTTGAAACTGATTCACCGGGAAGAAGACGAGGTCACGACGGACGAATTCATCGAATCCCTGATGAAACGGCGCGACCTCTCGGTCATTTTACCCAAATATTTCGTCGGTCCCAGTTCGTACACCTTGCAAATGGAGAACATTGTCCCCCTCGACGTTACCAATGCCGCGACGCCTGTCCCCAACATCCGGCGGCAATACACGGTGACCGACAAGGCGGACGGCGAACGGCGCCTGTTGTATGTGGCCCCCAACGGCCGGGTCTACATGATCACGCCCAGCATGCGCGTCATCTTTACGGGGACGGTGGCGTCCAAGGCGCCCACGGTCACCCAAGGCCGCGACAGTGACCTCTTTGATACGTTGCTGGACGGCGAGTTCATCGCCCTCGACAAATACGGCAAGGCCCTGAACCTCTACATGGCGTTTGATATTTACTATGTGAAAGGCAAGAGTGTGCGCAAAGAGGGGTTTTATCCTATTCAACCTGAGGAGCGGGAGCGCATGTTGAACCAGATACACAAACCCAAGACGGGGGAGGACGTGGTCCCCTACCGTTTCTTGTACCTAAGTAGCTATTTGCAGTGGATCAAACTCCAATCGGTGACTCATCTGTCTACCGCGAAGACCAACACCGGGTTGCCCGCTTCTACCAACGAACGGCTCTGTGGGTTCGAACTGCAGAAGAAGAACTTTTATGTGGCCGACGGCGACCAGATCTTTGAGTCGTGCAACATGATATTGACCAAGGTGCGCGAGGGCGTCTTCCCCTACAACACCGATGGCCTCATCTTTACCCCGGCCATGACGGGGGTCGGCGCCGACCGCGTCGGGGCGGCCAGCAAGGCCCGCAAAGAAACGTGGAGCCATTCGTTCAAGTGGAAGCCGCCAGAGTACAACACCATCGATTTCTTGGTCACCGTCAAGAAAGACAAGCGGGGGCACGACGAGACCAAATACCTCTACGAAGAAGGGCGCACCTTCCATACGGCGGCGAACAACCTCCCCCAGTACAAAACCTTGATCCTGAAATGCGGGTTTGATCCCAAGAAGCACGGGTATTTGAACCCGTGCCACGACGTGTTGAATGACCACCTGCCTGCGGGACGCAGCGATGCTGGCGCCAACGAAGACGACGAAAAATACAAACCCGTGCCCTTCCAGCCGACAGACCCGTACGATCCCAACGCCTGTTTCTGCCATGTGCTCCTGCATGATGTAGGTAAGGGCGATGGCGTCATGATGACGGAAGAGAAGGAGTATTTCGAGGAAAACACCATCGTGGAATTCAAGTACGACATGGCCCGCGAAGGTGCCTGGAAATGGGTGCCGCTCCGCGTGCGCAACGACAAAACGGGGGAACTGCGTTCCGGCCAAAAGAATTACGGCAACAGTTACCACGTCGCCAATTCCAACTGGATGTCGATTCACCACCCGATCACGGAGGCGATGATCACCACCGGCGAAAACATTCCTACCGAATCCTATACCATCCACGATGTGTACTACAACCGCAAAACCCGCGATTCGAACACTCAAGCGTTGCGTAATTTCCATAATTTGTATGTGAAATCCAGCTTGATCGTGGCCGTCGCGAACCCGGAAGATCGCCTGATCGATTTTGCGTGCGGGAAAGCGGGTGACCTCTCGAAATGGCGCAAGGCCAAACTCCGGTTTGTCCTGGGACTCGACATTGCGCGCGACAACATCATGAACCAAATGGACGGCGCCTGTGCCCGCTATCTGGGCGATTGCCGGCGCTACGGGGCAGACACCATGCCGCGCTGTCTGTTCTTCGTCGGCGATTCGGGGAAAAACCTCCGGAACACGGGGGATGCCGTCACGGGCACCAAAGACCGTACCTATGTTCAGGCCGTGTTTGGCCAGGGCCACAAGGACCCGCAGGTCCTGCCCGCTTCCGTCTTCAAGTCGTTTGGCTGGGCCGAAGGCGGCTTTGACGTGGGGTCGGCGCAATTTGCGATCCACTACTTTTTCGAAAACGAAATCGTCTTGCACAATTTCCTGAGAAACGTGAGCGACTGCATTCGGGTGGGCGGTTATTTCGTCGGCACGACCTACGACGGCCAGGCCATTTTCGAAAAACTGCGGAAAAAACAAAAGGGGGATGCATGGACAATCATGCGCAACGGCGCGAAATTGGCCGAAATTACCAAGGATTATGACCATACGGAATTCCCCGACGACGAAGCGTCGATCGGTTACCAGATCAGCGTGTACCAAGAAACCATCAACCAGGTTTTCCCCGAATATTTGGTGAATTTTGCCTATTTGAAACAACTGATGAACCAGTACGGGTTTCAAGTGGTGGGTCCGGAAGAAGCCCAGAAGATGGGGTTACCTTCGGCCACGGGCATGTTTGAAGATTTGTATAAGAAAATGGTGCAAGATATCCGGGGCAGGTACGTCCAGGCCGAAGAATTCGGCCTGGCCGAGACCATGTCGCCGGAAGAAAAACAGATTTCGTTCCTGAACCGGTATTTTGTGTTTAAGAAGACCCACAGTGTCGATACCGAGAATTTGTATAAGATTGTGCGCAACCGGCAAGCCATCAAGATGGGCGAAGAGGCCGTCAAACAGGCCGAATCGGTCGTGATTGCACCCCCCTCGGGTAAGGACGAGCCACCCAAGACGGTCATCATTCGTACCAAGAAATTGAAAAACAAGTTGGTGATTCCGTGTGACCAAAGTAAATAGGGGGACACACATCATTGTTATCCAATAACAAAAATATGACAAAAATCAATCCAAGGTGATCCACGGCAAGCCGCGGTGGGTTCGCCCGTTGATCAACATTTCGCGTTCGTAGTATATCGCCGGATAAGTATGACCCAGGACCATGTGCAATGCCAACACTTTTTTCACATAGTCTTCATTTTCGACCGCGGCCGCGGCGTCTTGACTTCCGGCCAAGAGACGACGCAGAGCCAATTGCCCATTTAACGGGGTCTTGTTGCTCACGGCGCGTATGCCCGCGTTCAACTCGGCCTCGCTCATGTTGGCCCGGGACACGATCTGTAACTGACGCTGACGCTCTTCTTGGGCGCGCTGTTGTTCTAGAAGTTGTTTGTCTCGCATTTTTTGTTCGTAGGCCGCGTGGGCCTCCGGGTCATTCAACAGTGTGCGCTTGCCCCAGTTGGTCACGTTTTGTATGAATCCTTTGGGCCGGGGATATTGGTAGGGCTCGGCCTGTACCGTTAGGGGGTCAACTGCGTAACCCCGAACCGCCGATTCCATGGGATTCCCGCCGGCCCACGACCGCTTCTTGGAAAGCAATTTAGATGGGCGTTGTTTGCGCGTTTTACGGATTCGACGTTGGTTGGCTTTAGAACGGCGCGCCGACGTCTTTTTACGGTTCATTGTACCAAGAAATGATAGGTAATATATAAAATACCTATAATTTATCGTGTTATGGGGTCCCCATGTGGCAAAAGGGCGGCCGGTCCAAGACCATGTCCTTGGCCCGCGGATTGTTGGGGAAATCAATTCCATGTATAGGAAATGCCGTCGTGTTGAGCGGCGGAGGAACGTCAAAGAGCTCTTTATTCACATACGTCAATTCCATGACCAAGGGGACGCCGTGGGACATGTACGAATAATTGTTGCCGTGGACGTGGACCAAGTAATGCGTGTCGGCCAATTTCTTATAACACGCCAACTTGTCTTGGTACACGCATTCGTATTCGTCGGTAAAGACGCCGTGGACTTCCAGGATGATTTGCCGGAATCGGCGCAAATGGTCCGTATTTAGTGACATTAACCAAGGGAATTCGCCCCCTTCAATGTCCATTTTCAAGAAAATACGAGCGTATTTTTCCATCAAATAGGACAAATTGGTGTGGGCGTCGTCGTTCAAGGCCCCAATGTTTTTGCGAATAAACGCAATCTTGTTGGTATAGTCGTAGGGGTACGCGTGGATGGTGCCGTCAAACGCAAAACTGTTATACTCGGTCATCTGGTAGCGCTCAATGAAATCGCGCGAAAAACTCTCTTCGGTGGACACGCCGGCCGAAATATAGCAGTCGTAGGGGGAGACCTCGGTCGAGGGCAGAAGATTCGCTAAATCGGCGACGACGTACCCACCGTCTTGTTCGCATCCGCACCGAAATTTATGTTCTGCGTCCAGATGGTACACCCGGAACCATTCTAAACATTCGTGGTTGTTCATCTTGGTGGCGGCGAGAGGCGGGATCTAATATACATGTATTGTTGTATTGTTTCGCGTCTATTGTACCGAACGGCCGTTGCCATCGATACATTTCCATGTAGTATATATAGGATCATAATATAGGATCATAACTGCGACATGGAAAAAATAGGAGGGGTCATTGATAAACCCGTGACTTCTAAAACAGTACGTAGCCGTAGTCGGGCGGTGTCCAAACACCATACCCGCAAATCTCATAAATCGCTCCATCCATTGTCGAAAAAACCCCGAGCCAAAACGTTGCGCGACCGTTTGACTAAAATGGACGTTGAGGACGACGTCGAACCCCAGACGGTGCAGGTCAGTTTGGTCATTTATGGTCACGGGGGATTGGCCATGACCAGCGACAACGTCTTCATTCCCGGTAAACCGATCAACCAAGCGTTCAAAGTGCCCGAGGGGGTCGACCAGGTGAACGTCTTGGGGCTTCGCTACGCCGGACTGGACAATTTTGGCAACCGTCGACACGAGATGAAGATTGACCACATGCTTTCCAAACGGCCCGACATTGAATTACCCGAATTTCTAGATTATTTGAATAAATATTACGAAAACGCGCTACATCATACCTACTTGCATGAGAAGGGCCGTTATGTCTTGGACGAACACGGCAATTACATCCCGAAATTCAAAGATCAGTTGGATAAACTCGCCATCATTGAAAAACGGTTGGCGAAAAAAGGCATCCAAGTGCGCGGGAACATGTTTGGTATACGCGAGAAATACGACAAAAAACGCGCACAAAAAATCTACACGGGCGTACGTTTGGAAGAATATTCGATTGATCCCAGCCAACCCCAACGTCACCCCGAATTGAAAATAGGCCATCCCTTGATAAAAATCTTCAGTATTCGGGTCAACGGCGTCGAGCAGTTGAAGCCGGGGCACCAAATCGTGGTCAAAGGTCCGGGGGTGAAGAACTACATGACCCTGACCGACGTGATCCACGAATCCCTGGACCCCCGAGTGTCCAAACTCCTGGCCAAATACCTCCACTATAAGAATAAAATCGTGGTGGATGTCGTGGATTTAACCTGCAATCATCAATTTGAGGGGGACCCCACCCTGGAATTCATTGGAACGGCGCGATAACTATATAAGTAGTATCTTCTAATTATGTAGTAGATTGTGTATAATTGTCACATAGAAACAACATGTTGTCACATTTTTTATTACCAAGATTGTCACCCAATTTGTATAAATATATCGATACCGACGTGTCGGCCAGCGCCGTGTTACCCACGCCCGTCGTGAACGAATCCCTGGCCTTTTATCTCCACGACATTAAGCAGCAAATTCACATGCACGAAACGTTGTGGGAAACCTACAAGAAATACACGAATACCTACGAATACATCCATTCGACCATTCCCAACAAAAAGTACTGTATTTCGCGGTACCGGCCGCTCTCGCGCTCGTTTTTCAAAATGATCGAGCTCATCCACTTTTTCGAGCTTGGCACGGAAAGCCACGCCCCCATGAAAACGTTTCATCTGGCCGAAGGTCCCGGCGGATTCATCGAGGCCATGGTCTACTACCGGTCGCGCCCCGACGACACCTACTACGGCATGACGCTTCTGGACAAGAACAACAACGATTACAACATTCCCGCTTGGAAAAAGTCGCAGCATTTTCTGCAGGAGAATAAGAACGTCGTCATCGAATCGGGGGTCGACAAGACGGGCAACATCCTTTCCCTGGATAATTTCATGTATGTGAATACGTTGTACGGGTCGTCGATGGACCTCATTACCGCCGACGGGGGGTTCGATTTTTCCAGCGATTTCAACAACCAAGAAGTCAACATGACCAAGCTGTTGTACGGACAGATGAGTTACGCTCTCTGCATGCAAAAGAAGGGCGGTTGCTTCGTGTTGAAGGTATTTGACGTGTTTATGCAGTATACGATTGATATAGTGGCGCTGCTGTCCTCCATGTACGAACGCGTGTATATCACGAAACCCAACACGAGTCGTACCGCCAACTCAGAGAAATATGTGGTATGCAAGGGGTTTTTACCGGCCTCGTCGTACCAATATTATCCGTATTTGTACAAGTATTTCCGCAAGATGCTGACGATCAAAGATCAGGGGCCGGAATATATTTCGCGTATTTTTCATCCCCAGGTACCGATCAACCATTATTTTATGAACCGGATCGAAGAGTGTAATATTGTGATGGGTCAAATACAAATTGAGAATATTTATTTGACCTTGTCGTTTATTCGTCCGGACGGAGCCTGGGGGGGCACCAAGGGTGAAGGGGACGACCCCACCTACCTGCAGGGGAGAACTGAAATTACGGTACGTTTTTCTGGCTCGGGGAGAAACTACGTCCCGTGTTCGTCCGGCGGTGACGGACGAAAACCCGAAGATCGCAACAAATTGCAGGGACTGATCAAATCCAACATACAAAAATGCATTCAATGGTGTATTCAGCACAATTTGGTGTATAATTATTAGGATTTACGTCTTTACGTATTTACTTCTTCGCGTATTTACGCGAAGGGCGTTTTCGGCGCCCTCCTCCTCCTCCCAAGTAGCTCGCGATTTCCCGGGCCATTTCATCGGGGACATGCGGAGCACGTGTACCGCCGGGTCCTCTGCGGGAGCGTAACGCGGCCATGGCGGTCTCCTGGGTTTGCGCGCGGGCGGCCGCCAGCGCATTACGTATGTTATCGTTGCTAGCCAGGTCGATGGGCATCTTTCCGGCCTGGTTGCGTTTTGTGTAGTCGGCGTTCTGGGTCAAGAGGTACTGCACCATTGGCAATATGTTATATATTGCCGCAAGGTGAAGAGGGGTATTGCCGTCATTGTCGGCCCGGTGGATGTCCGCCCCATGTTCGAGTAGGTACTGCACTATTGGCAATATGTTATATATTGCCGCAAGGTGAAGAGGGGTATCGCCTTCATTGTCGGCCCGGTGGATATCCGCCCCCTGTTCGACTAGGTACTGCACGATTGGCAAATAGTTACGCTGTACCGCAACGTGAAGAGGGGTTTCGCCTTCATAGTTGACCCGGTGGATATCCGCCCCATGTTCGACTAGGTACTGCACAATTGGCAAATTGTCCTTTATTACCGCAGAGTGAAGAGGGGTAAGGTCGTCATTGTCGACCTCGCCGTCATTGTCGTCCGGGTCGATATCCGCCCCATGTTCGACTAGGTACTGCACGATTGGCAAATTTTCCTCTATTACCGCATGGTGAAGAGGGGTAAGGTCGAAATTGTCGACCGGGTTGATGTCCGCCCCATGTTCGACTAGGTACTGCACAATTGGCAAATTGTCCTTTATTACCGCAGAGTGAAGAGGGGTATAGCCTTTATTGTCGGCCCGGTCGATATCCGCCCCATGTTCGAGTAGGTACTGCACGATTGCCCGTCTCCCCATATCCGCTGCCATGCCAAGAGCCGTTGTTCCATTTTTTCTAAAATTCACAATGTTCGCATCCTGTTGAACGAGCTGTTTGACCTTGTTAAGGTCGTTGTCATCGATGGCCTTGAAAAGTTCTTCACCTAAATTTGTCGGGTTGCCTCCTACGTGGTGTTTCAGTGTTTTACGGCGTCGTGGTTTGGATCGGGAGTTTCGTTGCGATTTCCTCATGGTTATCTTATTTTATATGGAGATTTTACCCCTTTTCCGGCGTCCTCCTCCCAAGTAGCTCGCGATTTCCCGGGCCATTTCATCGGGGACATGCGGAGCACGTGTACCGCCGGGTCCTCTGCGGGAGCGTAACGCGGCCATGGCGGTCTCCTGGGTTTGCGCGCGGGCGGCTGCCAGCACGTCGCGTACTGGGCCAGGGGGAGCCAGGTCGATGGGCATGTATCCGTCATCATCACGTTTCGTGTAGTCAGCGCCGTGTTCCAATAAAAACGTCACCATGGCCGCATCGCGGATAACTACGGCGTCGTGGAGGGGGGTTCGTCCCGCCCCGTCCGCCGCGTTGACGTCGGCGCCATGTTCCAATAAAAACGTGACCATGGCCGCATCGCGGATAACTACGGCGTCGTGGAGGGGGGTTCGTCCCGCCCTGTCCGCACCGTTGACGTCGGCGCCGTGTTCCAATAAAAACGTGACCGTGGCCGCATGACGTAAAAGTACGGCGTCGTGAAGGGGGGTTCGCCCCGAACGATTGGCCTGGTTGATGTCGGCACCGTCCTCGATAAGCAACGTCGCCATCTCCATGTTGCGTTGTAATAATGCAACCTGGACGGGGCTGTTGCCTTCCAAACCGACGACGTTGGGGTCGGCACCGTAGGTCAACAATACCTTGACGATGGCTAAATGGTCTTTTTCAACTGCTTCGTAAAGAGGGTTCCGGTCCGTACGTCTGCCCTGATTTACGTTGGCCCCCAGAGTTGAGAGTAGCTCCACCATCGATGCGTGATTTTCTTGCACCGCGCTGAAAAGAGGGGTACTACCCATGTGATCCGCCTCGTCCAAGTCCGCGCCCTGTTCTGCCAGGAATTTCACCATGGCGGTGTCGTCATTTAACGCCGCGACGTGGAGAGGAGTGATCCTGGCGTTATTGGCTCGAGTGACGTCGGCGCCCTTGTTCACCAGGAGCTTGGCCACGTCTAAATGTCCTTGGTACGCCGCGAAGTAGATCGGGGTATTGCCCCCGCTGTTAGTGGCATTTACGTTGGCGCCGTGTTCCAGCAGGAGTTCCACCATGGGCACACTGCCATTGTAAACTGCCCGGAAAAGGGGGGTTTCGCCCAACCAGCGTTCGGTACCCTTACGGTTGACATCGTCCCCTTCTTCCAGCCGTTTCTTCACGGTATCCAAATCATTCTCTTCCACCGCTTCTCTCAGCGATTTAACGGGACTCCCTCCCGTCTGTGAGCGGCGACGCGACCTTTTCTGGGTTTGGCGCCGTGATTTGACACGGGTGTTTTTACCATGTGATTTCCTCATAGTTATCTTATTTTATATGGAGATTTTCACCCTTTTGTGGAAACATTGTCCGTATAATGTATAGGAAACATGAGCCAGCCAAATGCTGCAGCCTCCAACCCATACATTATGCGCAAATTAACCCAAATTTTTGACGAAACAGGAATCAATATCCGTTTCGACGCCGATGAGAATATTTACCGGATCAAATGGAACGATATGGTGTGTACCGAACTCAAATTTGTCGAAGCCTCCCCTTTATCCCCTTTAGAAACTGTACCAGCTCCATCTCCAGACGCTGTGCCCTTCTACGAAACCATCATGGTGCACCAAATCAACCGTTGTTACAACGACACGGCCAATAGCGTGGTTATGGGGAGTAGTAAGGACATTGTACAGCGGTTGAAAAAATTGGCCGATGAACTCAAAGTGTCGCTGACCATTGAAAACGATTTTAGCCGCATCGAAGTGCCGACAGATATTATGAAATTGGATGACGCACCTCTCACGATTTATTTGCGCAACATGATGCTATTGCACACCGGCAAAACGTGGTACAACATGATGGGATTCAAAGAACGCAATTATGAACAAAACACGACATGCGCCACCAAGTTCATCAAAAATACGCAATTCCCCAATTTCAGTTTCCATCGCGAGAAGCGTCTCAAAATAATGAAACACCGCGAAAATTTGAATCTACGTCTGCCGACCTACGGATCGTCCGGATCCGTGGAAATCGTCTTTTCAAAATTAAACTACGATTTGCAAAAAATATTGTCGGCCTGGGAAAAAGATCTCAAAGAGCGCAAAACCAAAAACATTCTCCAAGAAGAAAAGGATTATGTGCGGTTCATCAAAGAACAAGTCGACGCTTGGATCGAGCGCATGGAACAAGACTGCAAAAACAAACGCACCCATGTCGATTTAGCGGACAAGTACGGGAACCTCGTCTATACCCCGAAAGAGGACAAGCCTGCGTCTACCCCTACCCCCGTCAATCCATCTGGTGCCGCAGATTCGTGGTCCGTCGTCTTGAGAAACCCGAACGTCGTGGGGGGATTCCGTACGAAAGTACGTCGCATCACACAAAAGCGCCGAATTGAACGTCGGGATCACCGTAAAACCCAGAATAAGAATCGTCAATAAAATCGTGAATAAAAATATGCGTCCAATTTATATCATGAGCCACTCGACATGTTACCAATACGATACATTGTCCTATACACATGGTTGGTTGGATAAATCCGTCGATGCCACCTATGTGATTCATTTGCAAGGCAACGGGCGCCTCGAACGCGTCCTGGGCCAATTGCAAGCCATGCCTCCCACTTCGACCGTCTATATTCTAAACAACCGTGGGTACAAAACGTGCGACAAGGGTCCCGACGTCCACGACACGTTGAGCGACATCATCGACGCCTATTTGCACGTTTTTCGCCATGCCCAGGACCACGGCTACGGCCACGTCTTGATCTTGGAAGACGATTTTATCTTCCGTGAGGGGGCCGACGCCCCCGAACACGCCTCCCGCATTGCCGCATTCTTGAACGGGCGTCGCGACACATCCCTCCTATATTTCTTGGGATGTGTGCCCTTTGTACAGTGGCCATTGCCGTACCGTGTCTACCATCGCCGGGTACTGTTGTGTGCCGGCGCCCACGCCTGCATTTACAGCCGCCCTTTCCGCGACCACATGTTGCGCGAAGACCGGTCCAAGATGATCGACTGGGATCGGTACCACAATACGTATGCACGCTGGCAAAAATTCATGTATCATATACCACTCTGTTACCAACTGTTTCCGCGCACGGAGAACAGCTTGAACTGGCAACGGGGGGTCACCTCGAGCGAAGCGTTCAACGATTTCATTGCCGAAATGTGCATCCGGTTTTTCCAGGGGGTGGGTCTCGACCAACACGCCGAGCCCGGGTACACGGCGTTTTATTGGTTCTCCTGGTTGCTGCCCCTGTTCTTGGTGGTCTTGGTTGCCTATGGTTCATGGATCATGGCCATGGCCACAACGGGATCCTCCGTAAAAAAAACTCGGTCACTTCGAAAATAACGGCGGAAATTGAAAGTCTTTCGCGCGTTTCAACGGCACTTTCAATAAAAAGAGTCCTACAATGATTAGGAGAAGACCCACGTATTGACTCACGTGTTCAAACCGTTCGCCCAAGATGACGAATGCCGCGACGGATTCGATCAAGGTACTGACGCCGTCCCACGCCCCGTTGACGAGCAACACGGTGGACCCCTGCAACGATCGAATCAAAAAATAGACGACGCCGATGTACCCCCCGATGCCCAACGCCAAGGATTCGATCCCCCCGTGGTTAGCAAATTGTTTCAGCGAAAAATCACCGACAATCTCCACTAAAGACATCATGGTAATGTCCACTAAACTCATGACGACTGATTACTGACTACTATTTTTAGTATGGGTAGATATATACTATAATGACATGGTCTCAGCGAGCGAGAGCGAACATGCCAGGAAACCCCCAGATGAAAATTGATTTATAACTATTTCTATACATCCATATAACCACCATGAATATGAATGTATTGGACACACCCTTTGAAGAATTACAGCAATATTACGATACGGTGCTCAATGTCGACCGTAGCACCTATTTATCGACCAACGACGAATGTACGCCCCTCGATTGTGTCCGCGAAATGCTGACCAAGGTGCCCGAGGAACTCTGGAAACGCGACAATTTGCGCATTTTGGACCCGTGTTGTGGTCACGGGAATTTCGGCATTGTCCTATATGACATCTTGTGCCGCGGCCACGGATGGGACCCCGACACGGTGTTGGAGTCCGTGCTCTCGTTCAACGACGTGCAGACCGCGCGTCTCGACACGGTGCGTCGGGTGTTTCGCGACGACATTTATCCGTTGCAAATCACCGAAAGCGATTTCTTGACCACGACCTACGACAACACCTTTGATCTGGTGGTGGCCAACCCGCCTTACGCTAAAATCTTGGAGAATGGCGCCAGGGCCTCCAAAAACCACAACTTGATCCAGGCATTTTTGGACAAGGCGCTCTCGATTTTGCGGCCCAACGGCTATTTGGTGTTTATTACGCCGGACAACTGGATGTCGTGGGCCGACCGCAACGTACTGATCGAGGTGCTCACGCGGTTGCAAATCGTGCATCTGGACATTCACCGGGCCAAACGGTATTTTAAGCGCGTGGGATCCAGTTTTACGTGGTATGTGATTCAAAATTGCGCGGCGTACCAAGACATTTCGGTGGCGGGTATATGGAAAAATCGCGAATACACGAGCCAGATCCCGCCACAACCGCGCCGATACATTCCGCTGCTCTTTTCCAAGGTCGTGCAAGACATTTTGAATAAAACCATTGACAACGAGAACCTCGACAAATTTGAGGTGGAGACCAGCAGCGATTTGCATCGGTACACCAAGCGCGCGTTCATTCGCGATGAACCCGACGAAGACCACACGTACCGCCTGATTCATACGCCGAAACAGACGGCGTGGGCGTCGCGGCCGCACAAGTATCAAGAGGGGTGGAAAGTGTTCCTGTCGACGACGGACAAGTACAAGGTATGGGTGGACGACTGCGGAATGACGCAGTCCATCGCGTTCATACGGTGTGCCAGTGAGGCGGAAGCGAAAAAAATACAGTGGATATTGGAACATCCAGTGTATGTGTTTATCAATAATTTGTGCCGCTGGGGCAATTTCAACAACGTACGCGTCATGCAGCATTTTCCTATACCTCTCCTGATCCACAGTTACGACGCGATTTATTCCTCGTTCAAACTGACACGGGACGAGATTGCCTACATGTCCATGTGGGGGGTAAAGGTCTAGGAACGGTATTCGGGGTCTGCATTGTCGCACAAGATGGGGAAATCGCCGTACATTTTTTTATAGTCCTCCATGATGGCCGATTCGTACGCGTGGTAGGTCTGGGCCACCATCTTCTTCTTCTCGCCAAACACGTCGATTTCGTATTCGACGCGCGGCAGTTCGTACCCGTACATTTCGATCGTGCATCCCAAATTCAAATAGAATTCAAAGGTGTTGTATATGAACCCGTTGGTCTTGGAACAATCGCCCGTCTTGCCGCGCTCACGGATGTGGTGACCGCATAAATAGCTTCCCACGCGCCCTTTCAGGCCGTCACGGGTGCCGCCAATCTTGACGATGCGGTCATTGACCGTCATGATATAAATCCATTCCGTTTTGCGGTCAAAATCTTCCTTGGGAATCGTGGGGACAAATTGCACCACCGTCTGGCGCTTTCGGGTACCGTCGGCCTTGGTCTCCGTGTCCAGGACGACGTCGCAAATATGGTGAAAATGGTCGCGTCGGTGGTACTCGGCCCACGGCGCGGTCTTGTCGAGCGGGATCGGTTTCAACCACCGCTGAAGCGTCGAATTTTGGTATTTTTCCAGGACGTCTGGGCGCATGGAAATGTCCTTGACGAATAATTCCGGGACCGTTTGACTCATTTTAAGGATCAACGCGCGCGACACGGTAAGAAGAGTGTAATAACGCATATAATATTATGGCACAATTAATCAATTTTTTATCGTCCCTCTCGTCGCGGTACCACCGGCGTGGGTAAAAAAAGTCCCCAGTATTTTTCCAGATTTTGCGTATAATTGTGCCATATGAGCACGCGAAGGATCCAGGCGACGGCGTCCGGACGCACAAACAGATACACCACGCGGTTGATCCACCGTTCGGCCCCCCATTCTTGGTAGAGGACCATGGCCCCAAAATGGCATATCCACGCCACATATTTATTGACATGATTCGGGAAAAACACCCGAGCGTGCAGTTCAAATACACATCGTTGGATCAAAATTTGAGCGGGCGAGTATTGCGGAAACAGTTCGAAATTCGCCCACAGTAAGACGGAATAGATCAAGTGCCAGGTTTGCGCATGAATGATGCCTTTGCGCACCAGGGTCATCAAGAAGGCGGCCATTTGAATGGCCAACAGGGGTCCAAACGCCGTGTTCATGTTGCCGATCATGAAGACCGTGGCCCCGATTTGCATGCGACTGTGCATCGCGACGATGGCCTGTTGCTGTTCTTCGGGAACAATGGGGTCAAAGGGCATGTTGCGCATGGTGCGACTGTTGGACCGATAATGCGCCGTGATCCTGTCGGCCAGATACATCACCGCAAAACACGTGAGCATGGCGTACCGGTAATCCAGACCGGCATAGTAGATGTAGCAGACCACCACGGATCTCCCGGCAAATAAAATGCTGTGGGCGCGGAATTCCGGGTAGATCATGGGTTTCGACGGGTGGCGGAGTCGGGGCAAATGGAACACGAGGGACGTCATGCTGAGGGCCGCGTGGAGGGCGAGCGTGTACGCCCCCAACGGGTTGTCCAGATACATGGTGCCGTACCGAAAAAGACATGTCCACCGGTACACGAAATTGGCTAAACAACATGCCCCCAAAATTTTGTGTATATGATACGGGTCCTCGTTTGTGATGAGTTTGGGCCAATTTTCCAGCGACATGTGATAAACGATGCCTGATTACCGTGATATCGTGCATCGTTTTTATTTGATTTTATTTTCGTTAGAACCCCAGCCAGTCGCTGCTGCTCCGCTTCTTGGTTTTGCGTTTCTTGGTCGTCTTTTTCTTGGTCGTTGACTGGGTGGACGTCGCCCCCGGGCTGTATTTCAAAAACCACATCTTGTATTCCCGGGACTGAGGGTTTCCGCGTAATTCTTTGAACACGCGCGATTTCTCGGTACGGATTTCGTCCAGGGTTTTTTGCTTTCCCACGCAATTGATGGAGAACCGGCGCAAAATGCCGTGCTGGGCGAGACGGTTGGCCTGTTGCACGTCAAAGAGGAACTTGGTCATGCACAAAATGCGGTCGCGGTAGTAGTACGGTTTGTCGGCGTAAATAAACGCCAAATAAAAAGTGAGGAGAGTGTCGATGGTCCCGACGCGAATGGTGCGACCGTCGATTTTCACCTCATTGTAACTGTGGCAGGCAATGGGTTGATAGATGTGCGCCAAAATATCGCGGCCAACGCGGACCTCGTAATGGATCGGGATGATTTCGCCAATGGCCTCGCGGCGTTCAATGACGACCTTTTTGATACCAAGATCGTGGAGGCGTTCCTCGACGATGGTGGCGTCGCGTTCCGGGTCTTCGCTCAGCACATCAAAATCGGGCACCCGTCTCACGAGTTGGCGCTGCGCCGTCGGCATATATTTCCCATACAAACTACTGGCATAGCCCCCGAAGAAAATGACGCCTTGGTTGATGAACGTGTCGCGGACCGTGACGTAAATCTTTTCTTGGAGGGTCCCCTCCGGGTCGTCTTCCAGGTCGTCCATCTTGCGCTGAAAATCGACGGTGTGGCAATCGTAGTCCACGTTCAGGGGGTAATAATGGTTGAGGGTCGTGAGACGTTTGAGCACCTTTTCCCAGCGGGACACGTCGCCAGCGGGACGCGACAGTTCCAAGAACATGTTCATGCGCAGGAAATTGGGCGGCGCGTACAAAATACCGGCGATGGATATGGCCTCGTTTTGCACGGTCGTGAACAGTTCCTGGGGTAAATAGGTGACGTCGGCAATGGGAATGAAATTCACAAAGACTTTGAACGTACCGTAGTGCACGCCCGCCTTGGCCTCGACTTCACTGTAGCCCTCGTGGTGGTAGAGGTCGGCGATCTCGATGGCGTCGTCCAAGGCATCGGCCGAATAAAAATCGTAATCCGGAATTTCGACATCTAAATTGTAAAATTGGGCTTCCTTGGGTAAAATATTGTTGATGGCCGTGCCGCCGTAACACACCAGGCGCTTGCGTATCAAAAATTCTTCTAAAATGCGTATGATCTTCTTGATTTCGTCGTTTTTGATAATGTTGCGCTTGGCCTTTTCTTCGCTCTCGTCGACGGCGTGGCGTAGGATGGCCAATTCGCAATCTTGGAACGTCATATCATCGTCGCATAATTTCGTATCATATTTCATGATTAATCACACAAAGTGTGTTGTATTGGATGTTGACCTATATACTATAATTACAATCTTTATGTGAACCAAGAATCCGTTTTATCTTTGCTAGGGCCCTTTGGGCCCTAGCTATCTTAGGAGGGCATATGGGTCAATGAGCCGAAGGCTCATAACCTTGGACCACCTTCGGTGGTCCCGAGGAACCTTGGTTCCCATACCAATAGGGTAATGCGTGACAAAAGGGCACAAACGCCGTCTTGTTGTCGGCAAAGAATTTTTCATATAGTCGCAAATTCATGTCTGTCACATAGAAACGATTCATGATGTATTGGGCACCGTAATTGTGAATAAAATTGCCGTATTTGGGGTTCGTTAAATCGCTGGGGGCGGGGTCGATCATACGCAATACATTGACGTCCGTGGTACAATTGTTGAGGATGTGCACCGGGTTGGTCAGTTGCTGCAGCATGTCGACCGTCTTATAAATATAGATGCTTGCGCCCCCCAACACGCTGGATTCCATGTTCACTAAACTGCCCAAATTCACGCATCTGGCGTTGGAACCCACCGGGCACACCGGATAATTGGCGTACCCAATGCCCGAAATGCCCTTGTCGACGACCAAGACGATTTTGTTCATGAGGTTGGACATCATGGTGTTCGGGGTCACTTTGCCGGCGAAAAGACGGCCCTGCAAAGCGGACAACGAAATCGCGACCGACTGGTAAATGTTGTTGTCTGTGGAATAAATCCGTATTTGCACGAAAAGGGGGTCGTTGAAATTGGGCGACGGTCCCGAGAACCCGTACGTCAATATGGCCTTGACCGCGTCGTCCAGAGACAAATCGTTCTTCGATATCTTGGTGATGCCGCCGTCGTTCGATACGCCGATCATGGGGGTCCCGTTCACATCAAATACCGAAAAATCGAGGAAACGTACCCCCCGCGATAAAATGTACGCAATGGTTTCCGCCCCGACGAAACTTCCGGAAAACGCGCTGTTGTACGACGCTTTGATCACATACTCGCTCAGGGGGAAATCTCCCATCTTGTGCAAATTGTAGTTGGAAATCCCGGATCCCGGGTTGGTAATCATCATCTTCTTTAATTCCGGTTTGTAACCGGCGGGGACAGCCGTGGCCGCAAACCCCTCCTTATGTCCATGGTCATATTTGGCAGCTTCGTGTTCGTTGGACGGCATCTGTTTGATATGATCTCGTTGTTTTAGTAAATTCCAGAGCACAATGGTGAAAATAATCATGGTAATTATAATCAGTAGGATTCGCATCGGTCTCATGATGAATATGTGGTGGGGGCGGTGGTTTCTAAAATATACGTATTCAATGTTTACATTATATTGATAATTTTTTCCACCGAAAATACATAAAGAGCCATTCCTATTTTTCATTACTGACACTGTTCTCATATCTAAATCTATTATAACTATACACCAATGGCAGGAGGATTGTTGAATATTATATCAGTAGGAAATGCCAACGTATTTTTGAGTGGAAACCCTACGAAAACTTTTTTTAAAATTACGTATTCCAAGTACACCAACTTTGGACTCCAGAAATTCCGCCTGGATTATGACGGGTCGCGTGATCTACGCTTATCGACCCCCTCGCAATTCACGTTTAAAATCAAACGCTACGCCGATTTACTCATGGACACCTACTTGGTGCTGAATTTGCCCGATATCTGGAGTCCCATCTACAATCCGGTCTATCCATATTACGAGTGGGTTCCGTACGAATTCCGCTGGATCAAAGACATTGGGTTTCAAATCATCCAGTCCATCGAAATCAACTGCGGCTCCACCATGATACAGCGGTACACGGGCGACTACTTGTCCGCCATGATCGAACGCGATTTCGACGTCACCAAGAAGGACCTGATCCGTCGCATGTCCGGCAACGTGCCCGAACTGAACGACCCGGCCAACGCTTTCGGGCGCGTCAATACGTACCCGAGTGCCTTTTATACCAACACCACGGTGCCGGGGACGTCGACCATTGTGTCGGCGGAACCGTCGATTCGCGGTAAGACCCTCTATATTCCCATCAACACCTGGTTTACTTTAGACAGCCGTTGCGCCTTTCCCCTCATTTCGCTCCAATACAACGAATTGACGGTGACGGTGACCCTACGGCCCATCCAGGAATTGTTCCAGGTCCGCGATGTCACGGACCAGACCAACGCCCATCCCTACATTCAGCCCGATTTCAACAACGAGATTTATCGCATGTACCGGTTTTTGCAGACTCCCCCGGACATTCGCATCGACGCGGCCTACCAAGCCATGATGAATGTATATGAAAACCAAACGGCCGTCTGGAACGCCGACGTCCATTTGATGGCGACCTACTGTTTTTTGTCGAACGAAGAATCGCGGCTCTTTGCGGCTGAAGACCAGATATATTTAGTCAAAGACGTCTTGCAATACAAGTTTCAAAACATCACCGGGTCGTCGCGCCTACGTCTCGATAATTCCACGGGGATGGTGGCCAACTGGATGTGGTATTTGCAGCGCAACGACGTGAATATGCGCAACGAATGGGGCAATTACACCAACTGGCCCTACGAACATTTGCCGGGAAATGTGGTGCAGGCCCCGACGTCCCTCCCGTTGCCCCCGGTCTACGACAGTTGTTTGAACACCTTTAACGGGATCTATACCGATTTCCGTAGCACCTTTTACGACCCCAACATGGTGCTCGTGATGGGTCCCAGCACCCAACCCAACGAAGCCTACAACACGGGTATCTACATTTCGGGCGATTTCAATGCCGACAATCAAAAGGACATTCTGTTGTCCATGGGCATTCTGTTCGAAGGCGACTACCGCGAGAATCTGTACCCACGTGGGGTATATGACTACTTGGAAAAATATACGCGCACGCCGGGCAACGGCAAAGAGGGTCTCTACTGTTACAATTATTGCCTGAACACCAACCCCTTTGATTATCAGCCGTCGGGGGCCATCAATTTGAGCAAATTTAAGAACATTGAACTCGAATTGGTGACGTATCTGCCGCCGGTTTCCGCGACCGCCGGCGACGCCGTGAACGTGGTGTGTGGTGATGCGGGTCAACCGCTGGCCATCAGTACCAAAGCCAGTTGGCGGTTGTACGATTACAATTTTAATTTAGTCCTATATGAAGAACGGTACAATATACTGTCCTTTATTGGCGGCAATTGTGGTATGATGTATGCAAGATAATTATGTGTGTAAGAACGACTGGCATAAGTCATGGTTACAGATAGCTTATGTATATATCATATATATTTGTGAATTCAAAATCGAATATGGAAATGAATTCAAAAGGAAAAACGAAATGGAAAAAACATAAAGAAACGTTGGCCAAATTGCCGGACCATTCACCGCGTGGTCTTATGACCGCGCCGCTCGATACCAGTCTCATGCCGGAACCGATGGACAACCCCGTGCGACAGGCCTTTTTGGGGGACGAAAACCTGCCTAGCTTCGTGGAAGACCATAGAGACGCCAAGAAACGCCGAAAACCCAATGATCCGGTGGTAGAAGGGTACGGCGACTACGATCCCTCTGTGTATAACCCGTCGACCGATGCGGCCTCTTATAACTTCTCGACCAGGTCCGTCGCCAACAATCCGTATTTTAGTTTTCATGATTGGTTGTATGGGACGGCCGATTCCACGACGGTCGGGGGGCAGTACATTTTGAACTCCAGCAACAATTTAGATGTCGACCAAATTGTGGATAACATTGAAAACGACAATGTCCTCATTGCCATTGTCTCGATCACCCTGAAAGTCTTGGTGACGGTGGCCAATAAAATTGTGTGGTGGGTCACGTATCCCTTGGGCAGATTGGACGCCCTCTTCCAGCATTGCACCGATTCCATCGCCATCACCTTTTCGTACGGTACGGCGAATGAAAACGACCGCCGATGCATCTACGACGCGGGAATACGGTTCATCTATTTTTTCTTGGCCGTGTACATCTTCTTCAATTGGTACTATATTCTGTGCTATCGGGAAAACAACATCCCCGTGCAAACTTATGACCTTTCTTGGTTGTATTTGTACTATAATTATCCTATACTCAGTCTATTGTTTAAATACGTGGTATGTCAGGCGACCTTTTTGAACGGGGTGGCCATGCAGCTGCAGCATTTTTCGTATTTGATTCCGGCCAAGATCAGTTTCTTTCTGCTTTTTTTCATCATATTGGGTATCATTCTGTTTTGCGATGCGATCCAAGGGGTGGCCAATCTCTTCTTGGAATCCATCACATTTAATTTGAACGAATGGCAAATTGCCTTATTCATGATTTACGCAATGTTTTTTGGGTTGTATACCTTTGTCACGAAAGAACGTGCGTCGATCATGGCCAAGACGATTTCTTTGGGCCTGATGATTTTTTCGTTCATCTTGTTCTGCTTCCGCATGATATGGACGTATTTTATTTTACCGATTGCCGGGTTTTTGGTGGCGCTGTACTTGTTTGTCTATTCGTTCTTTGCCATGTCCATTTATTCGGGCAAAACCGTGTACCAGACGGTGAACGAAATTTTGAATTTCGTGGCGGCGGGATTCGAGGCCGCCCCTCCCGGGTACTATAACAATTGCCGGCGGCGGTCTTGGTGGGAATTTTTCAAGGAGACTTTCCGGACCATTGTGCGTATATTCTTCAAATTCTTTTTCGAATTTTGTTTGATTGCGTTGTTAATATACAACATTTATCAATTCAAGGCGGTGATTGGGGGGGAAAACACGAGTTATTACCAGAGTTTTGTGGATTCGTTCTTTGGGCTCATCAATTACCAAAAGAATGTGATGCAGTCGGGATTTCAAAACCGGTATGGGGCAGGCTCTGGCTCTGGCTCAGCCTCTGGCTCCGCCTTTGGCTCCGGCTCTGGCTCCGGCTCCGCCTTTGGCTCCGGCTCCGCCTTTGGCTCCGGCTCCGCCTTTAAAGAGGGGTTTAGTGACGGCAGCGATATTTCCTACCAAGAAGGATCCTCCAACCTGAAAAACCTGATGATTGCCACCAATCTGTTTTTGATTTTCTGCATTGTCGGCTACGTTTACAAAAAGGGGTTCTACCACAGCCCGATTGGTAATCCGGAGACCATGCGACAAGTCCAGAGTGTTTTAGGAGTCTACGATGCGAGCGAAGCGGGCAGTAATTATAATTACCAACCGACGGGGTTCAAATTGATCAATCCGGCCCGCGTCTTGGAACGTTACGGTAATTTCATGTTAGAGGCGAACCGGGGGGTACCCATTCCTTCGGGTCGTCAAACCGTGAATACGGGTAACGGTGGTGGTGGTGGCGGTGGTGGTGGACCGCCACGTCCCGCGAGTATGGCAAGCATGGGTCCAGTTCTTTCTCCTGCAACTGCTTCGGCCCCTGCCATGGCGACTGCCCCTATAACTACCACGACGGGGTCGGCACCTTCTGCATCCACGACGGTATCTGCCCCTTCTGTACCCACAACGGTATCTGCCCCTGCCACTACCTCAAGCTATGTATCTACATCTTACTGCCCAGGTGGAGGATGACGATAAACGGGTAATGGTTCATGATTGATGATCGGTGCATTGATCGCATCATATATCATCTATCATCTATCATCTATCATCTATCATTACCGCAGTCAACCTCGATCGCCCAACATGTACTGCATTTTCTTACACGGGATGACTTTTCGTCGCATCTTTGAGCCGATGAAAACGATATGTATAAGAAGAAGACTGCATTAACAAAATTTTTCAAAAATCTATGATTATTATAATAGATTGTTGATGGTAAAAAAACCGTGTTCCAAGTGTTACACCAGTTTCCCCCTATTCATCGTACTCTTGGTTATTTTGGCCGTATTTCTCTTCCAATGGTGGTTGTATAGTGCAAAACCAGAACCCTTTCAAAACGACACGTCAAAGGGTGCACCACCGCGTAGTCTAGGCAACCTCATTTGCATGTATTATCACGCCCTTATTCTTGCCATAGTAGGCCAGCGCGATTTTAACTACAACCTGGCCGGGGCCGACGAGTTTGTGCAGCAATTCCCGGCGTCGATTCCGTACCAAGAATTGGCCCCCTACTACGACCAATTGACCCAACAAGGCATCACGGCCGACGCCATCCTCCTGGACCCCCACTACGGCCCCGAAAAAACGTGGCGCGTCAAGAACCGCCAGGGCGAACGTCTGCACGAAATCATGCGCCCCCTGTTTCGACCGATCATTCAACACGCCATTGAACATTTTCAACCCACCATTTCGTCACCAGGCATGCCCGTCATTCACTACCGCTGCGCCGATGTGCCCTTTTCCCGACACGAAAATTATCATTTCCAAGAACTCTGTTTCTTTACCGATGCGCTCGAGGCAATCAAGCAACACACGGGTGAATCGTATGACCAAGTATTGATCCTATACTACACCAAGCACTTGGCCCAGAACAAGGAAGAAGCGGCGTGTGGTAGCTACATTCAAATCTTGCAGGACTATTTGACCGAGCACGGATACCGGGTCACCATACAGAGCAAATCCATCATGGAAGATTTTGCCACCATGTTTTACGCCCCCGGGGTCATTTCCACCTCGAGTTCGTTTGCATTTTTCAGCGGGTATTTTGGTCAGGGCAAATATATTACGGTATCGCACGGGATCGAGAGCAACCAAGAATACTGCGCGGATTGCGGCGATTCGGTCTTCAAAGGCTACAACATTCCCCATGCGACGGTCACGGATTACTACGATATTGATGCCGTCAAGGCGCGATTATACACGTGCAGTCGCACCAAAGGCTACGGGGATGCCCAAGGCCACAGGGATACTAAAGACCCCGAGTATGCCCAAGGCCACAGGGATGCCCAAGGCCTAGAATCTTTCGTCCCTTCCCAACGCCTGTCCGTCGACGGCAGCACCTTGACCGGATTTAGTTATGCGTCCGTCGTTTCCAATATGAACGACAAATACGCCGGGTTCTGTACATCGCAACGGACCAACTGGGACAAGAAGGACCAGATGTGCCGTCAACTGTCCCCCGAGGTGTGCTCCTCCGTCGCCTGCTGTTCTTTGCAGGGGGACACTGGCCATGAGCAATGCGTGGCCAAACCGTATTTTTCGTCTTATAATGTATAAATCGGGTCCATGTCAAGATACCAAGAAGACCAATACCAAGAAAATTTTGTATCCAACCGACCCAATGATGCCCAAAATTATCCCTACGTCTTTTTTAACCAGGTAAGTGGACAAGACCCGAACCCGAATCCCATGGCCGTCTCCTCCGGGGCCGCGGGGTTCTGTGCCTCCACGCGCACTGTGCATGGCATGCCTGACGACGCCCTGGAGAAAAAATGCAATGCCCTGGATGTGAATGTGTGTGCGTCGACCCAATGTTGTGTGTTGCTGGGAACGTCCAAATGTGTCGCGGGCAATGCGAACGGTCCCACCAATACCACCGGATACTATGATCCGGCCTTAGTGAACAAAGACCGGTATTATTACCAAGGAAAATGCTACGGGAATTGCACGAATCAACAGAGCACCGATTCCCAATGGACCGATACCACGAATGCGGCGGCCTATTATCATTTGCAGGATTTTGCCAAAGATGGCTACGCTGCTCCTAGCATGCCAGGCTCTGGCTCGCCGGTTTCCGGCATGCCAGGCTCCGCTTTGTTCAGTACTGCGGCGACAAATTACGGCGGCGGCGGCGGCTATTATGCATCCAATATCACGAATTCACCAGGATCTCAATTGAATGGGGTCAATTCTGCCTCCATACAGAATGGCGGGGCAGCAGCAGCAGGAATGGTCCCTTCGTCCTCCTCCCAATGCAGCAGTCCACACACGGACAAGGAGCAACGTGAACTGACCAACATATTCCGGGCCATTGGTATGTATTTGTTTTATAACCAACCGTTTCCCACCATATTGATGGATTCGGGACCTTCTACGACCCCTTCTCCTACCCTTTCTACGATGCCTCCCATATCATCCACCCCGAATCCCATTCCATCGACCCCCATCGCCTAAACGATTCTAACGGTATCCTATAGTAATCGTATTTGGGTATTTGTCTTATGAAAAAGCCTTCTTTCCAATACAAAAAAATAAGGTATTATTTAGTCGTATTGTTTATTTTATTGTTTGTCCTCTTGGGATGGGTGACCGTGGTATCCGGACAACGACGTCGTACGGAAGGTCTGGACGCGGCCTCCCCTCAGGCGACGCCACCGGATCTGTTTTCACAGATTGCCGATTTCCTTCTCAGCAACGTGAAAATAAATACCAACATGCACATTGAATACGATGGATCGCCCACCCAGGCGCCCCCGCCCCCGTCAGCCACGCTGGCGCAGGTAGCTACAACTGTTCCTATATCCACCACTTCATCTCCCACCACATCGGCACTCGTAAATGCAAAGGCACTCGTAAATGCCATGACGGTGGCACCTACGACGCCGACGGCGACCACCGCACGACCTACGACCCAGGCCCCGACCACGCAGGCCCCGACAACCCCGTTACCTACGACCCCAGTCCCCACCAAACCGTGGCAATTCATCGGTGGTAACAACGGCACCGTCAGTTGCAACGTCTACTGTCAAGGTGTTATGGGTTCCCCCTGGAACAATGAACTCCCCCAATCTTGGAACGGGGCCACGTGCAAATCCGGCGGACGTGACGGAGACATACCGTGCAACAAATACGGGGTCGACCCGAAGACCCCCGGTCTCCTGCATTGCATTTGCGAAGCCACGGGTACCGGGTGGTACGGAGGTGGTGGCAGATTCAATCAAAACATATAAACACATTGAATGGTTGTATAGGAAATAACCATTCAACGCGCGCCCCTAGATGAAATTTTACGAAACCCATTTTGAGGACTATTGCAAATCCGTCGAAAAGTACCCGTTTCTACCCGCGAATTTCGCCTATGTACCAAGAAACCTCATCTTCTACGGGTCCGTCGGTACCGGAAAATATTCCCGGGTCCTCACCTATTTGCAGCCGTTTTCCCCCAGTCAAATGAAGTACGACAAAAAGATCAAAGCCACCACCGACAAGCAGTCCTATAAATACCGCATCAGCGACATTCATTACGAGGTCGACATGGCGCTCCTGGGGTGCAATTCCAAGATCATTTGGCACGAAATCTATTGCCAAATTGTGGACATTATCACGATCAAGCCCGACAAAATGGGGTTCATCGTCTGCAAGAATTTCCACGCCATTCACAACGAACTCCTGGAGATTTTCTATAGTTACATGCAGCAACACTGCTACGGCTACGACGGGAAAAGCCGCGAGGTGCAAATCTATTTCATCTTGATCACGGAGCACGTCAGTTTTTTGCCCAACAGCATCCTGAATCACTGCGACATTGTCCGGGTACCAAGACCAACCGTCACCGACATTTTACAGTCATGCCACACGAACAAACACAAGGAGGTCGAACCCATCTTGGAACAAATCTCGGTCAACGACATTACCAATATCAAGGAGGTCTATTCATTTTCGCTGGTGAAATCGTTGGACGATTTGCCCAAAGACCATTTCAACAAGGTGTGTGACATTATTATTCAGGAAATGACCAAGATGATCTCTCAGGAAGAGATGGCGGGATGCGTTCCTATCACCCAATTTCGCGATTATTTGTACGACATTTTAATTTATAATTTGGACGGGATTGAATGTATATGGTATATTTTCCAGCATTTTGTCGAGAGTGGTCAACTGCGCGACCACCTCAAGATATGCGGCCTCATGACGCGTTTGGCCACCATTTTGAAACAATACGGAAACAACTACCGGTCAATCTTTCATATTGAACACGCGATTTTTGCCATCTTGGAAGTCTTGGTATCGTGAACACACAATAATGTGTATGGAATAATTCATATACAGATTATTTCGAATATCATCATAAATAGTATGGATTATTGCGAAGCCTGCGAATGTTTCGATTTTTCCGTGACGGACGAGATCACGGCCGACGCCATCAAACGTCAATATAGAAAACTCTCACTCCAATATCATCCCGACAAGAATCCGGCGCCCAATGCGTCGGCGCAGTTTCAACGGATTCATGAGGCGTATATGACCTTGATGCACGATTATGAAGATGGGGACGACGACGATGCCGAAGGTGACGAGGACGAGACCGTAAACTCTCATCACGAAAAGATTGCCCAGGTCAAGCAATGGTTGGATCGCCTCTATCCTATACTTCAATCTTTGGGGATGGACAAGGTGTGCGACAATGCGACGGTGGCCCACATCGTCCAGTTTGTCTCCAAACTGTTGGAAGCCCGCACGACCCAGTGGATCAACACCTTGGACAAGGACACCTTGTTGGACGTCTACTGTTTTATATGCAAACATCGCCGGAAATTTCCGGCCGTGACGGACCGCGTCATGCAGCAATTGGGTCAATGGTTACGCGGGTCCATCGACGAAAAATGTCAACAGGATCGGCATTTAAGTTTGACGCCGAGTATCGGGGACGTCTTGGAGTGCAATTTGTATTGTCATACCGATGACGCTACGGGGCAGGTGTTTACGATCCCTCTCTGGATGGAAGAATCCGTGTTTGACATTTCGGGCGGCGGGGAACTCTGCGTTCGCGCGATTCCGCAGTGTCCTGCCAACATGTACATCGATGACCACCACCATTTGCATGTGCGCGTGGAACTTACGTTGGACGACATGTGGAACATGCGCGACGACGACGACCTGCTTCTTCCTATAGGAAACGTGAACACATTTACCGTGAAAAAGGGGGATTTGTTGATGCGCCGCGTCCAGATTGTGACGTTGAAGCGGTGCGGTATCCCGGTGGGCAATCCACGGGACATCCTGGATGTGTCGAAAAAGGGGGACGTGGTGTTTCACATCTATATTCATTGATTATCGTACATAGTTCACACATTACTATGTACGATAGTGGCGATGCTTAGACCCGACCCACCACATCTAATTGATGGGTGCTGGGTGCTGGGTGCTGGGTGCTGGGTGCTGGGGTGGTTGCAGACGGTATGAGCCCGGGCTGCTGCATCTGGTTGGGTACCGGGACCGCGACGGGCTCAAGGATCCCCGTCGCCATGTCGACCCCGAATTGGAAATCGTTGGGGCGCGCAGGGACCACGTTGTCAAGGGCGTCCTCAAACGCTCTCGCGTCGGCGCCTCCCACTTCCCGCTTGTCTCCGGTCACATAGGCAATCACATAGGTCACTTTGTTGGCCTTGAACGGCACAATGCTGCGATGCAAATATTCCACATTGTTGTATGGGACTTTGGTAATCGGGTCCACGTGTTTCAGGTCGTATTGCCACAGTGTCCCGGTCCCCGGGCGCTCCCCTGTCACATACCGATACATGAGGGGTTCATAGTGTATTTTGACCAAATTGGTGGGACGCTGTTTGATGATGCGATTTTTATAGGGTTGATCCAGCAGTTCAATCGAACGGATAAGATCTTCCGGATATTTCGGGGTGAACGTGACCTTGCCGTCTTGAATGGGAGCCGTTTGATCGTTAGGTACCGGTGGTACCCGTTCGTCATTCAGTCCGCCCCTGGATAAAAACATGTGGGTAAACAGGGGCGGGCCACCGGGGGTTTTATTAGCTAAAATAAGAACTTCTGGCATGTATAGGATGATCACAGATTAGGTGCCCTACTCGGGTACCGACATTCGCGGCGTCACGACGAACCCCATATTTTTAACACGGACAATACATAGATTGGTCACCACGATGCATCGAAACGGCGGGACTCCCGGAGGTGAATCGAATAAATTGAAGAAATGTTCGCGCGATGCCCGTTGCCACAATTTAAACATACAAATGTACAGTTTTCGCGAAATTTTGGAACTTTTTCAGTTGCAACATGCGTCGCCACTTACCGAAGATCACATGAAACAGGCGAAAATGTTTGTGCTAAAGATGCATCCCGACAAGTCGCGGCTCCCTCCCGACTATTTCCTGTTTTACAAAAAGGCGTTTGACATTTTGGCCGAGTTTTATGTGAATCAACGGCGGGTCACACAAGAATTACCTAAAGAACCGATCCAATACCAAGCCCAGGGGAAAGGTATCGGTCCCTCGCTCAACAAAGCGACGTCAAAAAAGGTGCAACAATCGGTGAATGCGATGGGCCGCGATCAATTTCAACAGACATTCAACCAACTGTTTGAACAAAACATGCTAAATACCGAACAGCAACAACGTGCCCAAGAACGCAACCAGTGGTTCACCGAAGAAGCCAGCGACCCGTACGGCAACATCCGCGGGGGGTCCATCCACGAAAAGATGGAGGCTGTTAAAAAACAACAGACAAGCCTCCATTTAGCCAAATATCAGGGGGTACAAACGTTGCCCATGGCGGCTTCCCATGCGAATGATTTATATGACGAGGACGACGATCCCCGCGCGCAATCTTCCCATAACTACATTTCGACCGATCCCTTTAGTAAATTGAAATTTGACGATTTGAGAAAAGTGCACCGCGATCAAACCGTGTTTGCCGTGGGGGAACAGGATTACCAGCAGATGGCGCATTACGGGTCCGTCGACCAGTACCGCCAGGCGCGTGGTCAACAGAATTTGGATCCTTTAGGGAAAACGGACGCCACGCGTCTCTTGGAAGAACAGGAAAAACAGTGGCGCGACCACATGATGCGGCGCGAATACGACGCCAAGTTGCGTACCATGGCGTACGAAGAGAAATCGAAAAACGTTATTTCGCATTTTTTGCATCTAACCAACGCTTGATCCCGGGGAATTCCAGGCACCATTGCAATTGTTGTTTCATGGTGGCCAATTCGTGGCGCAATGCGTCGATGCTGGTTTCCAAAGCAGCGTTCGATGTCGGTATTGGAGATGGTGGGGGGACGGACTCCATGGACACCACGGGCTCTTCTTTTGTCAGCACGATATTGACCGGTTCGGGTTCAAGGATGGAAACATCTAATGCCAGCGGTTCGGGGGTCTCTACGAAAGACACATGCTTGGAGGGTGTTCGGGGAGGCATATTGTCGCTTGGACCTGCTACGCTTGGACCTGCTACGCTTGGACCTGCTACGCTTGGTCCCGCTCCCACTTCGTTTGAGCCCAATAGAATCATTTCACGTTCTCGTAATTGCTGTTTCACCAATTCTTCCATATTGGCGATGGGTTCGTCCACATCACATAATTTGAAATCAATGGGTTCCGGGGCAGGTTTGTGCAACATTTGATCCAAGTCTTGCTGTTTTTCTTTGAGCCGCGATTCAATGATGTCTGTGCCAGATTTACGGTCGTGGTATAATACCATAGGCTGTTGATTGTGGATCATCGACTCTTTATTTCCGGAACGGGCCATGTCGCTTTGATAAACCATCCATTGTATGGCTTTGCGGTTCCACTGCACCAAATCCTCCTTGGTCCACGGAGCTTCTTGGATATGTTTGGGCATGTTTAGATAAATGTGTTCTATTTGACCCCGAAACCAGGCCATTTTTTCATGATGCGACATATGGGAAATGTGGGGGTGATGGGTGATTTTTTCCCATAAAATGGTCTGGTTCTGTGGATGAATAAACAGAGCCATCTGCAAATGCTATATCATGTATTGCACACATGGTATCGCATATTCCACCGCAAAAAAAAGTGGGGTCACGGGTCACGGCGTTTCCAGTTTCAACTGGGTTTTCACGTACTTGCGGGGAGCAGGTTGAATCGCAATGTTGTGAATCAAGTCCTCGACGAAATTGAAATCGTAGGGATCATACGGATCCATAACCCGGGGTTCGACATACAACTGCACTTCGCCGGAATTGATGCGGTCACGTTCGGCCAATACATAAATATCGGCGGTGACGGATTTTCCTCCGCGCCGTTTGAAATGGCGTTGGCGTTGGGTACGTCGAATGGCCTTGGCCTTGGGCAAATGTATGGCCTTGGGCAAATGTTTGGCTACTTTACGTTTGGCTATTTTACGCGTTTTTTTCATGAATCGCGGTAGGGTCACTTTCTACCATATCTATAGGTATTTTTCGGTAAATTCGTCGGGGGTCATGATCACGATTTTACTTCCTTTAGCAATCAATTCGTTGGCTTTCTGTAACTTTCCGGAGGTTGCCGCCCGTTCTTTGACTAAAACCAGATGGGTCTTGTCGCTGACGTTGGTTCCCAATTTGGCGCCCATGGTTTTCAAGGCTTCTTCGATTTTTTTATCGCGAAATCCGGTCATGACCACCGTTTTACCGTAGAGTTCGTGGTCCGTGGACACGGCCGGGATCGCTTCCTCCCGTTCCTCCTTACGTATTTTGGCTTCCCACCCACACTCTTTCATAAACTCGATAAACCGCGGCAAATGGTGGATAAACGGTTCGGCCGTTTTAATCGTGAACCCCTTGATCTCCGCCACTTTACGAATCTTCTCCTGAGTGGATTCGGTCGACGTGATCACCTCCGGGTATTCCTGAAGGATGAGTTCGATTTTGACATGGCTAAACCCGCGTCCAAACACGTTGCTATAGGCCATGATGGAGGCCAGCGACGTCTTCGCCAACGTGGTTTGCAGACTCTGGTAAATCTTCTTGCCCATGCCCGCCGCCCCCGTGTCCGCCTTCTTGGTAGCAAATACCTTGGTAAAATCGTCTTGGGTCATGTTGGTGACTTTGCAAATGGTATCGTAGCCCGCCTGGCTGATACGTTTCAAATTCCCTTCGCCCAGATGTTCGACACCGATCCCTTTGAAAAACCCCACCATGGTTTTCAGTTGGACGGTCTCGTCTTCGGTACCGTCGGCCAACATGACCTCGATGTGGCTGGGGTTCCACTGATACGGGACAGTCGGCATTTTAGGCGTGTCCGCCGGCTGCACCACCTCGATGATTTTGGGAATCACGTCACCGGAACGCACAATCTTCACCACCGCCCCGATACCGATTCCGTTGTCTTCGACAAATTTACCGTGGACACCCGTCACATACTGAATCGTGACCCCGCTCAGCTTGACGGGTTCGATTTGGACCCGCGGTTTCAAATACTTGTCCTTGCTCGCGGTCCACAAGACGTCGACCACCTTGGCCTCGGCTTCTTGGCCCGAAATCAACATTTTAAACGCAAATGCGTGGTCGGGGTTGCCCGTTTTCCGGGGATAAATATGGTCATCCGCCACAATAATCCCGTCAATTTCGTACATGTAGTTGGTGCGCCAGTCCAATAACACAGCGGACAGCGATTCGTTCGACAGTTCCCGGGGGCTCATGGGTTTGTATTGGACCACTTCAAAGCCGCGCTGAGTTAACCACGTCATTTGATTGCGCGGGGTCATGTCGGGCGCCACGACTTCGTAGACCACAAAATGCAAATCGGCCGCTTTGGCATCGACCGTGTGCGCATTGACAATACCGGAGACCAGGTTGCGCGGGTTGGCAAAGGTGTCGGCATATTTGGTGTCAAATACCGATTTTGGGAGGATGAATTCGCCGCGGACGGCGTGGCCCGGCGGAATTTTAGGCAGTTTGAGTACGGACAATAAATGGCGAATGTCTTGGCCGACCTTGCCGTTGCCGCGGGTGTACAACGCGGGTTGGCCGTCGTCCCCCATCACATACATGCCACTGACTCCGTCCAATTTACACGAAAGGATGTAGGGTCCCGTGTATTTCTTTTTCCAATTTTCGAGGGCTTGGGTGTCGGGCTTGATCTTGTCCATGGAGGCCATTTCGTAGGGCAGGGTGACTTTGTTTTTACTGGCGACGACTGCCCCGATTTCTTCCAATACTTCATTCTTGGGGTACTTCTTTTCCATGAATTCTTTGAGAATGTCGTACTGGTTGTCGGTCAACAGCGGTTCTTGGGTATTATAGTAATGTTCATTGGAAACGCGGATCATTTCGGCCAGTTGCGACTCGTTGAGGTTTTCCAATACCGAAATTCCTTGGGTTTTGAAATCCGCAATTTGACCAAGAATTCCGGGGGCTTTAGAAGGCATCGTTGGTTGGACGGGGATCGTTTCGAGCGTTGCGGAAGTTTCGGGAGTTGCGGGAGTTTCCGGAGTTTGGGTACTTTCCAAGACTCTATCTTCTATTTTAGTCAATTTTTTAGATGTCTTTCTCTGGGGTTTGCGCGGAGGGATGCCCTCTACCACATCTTCCGGCTTTTTCTTGAGGGTTTTATTGGGACCCCGTTTTCGGGGGGCAGGTTTAGGCATTTCGGGAGCCTTCTCTTTCTCTCCCTTTTCCTCCTCCTGTTCCCCCTGTTCCCCCTGTTCCCCCTGTTCCGGAGATCCTATAGGAATCACTTCGGGGGTGGAACGGATCCGGACCCGGGTTTCTGGAAGGACGGCGGCCGGTTTAGCCAGTCTTTTTTTGGCCAATGACACGGAGTTTTTTAATTTGGTTACATCAAACGGTTGGGTACGCGGGAGTTTCTTGGTCTTTTTAGCCATATCTTTGGTTGCCAGGTTTTCCTGGGTTTTCTTGGTTCTTGGTTTTTTGGGATTTGTGGGAATTTTAGGAATTTCATTTTCCAATTCTACTTTTAATTCCGTGGATTGTACCAAGATCGCTGGATCCAAATTGGGTTTATAGGACGTGGCGGGCGTGGGTGCCGCCTCTTTAGCAAGGGGGGCAACCTCCTCCTTCTTGTCCTTCTTGTCCTCCTCTTCCTTGACCTTCTCCTCCTCTTTCATTGCGTTTTTAGGCATCCGTTTCTTGGTGGTTCTTGGTGAGGTCCCGGATTCTTTAGGGACTTTGGGAACTTTAGGAATTTTAACCGTGGTCCGCCGACGAGGCACCTTGATCGGTATTTTGGGGGGCGAAGAAGAAGAAGAGAAGGGCTCGGCAACCACTTCTTTAGGAGAAACCGGTTTGGCCCCCACCCCTTCTTTAGGTTGGACGGCCCGTCCGTCTTTGCGTCCCTCCGGTTCCACATAGGCGAGTCCCAAGAAATCAAAGATGCCCCCCTCGTCCTTGAACACGGTGTCCACGGGCGACCCCTTCTTCTTATCTCGCACATTGTACAGTCCGTGCTCGTTCATGGTGTAGCCTCTGGACAATGCGTGCCCACGCATCACGGTGTTGAACGCTTTGCTCCCCGTAAAATAGAGTTGAGCAAAGGGGTATTCCTTGAATGATGTGTATAGGAAATCCACACGCCGTGCTGTTTTGCCCGGTAAACGTGCGATCACCAAGCATTTAGACGGCCCGCGTGATAATATTTGCAAGATGACGCCCCGTTCGAGCAACTGGTCAATAAACGCGGTGAATAACAACGCCGATTCTCCCGTGAGAATGACGTCAATGTCGCCAGAGGCCGCCGCCCCGCGGCGATAGCTCCCCACAATGTCGTATTTAGCCTGAGCGGCCGTCCCCCGCACTTGGTTGAACGCCGTCTCAAATATCGTGCGGTATTCGTCAATTTCCTGACGAGGGATGCGTTTCAAAATGTCTTCATAATACTGTAATCCTATACGTTGTATATGATTGAGCACCTCATTCTGTTGCTGACGCAATTGGGGAATCGTACGAATGCCTTTGCCCACCAATTCCTTGGCCTTCTTGGGTCCCACGCCGTAAATATCGGCAAACATGATTTCCGGATCCGCCTTGGCTTCTTCTAAAACCCGTAATTTCCCCGTGGCCACGTATTCGCGCATTTTTTCCATGATGGTGGGCCCGATGCCCGGTTTCCCTTTGAGTTGTTCCACGTCGGTAATGGTGTCGACGGTCCCCAAGATGGTCTCTTCCGCGTGGGTATAGGCCCGCGCCCGCATGTTTTCGCCGCGGGCCGTCATCAATTTCGCCAGTTGCGCCATGAGGTCGGCCAGCGATTCATTCAAACGTGTCATGTTTCCAATATAAATTATTTTGACAAGATAATTGTTGTTATGAATATAACCTATGAGAATAAATGATAGGTTATATTTGCACGTACGGGATCAGGGATCATTGAAATAACGATTGCGGAATTCTTGGACGGTCTTGTCAGGTATACGTTGGTATTTGAAACGCTTGAGGGCGTGTTTCCGGGTCATTTCGCGTCCAGTGCCGCCCCACTTGCCGGTGATCAACGTGATGAAGAAAAAGAGGGAATACATCCCACATTCGCTGTTACTGAACTGATGTTGACAGGTATTGTAGTCGTATTCCAAGGGTAGATCGAGGGCCTTCCCTTGGTCCACGATTTTTTCCACCAATTTTTCCACTTCTTTAGGCACATCGTTCCGGGCGCTGTCAAAGTAGAAAATGACCCGTCCAGGGATATCGACAAAGAGCGACACCCAGTGCGAACCGCCCTTGTTGTGTTCGTCTAAATTAAAACTGATGCCAATGTGTTCCGTACCCTTTTCCACATATTTGGACAATTGAAACTGGCACAATTCGTTCCACACGCATTTGCCCCCGTAACTGGGCGGCCGTTTGTCGAAATCAATGGGACTGGGTCCTATAAATTTAAACGTGGGGTAGGCCTTTTCGTATTGGGCCAGCACCGCCAAAATATCAAAATTGGACAACCATTCGTTGGGTTTTTCGACCCATTCGGGGGGCTTGTCGGGGGCAAAGACCTCTTTATCAAAGAACTCGCGCTGTTTTTTGGGGAGCAATTTCAGCCAACAGTCTTCTTGGTCGCAGCGATCTTTCATACGCATCCGCAACAAACGCAATACTTCGGCCGGTTCGTTGGTGGGGATCGGGGTGTCGGCATGGGCCCGGTTGTAGGCCCGTTTGATTTTTAAGAGAATGTCCTTGTTATAGCACGTCGTCTGCGTAGCACCTTGGCCGGCCACCATGGGATGACAATTCAGCACACCACGCTTCCGTTTTTGGGTAGCGTTCGACGCAAATTTTCGCCAAAAATCGATGAATCCCCCGTGTTTACGGCCCGGGGACAACCGGTATTTTTGGGTAATGCGACGACGTATTTCGGGGAAATTGATGTCGGTCATATGTATCTCGTTATCCTGATATATATTTGAATAAAAAAAGCGATATATAATCTATTGGCATATAATATTACATATACCCCATTATTTGAATAATGAACATACAAACCCTCTTATGGTTTATTCTGGCCATTGGCTGTACCGCCGATCTCACGAAGACGGCCCTGCCCCGACTTCTACCTCAATCTAAACCGTGGATCCAGACCCAACCGCTCACGGTGTGGATCCAGACCCAACCGCTCACGGTGCGTGAATTAATACAGGGCATGGACAACCACGATTTCAGCGAAATATATTTCAAAAACAACGCGGTTATTGCCCGCGCCAACGCAAAAAAACTCGATACAGACGAGAATGTGGTGTCCAATGATGCGAGTGTATATGAATACATTACCCCGATTACGCCAGCAATTACGACCAAATTGGTCGACATTTCGCTGAAAAATCAACTGAATCCCATCTTTTTACCGGACCCCCTGATCGTACCCTCTTCAGGGGAAAATCCGTTTTTCACCATGATCTACGGATACCTGTTTTTTTCCATCTTGCGGAATCTGGCATCGGGTCTCTTTGCGGCGTTTCAAGGACCAAGATCTTCGCGAAACGGCGGATCAGGACCGGGCGCATTTTCGTCGCCCTTCGGCATGGACATGGGCCTGAGTAAACGCGGCAACAGCGACATCAGTAACATCAATGTCACGTTTGCGGACTGGGCCGGGTCGGCCGAGGTCCTGGAAGAGTGCAGCGAAGTGGTCACATATTTCAAGAACCGGGACAAGTATGACCAGGTGGGTGCCGTATTGCCCAAGGGCATTTTATTGGAAGGTCCGCCGGGGACGGGTAAGACGCTCTTGGCCAAAGCCATTGCCTGCGAATCCAACGCCCAGTTCATCGAAATGTCGGGCAGCGAGTTCATCGAAATGTACGTGGGATTGGGTGCCATGCGGGTGCGTAAATTGTTCGACGACGCGCGTGCGATACGCCCGTGTGTGATTTTCATCGACGAGATTGACGCGGTGGGACGGCAACGCAGCAGCAGCCCCGTGACGAACGGCAACGAAGAAAAGGACCAAACGCTCAACCAACTCTTGGCCGAAATGGACGGGTTCAAAAACAACGAGGGGATTCTGGTGTTGGCGGCGACCAACCGCCGCGACATTTTGGACAAGGCCCTGTTGCGTCCCGGCCGTTTTGACCGCATTGTCAACATTCCGTTGCCGGATGTGCGTTCGCGCCAACAGATTATTGATCTGTATTTGACATCCAAAACGGTGGATCCCGCCGTGTCTACGGCAGAATTGGCGCGACTGATCCCCGGATATTCGGGCGCCGACATCAAGAACTGGATCAACGAAGCGTCCATCCTGCTCGCGAGAAACAACGAGACCGTCCTCACCTACCAAGTATTGGACGAAGCCTACGAAAAGACGGTGGTCGGTATCAAAAAACGCGTGGACGATCGTTCGCCAGAAGTCAAGCGCCGGGTCGCGATTCACGAAATGGGCCACGCGTTCATGGTAAAACACTGCCGCCAATATTTCGACCTGAAAAAGGTGTCCATGCAGGCCACCTATTCGGGAGCGGGAGGGTTCACCCTGTTTCACGAAAAAGAAGGCATGACGGACGGGCTTTTTACCAAGGACATGTTGATTTGCCGGTTGATGATTGCCTTGGGGGGCAAGGCGGCCGAGACGGTGTTTTACGGGGAAGACCAGGTGTCGACCGGGGCCACCATGGACCTCAGTTCGGCCAACAGTTTGGCGGTCGATATGATCGAACGGTACGGTATGGGGGATCAGCTCAATGTATTTTATCGCAATGCCGAGTCGTCGATGGTATCCAAATACAGCGAGGTGACGCGGTCGATGATTGACAAAGAAGCCGCGCAATTGGTCATCTTGGCCTACGAAAACACGTTGCGGGTGATCCGTGAACATAGACGCGAGATGGAGATCTTGGTATCTCAATTGTTAGATAAAATAACCATGAACGTGGGAGATATGGCCCAGTTTGATCATGATTACGATTACGACGATTATGAATGTGATGTGGGGTGCATGTTGTAATGTTTGTATATGACGTATTTTTAGATATGACATATACTCACAAGAATTCCGTGATTTCGTCGGGTTCGAACTTACGCGCCACGGTATAATAATCGTCCAGGACCCCTCCCGGACGTTCCTTGGCGAAATCAATGTGATCGTGGGCCGAAATGATGCTTTTTTCTTGGTCGCGGATCCACTTTGCGTTGTAGGCACAGTATACCTTGGATTCCAGAGGGCGCACGGCCTTCAACGGACGAAGCGTCGGTACAAAGGTCTGGAGCAAAAATCGGCAGTTGTCCTCCGTATTGTCCATGTAATTGCGCGCGGGTGTGCTCGAATGAATGAACCGGCGGTTGTTCAGGACGGCCAAATCTCCGGCTTGCCACTGCACACTCACGCGGTGGGGTAGCACCTTTTTGGCCATGAACCGGCGCAACCATCGGCGGGTTTCGGGGACCGACCAGCCCACGACTCGTTCAATGAAGGTGGGCTTCAACAAAATACGGATCCCTTCCCCCGGACCTTCCGGGGCAAACGCCAGGGGTACCAACATGTTGCCATCTTCGTGCGGCACAAAGTCTTCCAGACGGTTGGATCCCGAATAATCCGTGGTCATTTTCTTGGTAATAAATTTGCGGTTGTTGACCTCGAGCAAGACGTTGTGGGACGCGTATTTTTCGTATTCGGTCAACCCCGCGTAGACAGCCTCCCCCGAAATGAAATCGGTTTCCCCCCCGATGACGGGCTGTTGGATGATATGAAATCCCGTGACGACATTCGGCAATTTATAACGGTGACCCAGCAAATCCGTGTGCCAGACGTATTGATGCATGAACGCGTCGTGAGGAGTCACATTGACGTGTTTTATTTGGTGGAAATCTTCCAATACCACATTTCCTCGCGGAGCCACATGCTGGCAATTGGGAAATTGGTCAAAGGGTTGCAACAATTGGTGCGGATGTTTCTCGGGATACATGAGTGCATCGCGGTCACAGTCGGGGTCAAACTGGGAAACAAAATCCAAGAATATTTGGGGGGAAATGTCGCGTTGTCCCTTGATAATAAGGAGGGGATACTCGTGAAACAAGGTCTTCAAGTAATCCATGAGCGGAGGGTCCACCATGCGAATATTGGGAACATCGTAGACATAGGCAATGCGCGATTCCAGTGGATGTGTCGCCACACGCAATGTATATGAAATGCGGAATACCGCCCATAAATAGAGTACAAATAAGAGTGTCGACCACATCCCCAGGATAGTATTTCATGTCAAATAAGTTTTATATAGGTGTCACTCGATCATCGATGACATAGAAATCAATCTAATCGATGTATGTTTACTTGCGTGCCGTTTTACGACGGCGCTTGTTCGCCCGTTTGCTACCACGACGGAACATAAGGCGTCGGGATTTCTTTCCGCCCTTGGATTTCATGGACATCACCGCATCCACCCCGACTTTGTCGGTCAATCCCATAAGATAATCCCAGTCCTGGGGGGTCAGTTTTTGATGTTTGAGGGTGGTCAATTTCATGGCCGCGGCCAGTCCCAGGACGTGTTCCATGATTTCCGGCGTCAATTTGCCGTGGTATTTTTCGTGCAACTTGTCCATGACGAATTGCGGGATCTCGATGGGTGTACCATGATAATCGTAGACGACGTGGTCACTTGACATACTAGCTATAGATTATATCGACATTTTCCCCGTAATCAATTCAAATACCTCTCTGTCACGTCCGTGTCGTTGCGCACCCATTTCTTATACAACGTACGGTACACATTCTGCAACTTGTCGTACTTCATGTTGTATTTGCCGTTCATGTGCCGGGGATAAATATGTTCGACGATGCGCTTGTCTTGCGCCATGGTTTCCTGCATCATTCGGTACATGCATTGATCCCCGAGAGTACGGACCAAGTCGTTGGTCCAGAAATTGCGCCAGACTTTGACATACAACCGGCATCGGCGATTACCTAAAGGTAGGACTGAGGTAACCACGGTATTTATTTTCGCATGTTGGGTCAAGTCGGCATCCTGGTGGTCGATGATGACACGCGCCACGGTCGTATGGGGCAACACAAATTCGTTTTCAATCTTGAGCATCTTGGACGCGAAGATGCGTTTGGCAATGGTTTTATCGCCCGTGCGGTACATGTACGTTGTTTTCCAGTGGGCATCGAGATCGTCCACCATGAACCTCTGCGGTTTGGGCGGGTCTTCGTGGGTAGGCGCCGGAAACGCAATGTTGCCAAAGGAGTGGGTAAACGGAATATGCATAACGTCGAGCGAATTCTCGGTTAAAATGCGCGGGTAACACTCGTAATCCATATGCAAATATACGGGCACAAACCCTGGCCACAATGTCTCGGGTTCTTGGTATATTGCGTCTTCCGCCACACTCATGATGTGTTCATCCTCTGCTGTATTCAAATAGACCCATCCGTTTTTTTCAGTCACCGCAAAGGGTTGGACGCGAACTTGATTCGTAGTGTGGTGATTCAACGGGATGCCCGGTACATGCACCAAGTTTCCCTGATGATCAAATTCGTAGCCGTGGTAGGGACAAACGATGTGGCTTTTCACACTCAAGGATCCCATGGACAACGACGCCCCGCGATGACTGCACGCGTCGTCCAGGGCGTAGAGCGATCCGTTCATGGCGCGCCACACCACATAGTGACGGTCCCATACCTGTATCTTACGTAGAATGCCGTGCAAAAATTCGGTGCTTTCCCCGATGACGTACCACTGGAGGTTCGGGGCCACAGACCCCGACCTCGGCCCCGGCAAAGCATGATCAACATGATGTTTACTATGTGAATCCCCACAACTGCATTGCTCGCATTTTTTATTCATAACCAATGGTGATCGGTACCCCCTCGTCCCCCGTCCTTCCGGTACCACCATGAACGACGAGGTATGAAATAGCATTCCCACCCACCCAAGAATAAATAGACAATTTTTCATGATGAACCCAAAAATATATACTTATGCCTAGCTAATAAATTCTATATGGATTGGGCCCCGCCCCACAAGGACATTCGCATCGTGGTCGACGCGTCCCCCTCCCTCCCTCCAGCCCGGGTCCGCCGCATGTACTCCATCGTCTCCCCCTTGGGGCATAACTCCTGCAGCCAAGTACAAAATCCCGACACATTTTCAGCGGTGACCTGGAATTCAAAGCAGGCCCCGTCCTCTGTACGACGCTGCCGGCAACACCAGTCCAAGACGTCCCCTAAATGGATCAATAAAACCGTTTTGAGCACAAAATACGAGAATACTGGCGATTCACGTTCATTGTACCGATCTTCACCCGATAACAACCCGGTATAACTGATATTGTACCAAGAAAACACCTTATTACATTGCATGAGCGACCAGGCCAGTTCGTAGTATAGGCACTCGTGGACAATGTCCTGGACGGTAGAGTACTTCATTTTCTTGGTAACTTGGTAAACATGGACCAAGATGACCAAGATTTCGGCCCAGAATTCGGTATAGGATTCAAATACCCGGAGATCTTCCGCACGGACCCCTGGAAACGTTTCTTGGATCTTCTTGGTAGGATTCACGGCCGACGTCGGCACAAACGCCGAGAAATCCATACCAAAGGTGTGCATGGTTTCGTGGATGAGAACCTTTTGCCATTCTTCTTCGCGGTATATGTAAATTTCGTTGGGGGAACGGCACGTGAAGGTGAACGCACTGTTGACGTGCATTTCTTGGAACGCCTCGACCTCCCTCGACCCCCCAACCTCCCCCCTAGGAGGTTTAGGCAGTTGTTTACGGAACGGGGTCAAATACAGGTAGATGAATACCTCCTTGGAGCAGTCCGCACTCCTGATCCAAGCGTCCAAGAAGTGCAACCAACGGTGGATGTTTATGACCATGTCTTCCATCTTGGTAGATGGTCCCTTTCCCCATACAAAAACATGTATATGACGCCCAGAGGGCAACACAAAGTCGGCTTGGAACATTTTACCCGGGGTTTCTTCTAAATAGGTCTGGATCGGGGACGGTAACAACGTAAAATGGTCCCCGCGTTGAAAGTCCTTGACCCGCTTGGTCGATATGTCCCTTACGTACCTTACGTCCCTTTCGTCCCTTTCGTCCCTTACGTGACGCCCATTGGTCATGGAATAAGTGGCCGCGATGGATGTGTACAAATCACCCAGAATCGCGTCCACGTTGTTGCCATTGCGTTTTCCGTACCAGTCGGGCTTGGACAATCCCGTACGTTGAATAAACTGATCACATATTTCCCACTGTAAATGCGATGAGGTAGACATGTGTTGATTCGTGAACCCTAAACCCTGAACCCTGAACCCAATTCTATGTTATCTGGAGAAAAGTCGTTTGAAAAATTGATTCCTTCAGTACGTTCATAGCCAGGTCGCAAAACCGAAAACGATGGGGATCAAACATTTGAATCGTTATTTGATATCTAAATGCAGTAAGAACGCCATAAAGCGTATTTCGTTGCAACAGTTGTTTCGAAAAACGGTGGTGATTGACGCCTATATTTATATTTACAAGTATTTGGGGGAAGACCGCCTCATCGAAAACATGCACACGATGGTCTGTCAGCTCTTGTCGCAAAAAATCGTCCCGATTTTCATATTTGACGGACGACCCCCCGAAGAAAAGCGCGACCTGTTGCAACAACGGCGTGAAAAACGCAAAGAGGCCGAATCCAAATACAAATGGATCATTCATCAACTGGAAGAAGGGCTCGACCGAACCGACGAATTGAATTCGCAACTGGCCGTGCTGAAAAAGCAGTGTTTGCGCGTGGATCAACAACACGTGCAATGTGTGAAAACTATCTTGCGTCAATATCACGTTCAGTATGTGGATGCTCCGGGAGAGAGTGATCAATTGTGTGTTCAGTATGTGAAAAATAAGCGGGCGTGGGCGTGTCTCACGGACGACATGGACATGTTTGTGTATGGGGTGGCGCGCGTGTTGCGTGATTATTCCTTGGACGAACAGACGGTGGTGTTGTACACGATGGAACACATTTTGAGCGATTTGCACATGAATATGCGCACGTTTCGGCAGATTATGGTATTGTCGGGCACAGATTACAATATTGATAGCACCATATCGCTGCACGAGACGCTGAAATGGTACCATGAATACCGGGTTTATTGCCAACGAAAAAATGTAACCATGGACTTTTACGATTGGTTGCGGCGAAACACGAAATATATACCGGATTATTCCAAACTCAGCATGGTATATGCCATGTTTGATATTTGAAGGAGAGCCCATCGAACCATCGATACAATCAAAAAAAAAGGGATGGGACCCTCTTTTTTTTGTTTTTATTTTTCTCTTCACCATTCCCCCGACCCACCCGACCCCTTTTAGAGTTTAGTGGATACCCAGATCATGCAAGATACGCAAACCATGCCCCGTAAATGCCGGGTCGTGATTGTAGATGAAATCTTCCGGGATTTCGCCCTCCTCCAACACGTCATCCACCTTCCAAGGCGTGACAGTCGGTTCCCAGGACGTATCACCCGTCGAAAACGAGTCGTCCATCCATTCGGGCCATTCATCGTACAGGTCCTCTGCCTCTTCCACATCATCATCGTGATCATCATGATCATAGGATGTATAGGATGTCTCGTGGACCTTACCGCACTTGGTGTCACAAGAGTTCACATAGGCACAAGCCCGCAACCCGGATCCCGGCACACTCAACGTTTCGCCCACATCCAGCCAGTTCTGCAACATAAGGTTGTGGGTGATCGTGTTGTCCCAGTGCATCCAGACAATCGCGTGACGGACATTACGACGGCTGGGACGAATCTTGACGTCATGCACCTCGCCCCACCCGGCGTCCTCGATCATGAACTGGATGTCTTGCTTGGACCATTTTTCTTTGAAATTCTTGATAAACAGCATCGACGACGCCACCCCACCCACACAGACGCTAGAAACGGACATCTTGATTACGGTTACGATGAATTGTTAGGTGAGATGAATACTATAGGAAAAATGGCGATTCAATTTTTTATGGGAACCAAGGTTCCTCGGGACCACCGAAGGTGGTCCAAGGTTATGAGCCTTCGGCTCATTGACCCATATGCCCTCCTTTAGATAACAGGGCCCTGCGGGCCCTGTAAAGAATAAAAAGAGTCTTGAGACAAATCATATACAAACCAGTTGTATAAGATTTTATAAGATGGTGAGCGGGCGAAGCCCGCAACCCTCTGGGTAAATACCGCAACCCAAATGGGTTTGCGTGTCGTTACCCAAATGGGTTTGCTTGTCGTTACTCCCTTGCAACCCACGAAGTGGGTTGTGGGGGAGATATCTTAAGGGAGGTTTTACTGGAACCGTAGGTTCCAATAAACCGTAGGTTCCAATATCCCATAACTATAGCATGGACGCAATGTACGACCCCCGGTAATCCTCCATCCCCGAATGCGTCAAATTGACGCTCACGTCCGCCCACACTTCGCCCCCCATTTGCGACCACCGTTCGCAAAACATCCAATCCTCTGAGAAATAATGCCCCTCAATCACCCCACAATCAAAAAGAGCAAACGCAAATTCGTTCTCCTGATCGGTCAGGAAATGGACGTCGTCCACATATTTCGTATGGGAAAACGTCTTGAACATTTCGGCAATGGTGGCGCGCTGAATCAACATGAACCCCGTGGGAATATGGCGTACGCGCGCAATGTTGTTGTCGATGCTCAAATAATTCGTCAAATAGTTGACATTGTATTTCAATAAATAGGCCTGCAAATAGGCCTCGTCCGTGAGAAACTCCTTCAGCGTCGACTTCCGTTTTTTCGCCAACAACGTCTGCACCACATTGCTGTTATAGGGGTTGGCCGGATCCTGAATGATCCGGTTCCAATCGTATTTTTTCAGGGGGTAGATGCCCCCAATGAGGGCCTTGTCGGCCAGGACCATGCGCAAAATATCCACGGGATTCCACATAATATCGCTGTCAATAAACATCATGTGGGTCATCTCCGGATCACTCATGGCTTTGGCAATGAGGTTGTTACGCGCCCGCGGTACCAAGCTGTCGCTCTTGCAAAATTCGAATCTCACGGGGAATTGGTAAGTTCGAAAGAGCTCGATGGTGGCGAGCATGGACTGGATATAGTTGACACTGCATTGCCCGCCGTAACAGGGGGTCAAAATGTAGAGTTTCGGCGTGTTTTGCATCACATAGTCGAGTATTTGGTGAATGATCGCTTGGGAACTGGTGGCTTCGATGGTGGCATTGGACACCGGGACAGGGGACGTGGACGAGGACGAGGACGAGGACGAGGACGAGGACGAGGACGAGGACGAGGACGAGGACGAGGACGATGCTTCAGTCGCCGTAGCAACAGGTGTTTCCTCTAAAGCGGGAGAAATGTCGGTATGGGAATAATCGCTGTCGTCGACAATGGTAAATCGTACTTTGTGGGGGGGAGATCCAACCGTTTCCGTTTCGGGTTTCGTTTCCATGTTATGTATAGGATGTATAGGAATTTCAGTATAGAATTTTTTATACCGTTTACATATTGGAACCTACGTCTACACAGTACCCCATTAAAACCTCCCTTAAGATATCTCCCCCCACAACCCACTTCGTGGGTTGCAATGGAGTAACGACACGCAAACCCATTTGGGTAACGACACGCAAACCCATTTGGGTAACGACACGCAAATCCATTTGGGTTGCGGGCTTCATCCACTCACCATCTTATAATAAATCTTATACAACTGGTTTGTATAAGATTTGCATCAAGAATCCTTCTCATCTTTGCTAGGCCCTTTCGGGCGCGGGCGAAGCCCGGCGACCCGAAAGGGCCTAGCTATCTAAGGAGGGCATGTGGGAACCTACGGTTCCCACAAAAAATTGATTGGCCATTTTACCAAGAAAAATATAATTACCCCCTTGAAAACCACCAACCATGTCGAGCACCAAGATTGAGCAAATGAGCGTCTACATTCCGCGTCTGGATGCGTTCTCCACGCCGGAGTACATCACGCACGTGTTTGAGAACGTCTACGAGATTGGCAAGGTTCACCGCATTGAAATGGTCCCGCGCATCAACAACAAAAACGGACAGGTCTACTACGCGTGCTTCATCTATTTCGCGAAATGGTTCAACGGCTACAATGCGCAGTACTTGTACCAACGTCTGGCGTTTGGCCAAGAAACGTTGTTGTACCACAAGTTGGATCGCTACTGGATCCTCTTCTCCAACACAAGCGAGGTACGTTTTCTGCCCCTGCCTACCCACATTAACCTCTATATCTCCTATTATCACCCGGCAACCACGATCCAAGACGTTGCCGACATTTTTGAGAGCCTGGAATTCGGCAAGGTGAACCTGGAAAAGTCGATGCGGAGAAGCAACCCGCATTTCAATATCATGGATGAGCGCTCGTGGGCCGGGCACATCAATTTGGTGTTCGACTATTGGAATCACAGCGTCAACGCGCACCGCCTCCAAGAGATGCTGAAAGAATACGGGTACGTCCGTTTTTCCAAGAACCGGGACAGCAACGAATTTGTATGTGACTGTGACGACTTGCTCGACGAAAGCGAATTTCGTCAAGGCTACCAACATCACATGTTGAACGACATGCTCCTCTTGATCCGGGTCGTGGGAATTGACATGTTCAAAAAGAGCGCGGGAGAACCGGAATACGAGCGCAACCCGTACATTTGGCACGCGGACATGGTGCACAGAAACAACCATGTGCGGTTCGAAGACAATGAGCACCTGACCGTCCGTCCGCTGGCCACATTCTAAACATCAATCTCAATCAAATCAAACCACCCAGAAATAAATGTAAAACATGTACATATTGCAGATATTGTACATTTTTTCATGAGGATTTGTCCAAGCCCCCTCCCCCTCCCCCTCCCCCTATCTACGCCATCCGGTTTACCAAGAGATAGAGAATAAGTGTCGACATCACAATATAGACATCTTGCAGAAGAATCATGAAGAGGTGGTCATCGTCGAACCAGTCCACCCGGTATTCCGTGTGGTGATAATAACGATAATAGGTACGTAAGTAGATGAGATACGACAAGAACATGAAAATTAACGTCCAAAAGGCCCAGGTGGGCAGAACATGGCTACGCTGTTGAACCAACCACAAATTAAATGTCACACACGAATGAATAATAATGTCGATAAAGTTGTCAGCCTTATTCTCCGGTATTTTATCGACACTGTATTCATACGTTCCGCGAAACAAATCCCCGATGGAGTCCAGGTCACTCAATAAAAACTTGTTGGAACCAATCACATAGTTGTTATCACGAATCATCTTGTCCACGAGGGAGATGCAACATTCCCCCTTCAAAATCAACCAAGACAACAAGGCAAGTACAATGATAATCGCATAGAGTTGGTCCACGAATTTGCTTTTTGATACGTGAACTAAGCCCACAAAGATTAATATGACAAATACATGCAATAGATACAAAATATACGTGGTGAACATGACAATATTGTATAAGATAAGATGCGCTATACAATATTCTAGGAAATTTGGTTAATCCGCCATGTCAATGTCTTTCATTTGAAAGGGCGGATGACTGTCGATAAATGTGACCACGTTGAATACTTTATCTGCCGTGTTTCCCAACGTGAGCTGCGGTTTGTGAAGCATTCGACGGCCAAATGCGTGATTGTGCGCGTACAAATCTTGCAGCCGTGTCTCCAATTGACGCTTGTACTTTTTCACGTTGCAGTCTGCCTGAATGCACAAGTATAGGAACAAGTAGGGACGCATGATTTGCGCCAACCGCTTGCGCGGGAATTCCGCGTCGATTTGTATTTCTTCCAGATACTCATCCAACATGTCGAGTGTATTTGTATAGAGTTCTTCGTCTTCGTCATGGGCGTTGGTCACAAATTGCTTGATGGAACATTCGCGAATCTTGTATTCGTACTTCTTCTTAAATTTCTTCAAACAGAAATGCGTGGAATAGAAATATTGGATGAGGTTCGGGATATGTATGTGACCATCACATAGAAAAAAATAAATGTTGTACAAATCGGCCGTATTTAAGGCGATTTTATTGTACGGATTTTTAAAGGGAAGGGGGCTGGCGAAATTATAAGGGGCGTGTCCAAGAGCCAGCATCCAGGTACGAATAAGATCGACGCGACTAAAACAGTACAAGAACCCGTTTTGCAGAAGCATAAACACATTTTTGGGCATCTTTCGTGGATGCATGCGGCCCGCGTGGATTTGATCCTGAGAAAATGCATTGGAAATCAAATCTTCGGTGTTGTATATCCGCGCTTTACGCAACTTGAAAATACGGGCCAGACGGTTAAATCCCTGGTAGATTTTATAATTCACGTGGAAAATGTCCAAAAAGGTGGCGTGGTAGGTTTGTAAAAAGGGGTTGGTACATAAATTTGTAAGAAAGGCGAATTTCATGAACGATATTTCACAATGACACGACGTCTGGTACAGCTTGGAAATCTCCATAACAACGGCGTTTAACATCATGAAATTATATCGAGAGGTTGGATCTTTTGTTTCGGCAGCAGAGGGCAGATTGGATTGGTACATAAGATGAAATAATTCGGCGAAATCCCACCGGAGACAGCATTCCGGGTCTTTGTCTCCCAGACTCAATTTGACAATTTTTTTATTGGTAGGATGGAGATCCCCAGATCGACCGTTACGTGCCAATTGGCAACGGTGGCTGCCGTGTACGAAACCGGTGAATCGATGGGCCAATGATGCCGGTTCTCTCGGGGCGGTGGACGCGTGATCGACGATCATCCATTTTTTATTGGAAAATATGCCTGGATTCTGGAGCTGCGATGTCCCTGTACTATGTTTCACATAGAAATCGTGGGCCGATATCGTGTGATCTATTTGATGCAACACATTTTTAATGACAATGTAGAAAAAACTTGACATGGTTTATCGTATTATGCTTTCTTACATAATATGATTACATTTTTTTATATATTTTCGTTTATTTCACAATGTTCATCGGTGTAGACAAACCGTAGGTGGCCTTCGGCCTTAGGCCTTAGGCCTTAGGCCGTTGCCGCCGGGGCCGCCTTGATGAAGTGGTGCTTCATGTAGCGCTGGAGGTTGAAGTACGTGAGGCTGTCACCCGCCTGGAGCTTGAGGAGCGTCGAGAGCTTGGCGTCAGCGTTGATCTGGCGGCCATTCTTCTCGTCCTGGAGCTTGTTGGAGCGGATGTAGTTGTTGATCTCGCGGCTCACCTCCGTGCGCGCCAGCTCCGTGCCGGCCGGCTTGCCGAGGAAGGCGGCGAGCTCACTGCTGATGAGCGTGGGGCGCACAAAGCCCGACGGCTTGCGGTTGTCCGTGCGCTTGTTCTTGCGGTTCGTCACCTTCTGGGCCGTCTTGTGGGCCTTGAGGACCGACTTCTGGAGGGTCTTGAACTGGGTCTTGAGGGTCGCGAAAAAGGCGTAGCCCTGGTTGATCTTGTTGCCAAAGGACGTCAGGAGCTCCAACAGATCGTCGGCAGACACCTCCTCCGCGGCATCAGCCGGAGCCGCGGCGGGGGCGGCAGCAACGACAACGTCGTTGGTCTTGACCGCCGTCTTCTTGACGGCGGCCTTCTTCGCGTCAGCGACGGGGGCGGGAGCAGCAGCGGGCGTGGAAGTCTTAGTAGAAGTTCTTACCATTGTATGGAAGTATACAGTATTATATGTTTCTTTTTTATATTACTTTAACGCAAAAACACTTTTTGTTTTTTCCTAAAGGTTTCTGCAGCATGAATGCTATGGTTTCTTGAAAAGGAATGCGCGTAATATTTAGGAAAAAAACGATATTGGGGGATCCCCCCAAAAAGGGGGACAACTGCATGTTTCGCGGTGCAGATGTTTAGGTTATACCGAATAATTGGAAATGTAGTTGGCCAATTTGATTTTCAAGTTGGCAGTGGCCTGTTGCAGGGTGTGTGCCTTGTTGGACAAATCGCTGTCCACCTGAGCAATGTATTGGATGCTGGGATCGTTGTTCATGGCAATCGAGATCCCGTGATTGCAAATGGTGTTCCAATGTTGAATCGTGTTCGTGGCTTGATCGATGATGTCGTGTTCTTCTTGGTTCAATTGGGCATCCGTCAACGTCGACGGACACGAACTGGGGTCCACAAAATACTGTATATGATCCATGGCACAGTTGATTTCGTCCATCACGCCCTTCAATACCGTCTGGGTGTCATAGGTGGATTTAGGAATCTTGATGGTCGTCGTCTGTAAAATCGTTTCTTTGAAGAGTCCAAATGTTTTAGATAAATGGACAATACGTTCCAAGGCATGGGCAATCGCCGTCAAGAAATCGGTGTCATTGATGATGTTGACCGACTGCAGTTTCACGATGAATCCTTGGAACAGACGGCTCAAATCGTCGGCCGCCGTCGCAAAATCGTGGAAGCCGTCCATGTCGACATTGAGTTGCATCTGGGACGTCTCATTGGCGATGTTGGACGCCGCCTGAAACAACTGGGCATAATCGTCAATTGTGCCCTTACCGTGAAAAGACTCGCATTGTATCTGGGAGGCATACCATTTGATTTGATTCACAATGGCCGTATTTTGCCCGCTCACGTCGTCGTCGTCGTCATATATCGTCACATTCTCAACGAGTGATTCGCTGATGTCCACCACGCCCGAGGCGTCGTAACTTTGAAAGGTGGTGTGTATGACGAAACTCGCGTCGGTCATGATGGCCGTCGTGATTATTTCGTAGCCGTTGCCGCATATGTCCACATAGACGTAGGAAGTGTCCGTTTGCACCAAGGCCGATCCCCCCGACGTATCCCAGGTCTTATCTCCTTGGTCGAATTGCCACGGAAGTTTTGTATAGGAAACATCAGTGTACGACCCCGACGAATCGCGTCTAGCGTGATTCGAAGATGCGTCGACCATTTATAGTATAAAATGTATAAATAGTTATTTAAATACCGCATAATTCGTGTAATATTGTACATTTGTGAATACAAATATACAATGGTACATGTACCAACTTCTTCACTGTCGGGATCGAACCGACGACACTTGGATTTACAGTCCAATGCTCTTCCAACTGAGCTAAGCGAAGTCCCAATATAAATATTGTACGTGTCTTTATATCATTTATGGTCCCACTAAAAAAATGACATTTTCATCCGGGGGCGGCCGGTCACAATTTTAGGAAATTTCCACGAAAAAAGGCGGTGAATGCACGAGGAATGTGTATTGGATGGCACAGCAGAAGGGGATGAACGTACCTGTTCCGCGACGGACCTCGCCACGGCTTCCGGGTCGTGGTTGTTTTTGGATTCCAGGTACCGGCGGAGCGAGTTGATTTCGTTCGCCGCGGTGCACCCAAAGGTACGTTCCTTTCGTTCCTTTCGTTCCTTTCGTTCCTTTCGTTCCGCTCTCGTGGGTGTCCCATAAAATGTACGATGGGTCCGGGGTATCGAGATACAGGAAACATCACATACTATATGATCATGATGGTCCTTGTTCGAGGCGATGGCAGGAAGAATTTTGGCGGTGCCGACTGAAAACAGGTCGTACGGCCGTGACAGATTGGGGACACTTTGGTTACGAATGACCACGATGGTGTCTTCGGTGGTGAATGTCATGTCGTAGGTGGAATCGGTGGCAGATGTATGGTCGCGAACATCGTACCGGGTCATTTTGATGTGCTCCTCATTGGCATGATCGTTGGAATACAAGCTTTCGGTGTCGGTACCGTCATCGTTCTCATCGACTTTTTGCAGGTTGAGATTGAGATTGGGTTTACCCCTGGAGAACCAATGCCGGTGCAATTCGCTCATATAATGGGGAGAAGTTTTATCGGGTGGCATCGATTTAAAAATAGGAATGGTATATTTTTCCTATACAATTAATACTTTGGCAAATTAATAGCCCGGGGGGCAAATTAATAGCCCGGGGGGGCAAATTAATAGCCCGGGGGGGCAAATTAATTACTAGGTTGTCATGTCTTCCATGGTCGAAATCACCATGTTTTGGTTGTTCATTTTGCGAATACAACCGCGCTTATGGGCGGCCAACGCTTTCAAATTGTTCGCGTGAAACATTTTGCACAAATCGCATTTGTGCCCGTTCTTAGGCATCGGTGCCGTAAACTTCGACGACAAGTATTTGTCGAGTGACACGAACTGGAATTCTTCAATTTGCGAAATGATCTTGCGCTGACTCTCGCGCAAATTTTGAATGATGGCGTTCTTCTGTGTGATAAACAGTTGGTATTCTTGGTTGATCTCGTTCAACACGCATTTATCGATGAGTTCCGTTTGTTCATTCTCATTGTCCATTTTGTCTTCGTCCACCGTGGCATATTGTTTGATCTTATAGTACAATTGATCAATGATGTCCACGCCGATTTTTAATTTTTCCACGTCGTAATCCATCTCGTGAATGTAGATCAAGATGCTTTTATCGTGGCATTCAATCAAGTAATTCGGCTTGGTACATATACCGCTCTTTTGAGAAATAAAAATACCGTGGGTATTGTTGGTTTTGATGATTTCAATGAACTGGTGCACGTCTTCCACGTCGACGTTGTGATCAATGTGTCGACTCTCGATGAGAATACTGGGGCGATTTTGCCGTTTTAGCGAATAAATGTTGGTGGTCAAGGGAAGAGGTTGATTATGCGACAGATTCATGGGAGGAGGACGGTGAAATTTCGATACGTCGGCCGTGGGAAAAAGTTTGTTCAACAGGAGATGTATTTGATGTTTTTGTATGAAGAGATTGGTCGTGACGGGGGACGAACACCGCGAAAAGGACATGGCTTGTTCGTTGTTGGTAGGTATGATGGTCAAGGGCGACGTCCGCATTTTCTCGGCGAGGGTTTTGTTCCACTTTTCTTGGCTGGTTTGTGTCTGTATGGTTATATCTTTCACTGCCGCCAAATTGGAATGAATGCGTTCTTCACTGGACGATATATAGGAAAAAATGGGCTGTTGAATGTTTTGCAACATTTGGCTGGATTTTTGCTCAAAGGTATCAATAAAATCATCGAATCGTTTATTATTGTCAATGGAATGTACAGAATGAATAAGGCTGTGAGTTTCATCAATGATGGTTTTGTGAAACGAATGAAGTGTATCTTGTATGTGGTGGAAACATTGGTATTGACTCTTGGGAAGCACTTCTTGGATCATTAGAATGGTTTTATCAATCAAATGTTCATTGTGCTTTTCCAGTAGAGGATGTATGAAGCTGGTTGTATTAGCATTGACAATAACTTTAAATTCTTCGATGTAGTCGCGTTTGATATCTAAGAACTTTAACATGATGGTATTGGTAACGTCTTGTCCTATCATATGAACAGACTCTTTCAAATCGTGGAGTGCACGATTGATGTCGTCCATTTTATTGGATTGGTGCACCATTTGCACCATCATTTGATTTTGTAGATGGTCTGACAAATTATCGGGTAAATGGTTGATGATGATTTTTTCGAAAAAGTCGACAATAAACAGGTTGACTGTTTCGAAATCCATGTGAGGATATTTGACATAAAAAGATATTATACGAGGGTGCACAGTCTCTAGTAATGGTTTCTCTCCAAACATTCAGTCTGTGCGTATAATTATAATATTTTTTTGTTTATATGTTTATTGACTATGGACGTCATAAAATATGTTTATGGTCCTTAGGGACCCGTCGAACCAGTAGGTCCTTGGGGACCAGTCGAACCAGTAGGTCCTTGGGGACCAGTCGAACCTTGGGGACCAGTAGGTCCTTGGTTACCAGTGGGTCCTTGGTCGCCAGTCGAACCTTGGGGACCAGTGGGTCCTTGGGGTCCCGTGGCTCCCACGTCACCCGGATCTCCCATGGCACCGCGCATACCTTGGGCACCTGTAGGTCCACGGATTCCCGTGTCACCCTGCGTTCCTTGCAATCCTTGGTCACCGGTCGGTCCTTGTGTTCCTTGGTCACCTGTAGGTCCACGGATTCCCGTATCACCAGTCGAACCAGTGGGACCTTGCAAACCTTGGTCACCTGTAGGTCCACGGATTCCCGTGTCACCCTGCGTTCCTTGGTCACCTGTAGGACCTTGCAGACCTTGGTCACCAGTTGGACCTTGCGTTCCTTGGGCACCGGTCGGTCCTTGCGTTCCTTGGGCACCGGTCGGTCCTTGGTCACCAGTAGGACCCTGCGTTCCTTGCAAACCTTGGTCACCCGTCGAACCAGTGGGACCCTGCAAACCTTGGTCACCCGTCGAACCAGTGGGACCCTGCAAACCTTGGTCACCTGTAGGTCCTTGCAAACCTTGGTCACCAGTAGATCCCTGTGATCCATCGCTGCCATTTTTACCATCGTTGCCCGCTGGCCCCGCTGGACCCGTGGGCCCCGGAATGGCAATGACAATGTGGTACGGGTGATGATGGTGTTTATGTCTATAATCGTGGTAAGGAATGTCAGGTACGATTGACGATACATGGCTAACGTGGTCCGCTTGGTCCGGGTGGTCATCGGGATGATCCACCACAGGTTGTAGTATAGGATTCATATTTTTATCACGCCCCTCGCCCCCTCAACGGCGGTCTCTTCCGTGGTCATGGTCGTGGTGGTGGTGATCACGGCCACCGCGGTCACCACGGTCCCACCGACGGTCCAAGTACTCGGCCACCTTCAACAGGTTGACCTCGTTGCGCTCGACCGAAAGGCCGTCACGGAGACGGTCGCGGTCGACCAGGTCAATCTTCTGCTTCACCTCGCAGCAGCACTCGCACATCTTATCCGCCAAAAACTGGGTGTTCTTGAGGGCGTCGTATTTGGCATCGGCCAACTGCGCCTGGATGGATTCCTTGATCTTGTGCTGGTCGAGCTGCAACGTCGAGAAATGGTGCGCCGCCTGAGCCGCCAATCCTTCCTTGACCTTGTGCATCTCGAGCTGGTTCATGGCGAAGTGGCTGTCACCCTTGGACGACAGGTACTCCTTGACCTTTTGCTGCTCCATCATGAGCGAGGCGTAGTGGTTGTTGCCGTCCAAGGACAACAGGGCCGTGGACTTCTGGCCTTCCAAGAGAGTGGAGGCATAATTATTGGCGGATTGTTGTTGAATATTATTAAATGCTTTGAGTTGCTCCAACATGTTTGAGTTCATGGCGTTACGCGTCTCCCATGCACTGTCCGTCACGGCCTTTGACATCACATTGAAGTTCTGGGTGCCCGATGACAACAATTCCTCGGTGCCACGGTTAACGTCGTTGATAATCGCATGACGCACGTCCGTCAAGAGGCTGTTAGTCAAATTCGAGGCCGTCAACATCGCAGTACGGGTATCGCCCCCGTTACGCTCAATGGCGGTACCAAGAGCAGCCGCGGTAGATTGAATCAAACCACCGTTGTTGCCCCCATTGCGTTCCACCGCCCCCATGATGTCACGCGCCGAATCCGCCGCCGCCTGACGGGACGCCGCGTCCGTGACCGTGGTCGTGACGCGGCCCTCCCCCGCCACGCGCTCAATCGTGCTCAGCAGGGTGCCGCCCTGGAGATTCGTCGCATTCACTGCTGCCGCACCCGTGCGGTCCACTGCGCCCAAGACATCACGAAAATTATCCGCATTGGCCTGTCTGGACGCCGCGTCCACCACCGTCGTCGTCAAGCGGCCCTCGCCCGCCACCTTCTCGATGGCCGTCATGATGTTGCCACCGTTGCGTTCAATGGCCACGCCGTTCTGGGCGGCCGTGCGCTCAACGGAGCTGTTCAAATTCGACCCGACACGTTCCATCGTGGTCTCGTGGGCCGCCGCACGGTTGTCCACGGTGCGCAAGATATCGCGCGCAATGTCGGCGGCGACCTGGCGGTTCGCCGCATCCGCAATGGTCGTGTTCAATTTGATCTCACCCGCGGTACGCTCAATGGCGTTCCCGTTGACCAGGTTGCCGCGTTCAACGGCATCCCGGAGACCCAGAGAAGACGCCGCCACGTCCTTGCTGAGGCTGTTGATGCCCCCCGTCAAAAACTGGCTCGTCTCGTTGATACCCGATATGATCTTGTCGGTGCTCTGGTAGATGTTTTGGTTAATGTGTTGGTTCTGCATCGACCCAAGAAGCGTGTTGGGCGATGCATTGTCCGGAGGATAAAAAGATTGAAATTGCTGGTACGGGGGAAACGGCGTCGGCATTGTAGGGATCGGGGTAGGCGTGGACATGTCAATAAAGCGTTATATATAAAGTGAATTATATATATACATTAATGAACTAAAAGTCAAACGGCCGATTATTTTTACTGCATACATGATAACAATTTGTAATCAATGCAGTAAATCACAAAATCACATACTACAGATTTTACAAAAATCACAATTGTAATATTTGTGATTTTTCCCATTTTCACGGTTTTGTGTTTTTTACATATACACAGTAATTCCACAAAAATTGAATTCATCGATATATGAAAAACTCAAACTACATATATCAAAGCATGAAATACAACCGTAAGATGCGTTTGGTCCACGCAGACGGCACGATGAATACCGGTGGTCCAGGATACGATGTCGATCGTCGGGGTAAAACCGTCATTGTCAACCCGATCCTGTACAATAAAAACGTCCACCGGGTCCTCAAGGCGGAATATGAGGAATATAAGAAAACGAACGCAAATTATGGCCAGATTATGGAACTTTTATCGTTGACATAACCCCTAATAATACCAGGGGGATAGGCTTACCGGTCCATAGTAATAATAATCCGCCAAGGGGCGGTAATACGGATTATAACAGCCATAACCACCGTATAAACAATCGTATCTACGATCATACCATCTAGAATATGGATCACGCAAGGCTAACGGATAATATGGAGGCATCAAATAAACAAATACAATTGGATGTATAGGATACCCCCCTGGAATATTTTTTGCCCATTTTTTGTCTATAAACGTCATTTACAGTACAAATAAAATTACAACTGTACCCGGATTGGTACGTTATTGAAATAATTCGGGATACCCCCTGCCCCCATCCCCACCCCAATACAGAACAATAATCTACGCATATAGTATATATAGCAACATACACCATGAAGCGTCCTCAACGTCATGCCGATGGCCATTACCACATTGATGGCCACAAGTACAAGGAACTCTTTGGGTCCCGCGCCCAGGTCTACAACGGAACCGCGTACAAAACCGCGGGTCTTTTAACCAAGAAGGATCTTTTTTACAACAAGTATGGCCGCATCGTCTCCGCCAAGAAGCACCGCACCGCCAAGCGCGAGAAGCGCCTCCAAAAGTACGGATTCTTCGCCCAGAAGGGCAAGTTTGGCTATGTGAAGAAGGACACGCGCCGTACCCGCAAGTCGCGCAAATAAATTATTGGAACCAACGGTATTGGAACCTACGTCTACACAGTACCCCAGTAAAACCTCCCTTAGATAGCTAGGCCCACTTGCGCCACCAAAGGTGGCGCTGGGGCCTAGCAAAGACAACAAGGGTTCTTGGTACAAATCTTATACAACCAATTGGATAAGATTTATTGTAAGATTTTCTATAAGATGGTCAGCGGGCGAAGCCCGCAACCCTATGGGTTTGCGTGTCGTTACTCCATATGCGACCCACGAAGTGGGTTGCATATGGAGATATCTCAAGGGAGGTTTTACTGGGGTACTGTGTAGACGTAGGTTCCAATACATTACCAGTAGCACCCCTTTTCAATCGCCTCGCAATTCGCCGGGCGTTCACTGACTTTAGGACGCGACCAATGCTCATTCAAAAACAGACGGACCGCGTCCGGGCGTTCCTTTAGCCATCTGCCCCCCAACACCCCGAAATACATTTGCAACACGCCTCCCACATACACCGCCGACTTGCCGTGCTTCTCAAAGATATAGTTGCACACCGGGTTACCGTACCCCCCGCAACTCACCAAGGCCACGTCGTACTGGTCGCGCAATTCGTCCAGGCGCTTGGTGAAATTTAGCAACTCCACGTCAAACTCTTGGCACGGTTCTCCCGCCTGCGTCATCGGCGGTTTAATATACACAAACTTGCACTCGGGAAACAAGTCTACCCCGTCAAACAGCTTGGTACGCAATGGAACCTTCTCGCGGATGCTCTCAATAAACGGCGAAATCACCAAGATCCGTTTGCCTTGCAAACTCTTGGTCCACGCCTTGGGATCGTAGACATAATGAAAAATGTCCAAGGCAAACGCCCAGAAGACCCGCTTGGTCGGGTACGTGGTCCGGATAAAATCGTGCGACTGAGCAATGTGTTTGTGCACCTCCCCCTGAATTTCCCATCCCGAGTACAATTCGCAATTGTCAAACGCCTTCAAATACGTGGCCGAATAATTCATGACCGACCCCCAGTTCGACAACAGCACCCCCGCATTCGTCTTCATCGCCGGCCCGACTTGCTGGAAATACCCGTCGAAATCCGGCCGCCCCGTCTGCTGCTTGATTTTAGCAAACACGGCGAAATTGTTCTCAATACCGGCAATGCGCGGGATCACAAACGGCTCGTTGCGCTGCAACTTCTGGGCAATGTAATCGTACAGCATGACGTGGTCATCATACATCAGGTATTGGAAACCCTGGGAAGTACGGCAAATGTCGACCGCATTGATGCCCAGCGACGGCGGCATCGACATGGGGTTGTATCCCGCGGGGACAATGGTCCCCCACGGCGCCGCAATCACTTCTTTGCCGAAATAATCGCGCATGATGCTGCGGTGAAAATGGAAACTCTTGATGATGTTCGGGTCGTTGATCACCCCGTACCCCAGAATACGCAACAAATAGACCATCTTGTTGTCGCAACCCGGCTTGCCGAATTCAAAATTAAAAATCTTTTCTTGGGACATGCGCACTGCGTAATTCGAGTGCAGAATCCACGTGTCCTGGGAATCGAACCGCGGACCAAAAATCGGCGACTTGTCCGTCCCCGCGTTCTTGTTGAATTCGTAGCGCAAGAGGGCCACGGCCTCCTTCTTCTCGTGCAAGGTGCTCGTTTTCAGGTATTTGATGGTATCGTCGAAAAAAATGTCGGCATTGGTCATCACGCAGTACCCCTTGATTTTCTTCTCGCGAATGTACTGGAAGACTGCCTGGAAGGTCAGGCGTTTTTCCACATTTTCTTGGACAATTTTATGGCCAGTCTCGAGACCCAACTCGTTGAGGCTGTATTCGCGTTCCCCCAACAAATGAATCGCGGTCACATGGGGATTCTGTTGGTTCTGTTTGAGACAATGACGCATCTCCTCGTTTCGGCCGGGGGATTTATGCACGAAAAATTGGGTAAACACATGGATCTCGGTGGTTTCCGTGTTGGGAACGTCGGCAATGTCCAACGCCTTGGATAAAAGAAGTAGTTTCATCAAATAGATTGGTATTGGATGAAATCGTGCAAGTCTTTTATGTGTTTTTATGAATGGTTATAGACCATCACTCGGCAAAATGTATTTGATTTTCATGGTGTCGTTGACCACCTCATGACCTTGGCGACCATGACCTTGGCGACCATGACTCTGTTTGGCAAGGATCAGGTAATGCGCCAGAATGATCCGGGTTTTCAGCAGTTCGTCGAGGGACATGTAGGCCAACCATTGGTATTTGGTCCGTTTGAGGACTTCGTCGGCGGGCACGTACACCCCGTAACACATGGGATCCAGGTTCAATTCGTTTTCTTCCATGAGTTGCTCTAAGAAAATGGCCTCGCGATTCGGGGTTTTGATGCCCACGTTCTCGCCGCCCACTAAATTCATCTTCCCCCGGTCGATCGCGTCTAAAAACCAGCGAGCAGAATTGCCGACAAATTCGTCTTGCGACTGGAAATGCGGTTCGTTGACGTGCATATTCAAGTATTTGACCCATTCGCCCAGGGTGCTGTCGCCCTTCTTGCCGCCCATCACGTAGGAATCCGGGAGGAACCGCAACGTCTTGTCGTGGATTTTCAAATTGGAGACCCGGTTCAACTGTTCACATACAAACGGTTTGTCCCCGGTGATGCCGTGGGCATACAGGCCACCCAAATCGCGGAAACAAATGAGCGAATTGGGGACCACCATGCCCCCATAATTGTACAACAAAAGCGCCATACCGAAATCACGGACACGATGGCGATAGGGTTCGGCCATGGTCGAAACGTACACGTTCCATTCCGGAATTAATTGGCTAAACGACTCGTCATCAATCAAGCAAATGTTGAAGGTATCGCCGCAATGTTGTATGATGGTTTTGATCGTCAAATGGATATAAGGTTGATTCAAATCCGTCGAATTGCGTGAGAAGAAACTCTTCCATTTACGGGCATTGGTGGCATAGGTAGTGTGAATCCATAAATTGGGCTTCTTGTTCTTTTGCAGCGCCTCGTTGTCGACGTCGGTTAACAAATATTTGCGTATAAGATCGTTCTCCTCATTTTGATCGTAGTCGTTGCCCAGCCATTTGAGTTGGTTCCCAAAATAACTCGAAATGGCGACAATGGCGAATAAAATAACATAATTTCGTATATTTATCTTTTCAAACATGTTCGCGTCGTATATATTATATTGGTCACATATTACATCTTCGACAATTTAAATGGGCGTTTTAAATCGTCAAAGGTGTAAACCTTTGGCACCTTTCTACTATAGAGTGAATGTAGGTAAGTAGGGAATCCCGCACGGGGCATCGTGATAGATATAATAGTCAATGTTGTACAACGAGTGTTGGTAATTGAACTGGGTTTTATATTTGATGGTATTTATGCGACAAATGTGACGAATAATGGTGGCAAACGAATTGTACGTTAATTTACGCGTCACATAACTCCGTTTCGACGGTTTATAACACAAAAGGATTTTCCCGGAAAATTCTTCGTACAACTTGTGAAATTGCAAGAGTCGAAACGCATTGAAATCGTACAAGTAATATTTGTCCTTTTTTACGCATATTTGTTGCAATAATTCAAATAGAACATGAATAGGTATGTGATATTGAAACAAGTATTTCAGGGGTTTGCTACCGGCTTCATCTTTCATGCTGCTTGACCCGGAATACGAGGTGGACGCCTGGCTTTCGTCGTCGTTCATGGCCGCGTCACTGTTATCCTCTTCGATGGTCTCATTTTTCAGGGCGGTGTTCATTTGCAATAGTAAAATGCACTATGTTTATTATTTTTATTTTTAATATACAACGAATAAAAATAACACAAAAATTTACACAAACTCGTTTCCATGCATTGGGTTGTTTTTTTGAGGGCATTTAAAATATGTTAGCCTCATTTTTTTCCAACGTGGTGAAATCGTCAATCGGTCCCAAGACAAGGTCGTGGGACACCTCCTTCTTCTTGTCTGTACCGGGGGTATCGACCTCGACCTCGACATCTTTCTTGGTGCCCTTCTCGAGATCCCGCTTTAAACGTTCCAAATAGAGGATGGCGTCCATCAATTCTTCTTGAAGGTGTTGGACCCAATCCAGGGTCTTCAAATCCTCACGGTCCAGCGTGGTCCCGTACTTCTTGATACCTAAATTTGAACGTTTACTGAACTGTTCAATCACCGTATTCACAACTGTGTCGGTTTGTAGCGTATTTGTAGGTGTGGACTTGACATCCGCGGTTTTCAAAAATGTGCACGACTGCTTCCCTCCCATGGTTGGTTATATATGATATATCCTATATATTTTATATTATTATACCCCGCGCGATCAATTTTCATTCTTGGTACACGCGGCGCATGAATTCCATGTAGGCGTCGTACATGTGGTCCGGGATGGTGGCCCCCACGTTCCCCTCGAACACGTAGGGTCCGTCCAGGGTTAAACATACATCCCACCCAATGATGGGGAGTATATGAAATTGATGCCGGTGCAACTGACAAAGTTGGCTGGTGATTTCTTGGATCATGGCATTTTCTTCGGTCGACAAGGATTCGGGATGATACGGCTGCATCGTGCCCCCCTGGGCAATGTTGGAAGAAATGCCCCCTGTATCCAGTTGGCTGCGCGAATCGATAGAAAATACCGAGACGTTTCCGCCCAACATGGTCGTGTATATGCGAAAATGCCGGGGGTAGTCCACAAACCCGTCTTGGATATATTCTTGGATCACCATGTTGTTGGGGTAGGCCGGTGGGCAAGAAAGAACGGCCGCCAGCGTGCTCTTTTGGATACTGGACCCCCCCGTGCCGTATTCCGGTTTCACAATACACGGCATGTCGTCTATTTTCACATGGGTCACAGGCGTCAACAACCGTTGGCTCGCGTCGTAGTGATAATATACTTGGGGAGTACGTATACCGGCTGCCCCGAAACAACGATACCACCACAACTTGCTTTGCATGCGTTGGACCAGCCCCGTTTCCCCCGACCACCTGTCGCGGTGCAGTGATACCACCATGCTGTGGTGCATCCCCTCGTAGTTCAGGATTTTGTCCCACTGAGGATCGATCCACGCCACGATGGGAAACAGAGGAAAAAACAGGGCGCCCGACACGACAAATTTCGTCAAATTGTTGGTATGGGTCGAAAAATTGTGATTGAAATGCCGGACTACCCATATAAAAAAATCGCAATTTTCCAGTGTCCACCAGTATATTTTGCTATCCATGGGGGACAGTCGAATCATTGCCACCCAGAAGAGGATCAAATATAGGACGATCGCGACCCGCATCCACATCGTATTTAGGGGATAGTAGGAAGAGGAGGATCGCCACGGTTTATACTATTTTCATATAAAATTTTGTACAAGGCATTCGTAAAAAAGGCCAATTCGATCACGTTCTCGTGCACCGTATAAAAGACCGTAATGTATTTACAAAAACAGATGATGATTTTGTATTTTTCTTCCTCGGTCACGAGCGGCGTCATTTTAATGAATGAAAACACGCTTTCCATCACATCAATCACGCTGTACCCGTAGTCATAAATCCCGTACATGATTTTGATGGCCGCATTGAGATCGCCTTCACGCAATTTTTCGATATAGGCCACATATTGGGAGGTATCAACGCCACACAATTTGATGCAGGTGTCGATGGTGATGGGCCGGCCCAAGATCCAAATCTTCTCCATGTGGTTGATGAGGGACCGTACGGAATGTTGGCAGTATTTGAGTAGGAAAGCCTTGGCGTCCGGGGCAATGTTTAGTTGATTTTCGGCGACGATTTTGTCGTAGAGTTCCTCGATTTGGTGGGGCGTCGACGGTTCAATGCGAATAATGTGCATGCGCGACTGAAAACTCTCGATGACTTTTTGGATGTTGGTGCATACCGACAGGAAATGCACATTGTGACGGTATTTATCAATGTAATTGCGGAACACTTGTTGGCTCTGTTCGTTCATCGTGTCAATGTCGTCGATGATGACCATTTTCTTTTTCCCATAGATGATGCTATGGGATTGACTAAACGTTTTCAATTCGCTGCGGAAAAAACTGATGCCTTGTTCCTTCAAGTTGTTCACATAGAGAATGTTGTTTTCGGGGAGCGATTGGTCGGGGCGCAATTGGTAATATTCGCGGATGAGGGTGTGCAGCAAAATCGATTTACCTGAACAGGTATTCCCGATGAAGAGGATGTTGAGGTCGTCCATTTCCAGGAGGGTTTTTAGGACACTTTTAAATTTGGGGGAGGCGAAGAATCCGTCCAGGGAATACGGCTTGTATTTACTGATAAAGAGGGGGGACGATTTGTGAGGCGATAGATCCATGGAGAATTTGTTGTATGGTTTCGTATGTAGGAGATATGCGTCCATGTATTTACACCCTTTTTAGGGGTTTAAAAAAAGCGTTCAATATCATTACAATTGATTCGATACGATACGATTCGATGGATTTCGTAGATAAATTGGACAAGGTATCGGTCATTATACCGTCGTACAATCGGTTTGAATTCTTGGTCAATGCGGTCGAAAGCGTGCAAGCGCAGACCTATTCCAACGTGGAGATTATCGTAGTGGACGACGCGTCGACCGACCCCCGGTACAACACGTACGACTTTGGTCCCGACGTCACGGTGATTCATCTGCCGCAAAATAGCAAGTCGATTTACGGGTTTGGGTGCCCGGCCCACGTACGCAACGAAGGCATCCTGAACGCCACGGGCAAGTATGTGGCCTTTTTGGACGACGACGATCTCTGGTTTCCTAAAAAATTGGAATGGCAACTCGAGGCCCTTAAATGGACGCCGGGGTGCGAAATGTGCTGCAGCGACGGCTTGATCGGGATGGGTCCTTACCAATGGGGTACCCCATACCGTCGGTACAATGCCGAGCATAATTGGCTCACGCTGCAGAACATTTACCGTAGTCGCGGGCGCACGGACCTGGACCGCGAGTTTCCCCGGGTCTGGACCGCCGAGTTCTTGTCTGTGCACAACTGTTGCGTGACGTCGAGTGTGGTCGTGGCCCGGCATCTGTTGCAACGGGTCGGGTACATGGCGTGCACCGATTTTGCCGAAGACTACGACTGTTGGTTAAAAATACTGAAACACACCAATTGCATCTATGTGGAAGAACCGTGTTTTTATTACGATTTGGGCCATGGACATGGCTCCAACTGGGGTAAAAAATAGTTAGGACCCTTGCTTCTTCGGGTCCTAACTATTTCGTGTGGGTTTTTTTTGTTTAGTGGGGAGCGGGGTTTCGCATGATGGTTTGTATAGGACATTTTCACATATAATCCAGCTCGCCGGCCAACATTTTCTTGACCGTCTCCTTGTGCGCATTGGAGGCGGCCTGCTGGGTCTTCTTGGCGGCCTCGGCAGACAGTTGTTGTTCGCGGAGAGCTCGCTCCCGCTTCCACTTGGGCATGTTCTCCAGGGCCGCGTAGGAACTCTTACCTCTGCCCCCCGACGTTTGGGGGCCGTGTCCCAGGGCGCGATCCATCACGGAGTCGCAGGCGATCGAAGTCATGGTGGGGGCCGACATGTTCTTGGTATCAATTTCAAATAGGTAGTTTAAAATTCTAGGAAAAATTGCCATTCAATTTTTATACGGTCATCGTCCACGCATCCCAAGATGACCACCACCACCTACGATACCAAATTTGGCAAAGTGACTCTCTACAAAAATGACCATGTCATTGCCGGCAGTTTTTCTTCGGGCGGCTACTGGGACGAACAGATTCTCGCCTGGATCCAGCCGTACATTGACCCCAAGAAAAACATCCTGGAAATTGGCGGCCATTGTGGCACCTCCAGTTTGGTCTACGCCAGTTATTTAGAGGAACCGCAGAAGATTCATGTATATGAACCCCAGCGCAACATGTACAACCTCTTGGTCAAGAACGTGGAAGACAATCACTTGCAACATAAAATCGTGCCCTACCATTTAGGGGTTTTCTGTTATTCCGGACAATGCACCATGAACGACGATATCTTGGATTCCGGGGGAGGGAACGCCCTCAAGCGCTACGGGGAAGAATCGTACCTGGCGTGCAATTTCGGCGGTCTCTGTCTTGGTAAAGACGGTGAGCAGGTCGACGTCACCACGATCGACGAAATGCCCCTGGAGAATCTGGGGTTCATCCATTGCGACGCCCAGGGCGCCGAGAGTTTTATTTTTTCCCGGGCCAAGGAAACCCTCACCAAGTTTCGTCCGGTCATTCTTTATGAAAACAAAGACATTCATGGCTGCTATTTGCACGACAAGATTTGCCGCGAATACCCGCAATACGCTGCCGAAAGCGAATTCGACCTGAAGAAATTTTGCATGGAGGAACTGGGGTACACGCAATTCTTCGATGCCCCCTGTGGCAGCTGCGATACCCTCTTGGTCCCGTAGAGCGTTTCAAACGGGGATATCATATAGAACTCCCTATTAAGATGACCCGGATACATACCATCGGGGACAGCCATGCCACATGTGGGTGGACGACCACCGGATTCCCGATCAAAATACATCATTTGGGGGCCAAGACCTGCTTCTCCGTGGGCCGTGATCGCCTGGAGGTATTGGACTTTGCGCGCTGTGGCGTGGAGGAGTTGGACTATGTGATCTTGTGTTTCGGCGAGATTGACTGCCGCTGTCATATACATAAATATGTCCAAGAAGACAACACGTACCAAGAAATCATCCATAATGTGACCGAACACTATTTCATGGTCATTGCCGAGAATGTGGCCCAATACGGGGAGATCCGGGTCGCCGTGTTCAATGTGCCCCCGCCCGTGCGGCGCCACGGTTGCCAAGAAAACCCGGATTACCCCTTTCTTGGTACGGACCAAGAACGGCGTGCCTATGTCCAGTATTTCAATGCGCGACTGGAGGAGTTGTGTCGCCAACATGGGTACTATTTTTTCAATGTCTACGACGTTTACGCGGATCGGGAGGGGTTCTTGGACCCCACCTTGAGCGACGGAAATGTGCATATTTTGTCTCCCGGGGGGTTGGGAGAAGAATTGTGGGAATGGGTAAGTAAATATGTATAAACAGAACGCGTCAACTATACACATATTTTAGTATATTTGACACATTTTTAATCGCCATGACCCAACACTATTTCTTGGTATATGACGACCATACGCACCAAGCCGATTTGGCCCGCCTCTTGGAATCGGTGCGGCGGTACGGCCCCGAATTCGACATCATCGTCTTTGATTCCCAAGACATGGACCCCGCGTTCCGGGAACAACACCGCGACATCCTGGATCAGCCCCGCGGCGGCGGCTACTGGATGTGGAAATCCTATATCATCGATCGCACGTTGGCCAAGATGAACCACGGCGACATTCTCATGTATCTGGATTCCAAATACTATTTCAAATGCCCTTTTCAGGAGATGTACCAAGAATATTTGAAGCGCCAAGATTTCTTGGCGTGGACCAACCGTCCCAACGGGAACATCCACGCCATGCACCAATGGTGCAAAATGGACGTGGTGGTCCGGTTTCACATGGAGCAAAAGGTTTTCGTGGAAGGCGTCTGTGACTGCTGGGCCGGGTTTTTGACCATGCGCAAGACGGACCATGTGTGCCAAATGGTGCAGGACTGGCTCGAAATGTGCTGCGACGCCCACAACATCACGGATTCGCCCAGTCAGGTGCCCAATTCCCCCTACTTTTGTGAGCACCGGCACGATCAAAGTCTGCTTAGCATTGTCTTGTATAGGAACAACGTACCGTTGCACTTTCAGGGGACCAAGTACTTGCAGGATGTGCGTAATCCGTGTTGAGGCTTCACTCGATACATGGTTTGCCTGCGGGCGCAAAAAATAAAATTGATTTAAAGAATTGCCAATATATAGTATCATACCAAAGTCGTTGAACAACAACTTTACCCCCAAGCACTCCTACTCAAAGCCAAGTCCAAAGCACTCCTTTCAAAACTAAACTATCAAAACTAAGATGTCGTCTAAGAATGTTGTACTCACCGTTGCCGACTGGGACACCTCTGCCATCAAGTACATGGCCCCCAAGGTCAATGATAAGGGGGGCAAGTCGATCTCGTTGGTCAGCAAGCAAACCAATCGCTCGCTCCACATTACGACGCCGCTCCTCATGACCTGGGGCATTGCCGATTTTGTGGATGAAAAGGGCGAGAGTGACGGTAAGTACAGCATTTCACTCAATTTCCCGAACGATGAGTATCGTACGCCCGCTACGGATGAGTTCCTCAGCAAGCTCAAGGATTTCGAGCAGCAGGTGCTCAACGATGCGGTCAAGAACAGTGAGCTCTGGTGGGGCGAGTCCATGAGCCTGGAGTTGTGCAAGCACACCTTCTTCCCCTTCCTGAAGTACAGCAAGAACAAGGATACGAAGAAGATTGATTACACGAAGCCGCCCACGATTCGCGCCAAGGTGCCCAACTACGACGGTAAGTGGGGCGTGGAGATTTACGATACCAGCTCCAAGCTGATTTTCCCTAGTGAGAATGATCACCTCACGCCGATGGATTTTGTGCCCAAGTTGAGTCGCGTTGCTTGCGGTCTCCAATGCACGGGTATTTGGATCGGTGGCAAGGGTTGGGGTCTCACCTGGAAGATGTTTCAGTGCATTGTCAAGCCGCGCGAGGTGGTTTCCGTGTTTGGTAAGTGCCATATCAGCTTGTCGACGGAGGAAAAGACGGCACTGGAGAGTCAGGTGATTCATGACGAGGCGACGGCCGAGGAGATGGGCGTCGTGCCTCCCATCGTGGTCAAGTCCGCCATGGATCCGGTGGCCAATCCAGATACGCATGTGGAGGATAGTGATGGCGAGGGGGAGGAGGCGGCCGACGCTTCTCGACCGGACGAGCCCGCCGAAGCCCCGTCGTCTACGATGATCAAGAAGGTCGTTAAGAAGGAGCCAGCGGCGGCGGTTGAAGATGCGGAGGCACCCAAGAAGAAGGTGATTCGCAAGGTGGTGGCTGCCAAGTAAAATAGTAGTAGGTGATATAGAACGTAACATGAATATTTAGCCCCATGACGAGTTGATTACGATAAAAAACATAAAAAACACTCTTTTTTATGTTTTGTTCCCACCTTGGGAGCGGGCGTTTCGACGGCCATCTTATAAATACGCACGTATCCTAAATGAAAATCGCCATTTTATTCTCTGGACGCATCTTGCGCTACCGCGAACATTACGACAACATCCAGACTTCCTTGGTTCAGGGGCACGACGCCCATTTTTTTTTGAGTCACAGCCCCGAATTGGACGAAGATCTCGCAGGGTTCCAAGCCCTCTATGCCCCCAAGAAAATCAACAATGGGCCGATCGATTACCCGTGTGTCGCCTCATATACATGTCATCCGCAGTCGAATTCCCACAACATGATGTGTATGTGGTACAACCGCCACCGGGTATTCCAGGACATGTGTGCGTATATGAAAGAAACCGATACCTGGTACGATCTGGTCATTTCGGCCCGGCTCGACATGTTCAGTGATGAATCCTTGGTATATGATTGGTTCCAAGATCTGGACGCGCTGTTGCCCCCGACGGTATTTGTGCCCGAAGGGTACGATTGGGGGGGTCTCAACGATCAATTGGCCGTGGGCGATTTTTATGCCATGGAGACCTATATGACCTTGATGGACCACATTTATCCCATCTTGGATCGGTTGCATCCGTATTATGGACCCGAACCGGTGCTCTTGAAGCACTTGTCCATGCAGGGGGTGCAGGTCGTCCGTTTCCCATTCAAATACCGGTTATTCAATGGGAAGCTGTTTAGATAACTTGTAACTTAGAGATATCTGTGTCCATATTATATTTATTACGTTTATTACTTTACTTATAGCATGAGTTCACCCCCAAATGTAGATGGCGCCCCTCCGCTGAGACCTATCGTGAATGGGGTCCTTGCGCCTCCGCCCCCCAGACCCCGTGAAGAAACCAACCTACGCCCCCCGACCCCCGACGACGATACCAAGGCGCTGAAATTGAAAATCGAAAAATTGTTGGAAAGTGACGAGAACGATTCGTGGGGGACCGTCAATGTTGACCGTCTCAAGACCCCGATACCTGCTCCTCCGCCCCCCGGTTTGAGTGGACCCCGACCGCCCTTTGGACCCCTTGGAAACAATTTGACCTTGCCGCCACTGACGAATATACCCATCATAAATAACAATACTACCGTGATTGATCCTTCCGTCGGTTCGGCCCCTCCGGGGTCGTTTGAGCGATCTGATTACATGGTCAAGGCGCCGATTACCTATATTTACATGAACGGCAAACGTATTGGAACCATTACCCGCAGTGATTTCAAATAATTGCATTTTCACCCACCCACCCCCTTGCGCTTATGGATGTACATCGCCAAAGGTGCATGAGCGCCATCTCGGGGATCAATTTATCTAATCAAATTTTAAGTAAGTAGTTCGTATATTTTTAATAATCCAGAATATTTAGGTCATGTCATTACTGGTTTCTACCGCTTCTCCATGGACAAATGACGAACCCCCCAAAAAGAGAATACCGTCTATGCGACGTACCGTCCGCAAATCACCCGCATTGGATGCCTCATCTGCGAATGACAATGTATTTGGCGGCGGGGTACATTCGGTCGAGTCCTTCGCCACAGGCGGCGACGATTTAGACACACTGGGGGACTATCAGGGCTCCAAATACGTCTCCCAACAACAAATGTACCAAGACGACAAAAACCAGATGCACCAGATGCATCAACAGGTCAACGACCAAGAAAAACGGCAATCGCGGGTCAACGAACTCATCAACCAAATGCAAGCGTTGAAGGCGGACAACGACGGGAAGAATTTGGCGGATTTCAAACCGTTGTCCCACCCCATTGTCAATACCAAGAAGGATGCGTCGGTAAACGACCTCTTCCCCCCTATGGCGGGCGCCGCCTTCAAAGACAGTTTCGATACCGGCGGGATGGCCGCGTCCCCGTACCCGGTGACTACCCCCCGCGATTCGATGCGTCCTACGATTGCTTCCAATAACCCAGATTTAGACAAAATCGCCAGTTACCAGATGGCGTACCAGGTTCCTACCAAGATAACCAATGCGCCGTATTATTCGGGGGGCGCGGCCCCCCGTTCTCAGGGCGGCACCTTATCCAACGACAATACTCTTTTAGATAAGATCAACTATATGATTCATTTGTTGGAAGAACAGTCCAACGAAAAAACCCACAATTCGATGGAAGAATTTGCGATGTTCACCTTGGTCGGTGTCTTCATCATTTATGTATTGGACAGTTTTTCGCGGTCAGGTCGCTACACACGTTAGCGTGTCGTTGTCGTTGCCGTCCTCGTAGGCGTCCCATACGACGATGATTTTCACATAGTTCAAAAAATCTCGTTGCACGGTGACGTTGCTGTCCACAAACATGGTCGAAACGCGCTTTCGTATCTCCTCGATCAAGACCGGGCTATTCGGTTCGCCTCTTCCAAAGATAAATGTATATGATTTGTCGCCCGCGTCGTTGGCCTTCAGTACCCCGTTTTTAATCGTTCTTAGCGCATTTTCTACGAATCGAAGGTCGTAGATGTGCCGCGTCTCTTGGGCCTTTTCGTATCTTTTGCGCAAATCTTCGCGTGTGAAGATGGACAACATCATGCGTTATTATTTGTAATATATGATGCTTATATTTAATGAGGACGTTGTAAAATGAAGATGTACTGGTGTTCATCTTGATTGGCCTCTTTTAGATTGACCTGTCCGTGTACCAAGAACCCGGCGTACTGGGCCATATACACAATCTCGTCCAAGGGTTCCATGTACATGGTCCATTCGTTTTGCCGGATGTGTTTCGTATGGGAATCTTGGAACGATTCTTGGAACAAGACCGTGTTTTGTGGGGCAGCTTTGGAAAAATCGTAGGACGATTTATAGGTGAAATTGGGGAAATGGATCACGCTGTCGGTTACCCGGGTAAGGACCAGGTTTTGCAAGGAATCGACTAAAAGCGGCTTCCCCGTGGCAGGTATGGGGTCAAACTTCTCACGGTCGTAGAGTTGGATCACCAAGAATCCGTGGGGGATCAACCAATAGTACAGGTTGCGGAACAGGGTGACCTTGTCCGGAAAATGGTACATCGTGTTTCCCGTCATCAAAATATGGGTGAATATGTTCTTGTCGTAGGTCATGGGATCGTTCAAGTTGCCCTGTTTGATGGGTAAATCAGGGTATTTGTCGGTACATTCGGTGATCATGTCCGGCGAATTGTCCAGTCCGTAGGCCTGGGTATACCCCTTGGATTGAATATAGGATACGAGTTCCCCGGTACCACATCCGGCGTCCAAGAGCACACTCTGGGTTTTGCTGGGCATGGTCAGTTTCTCCACCATATCGAAAATAGATTGGTTCATCGGTTTCGGTTGATAAATCATGTCGTATATTTGGGCCAAGAAGGCGTCGTAGATGTCGATATCGCGCCGAATGACGTATTTTTCGCCTTGGCTGAATCCTTCCTTGGGGGGACGTTTCCAGTGAATCAGTACGATCAAGACGAGGGTGATGAGGATCATCATCCAAAAGAGGATTTTATTTTGGGTTTTATTTCCCACATATACACCAAGAAATTTCATGGTATGTTATGGTTCGAATGTTCTATAGTGTGTTGCCATAAAAAAAGTGTTGCAGTGTTGCAATAGGGATACCTGGTCCAAATACACTTAAATATATTGTATTATACATCAGTCATACGTATAACACAATATGTCCAATTTTTATGATGTATTGGGCGTGAGCAAAGAGGCCGACGATCAAGAAATCAAAAAGGCGTTTCGAAAGTTGTCCTTGCAATATCACCCGGACCGCAACCAAGACGAGGATACGACGGCCAAGTTCCAAGAGATCAATGCGGCGTTTGAAGCGTTGAAGACCCCGGAACTGCGCCAACAGTACAACGACGGTCAGGCTTCGCCGTTCAACGGCGGGGGGCGAGGCGGGATGCCCCCGGGCATGCATCCGTTTGGGGGCATGCCGGGCATGGGACACCACATGCATCCGGGTCATCCTCATATGTCTGCCCACATGGGAGGCGAGGATTTCGGGGACATCAACCAATTTTTTAACATGATGTTTGGGGGTGGCATGCCCCCCGGGATGGGGGGCATGGGCGGCATGCCTGGGGTCCGCATTTTTCACAACGGAGGGCACACGTTTTTCCAGCAACAACATCCGCAACACCACCAGAAACCGCCGCCGATTCAATGCACGGTCGAAATTACCCTGCAACAGGCTTATATGGGATGTTCGGTACCGTTGGACTTTGAGCGCTGGGTTCTGGAAAACGACAACAACCGTCGGGGAGAGCGTGAATCCATGTTCATCACGATTCCGCCGGGCATTGACGAAAACGAGACGATTCGCATCCACGATCGCGGTAACATCGTGAACGAACACGTCAAGGGCGACATTCACGTCAACGTCAAAATCACCAACAACACGCCGTTTCAGCGTCAGGGGCTGGATCTCTTGTTCAAGAAGACGATCACTTTGCACGAGGCGCTGTGCGGGTTTGCGTTTGATTTGCAGCATTTGAACGGCAAGACCATGTCCATCAATAACAAGAACAATGTGACCATTATCCATCCCAATTTCCGGCGTGTGGTCCCGGGCATCGGGATGAAGAAAGACGCCATGTTGGGGAACATGATCATCGAATTCAACGTGGAATTTCCCTCGTCGCTGACGCCGGAACAGGTCGCTGCCCTGGACAGGGCGTTCCGGGGCCCAGCATAAATGCAAAGGCCCAGCATAAATGCAAAGGCCCAGCATAAATGCAAAGGCCCAGCATAAATGCAAAGCGCAATGTGCAAAGAGATATAAACATTTTTCAACAAATACTGTAGTCGTAGTTGTTGAAATCAGGATCATGTCGTGCGCAAAATTCAATTGGAGTTTGTTGAAAAATTACGGTCTGTCGTTGAATACGACCAAGAAATATTTCATGATATATGAAGAAAATACGTGGCTATTGCAGGGCGTCTATGACAATGTGGAGGACGCGTGTCGGTCTTGCGGTCTAACGGTGGACACGTGGAAACAGTCGTCCTATAGCGACGATCATGTGGGCCACGTCCCGTTTTTTCGTCAAGGATTCGTTCAAAATTTGTCGGTATGGGATGTCTTGGAACAGATGCACAACCACAATGCGGAAGATTTTAGCCATCGGGGCCGCGAAGCCATTATGGACCATACGTTGAATTGTATCGCCCCTTCTCTCAGGTATGCGTCGTAATTTTCAAAGTTTTATACCTTGACGGATCAAGGTATAAATTCGCTTTCGGTGTGTTTCGATCACACTACCTCACGGTTAACAGCCGTATGCTCTTCCTATTGAGCTACGAAAGCATGGTTATATGGGGTGATAAGTGGAATATCTAATAAATCTTCTTGACCGGTACCCCCGTGTCCACCAAATAGATGGAATTCTCCGTCATGATAATGTAATCCGTGTTTTGCTTGAAGATCTTGACGATGGGGCTCGTATACTCCTCGACACTCTTGACCAGGAGCTTCTCCCCGTTCTCCTTGATGCCAATCGAGACCTTCTTCTCTAAACTGTCCGCCCAATAGTCCATCATGACCGGCTTATCCTCGATGATGGCCCACTTGACCGCATTCTGCAAGGTCACATTGTCCGGGAGACGGTATCCCACCGACGATGCGGCCGCGGCCGCGCCAGCCGCAGGGGCCACGGACGGCGTGGGAGGCGTGGGAGGCAGGCTGGACGGAGCTGGTGACGAGGATGCCACCGCTTTGGGTGCCGCCGTAGCTGGTGTCTTGATTTGTGATGTACTCATACTATCTATTTAAATAAATTAAAAATGAAAAATAAATAATAATTAATATAAATACTAATAGAACAGTTCTTTATATGTGTTTTATGAGTGTTTTCTTCACATAAAACCATTGTGAGAGGGGGGGGGGCATTATACCCCCGCAATCGTGTTTTCGTAATAAGTGTTGGTATAGGAAATCGTGCGCTTCCTCAATTTGGGCTTTTTATTTTTGATGACCGGGTTCTCACTCATGATACAGATATTCTCATATTCATCCAACAATATTTGCTTGATGAATTCAAATACAAACCGTAAGATGCGTTCCGTACAGTTGCCCACGATGAGTCCACTGCCCGTGCGGAAAATCATGAACGACACCTCCGTGTATTTCTTACTGTCAATCAGCTCGCTCATTTTGAGGGTACGATCTTCTAAGAGCACTTTGCCATTCTGCTTTTCCCGGTCGAACCCAATGTCGTGGTTGAAATAGAATTTACATTTGACGCCGGGATAACTGCACGGATCAAACGACGATTCGATACCGTATTTTTCGCCACATAGAATCGCATGGAACCGTTCACGGTTGACGAAGAACCCGCAGTTGAAATTGGAATTGATCAACACGTGGTCCTCGTTGTAATTTTCAATAAAGTCGATTTTTTCGGGCAAATGTTCCTGGAGAATGTTTAGGACAATTTGTTTCACGTTGCTCAAAATATGGTGGTTCACGATGCCGGGTATTTCCATTTTACCGGTGTTGAATACCTTGATATGGACCTCACGAAACGGTTCGTCCTGATATTTGAACCGAACAATCAGGGCAAAACAATTGTAAAAGGCGTTTTTGACTTTGCATCGGTAGGACGTGATGTCTTTTTTAGAGACCCCGATTGTGATCTTTCGTTCGTCTTTGAATTTGATGCTTCGCGCCGCAGGATTGTGAATCTGTTTGATGATATTTTCCTTGTAATATCCCACGTGTTTGAGACGTTCTTGGTATATGGCGTGCTCTTCGGGGGTTTTCGACACAATTTTAATCTGTTTTTTCAGGACCCCGGTCACAGGTCTCCAATACTCAATGGTGGGTATTTTCCAAAACAAGGTATGGATATCGATGGACTGGTTAAGAAACAATACTTTGGTTTTCGTCGAAATGGTGAGCTCCATGTCTGCATTGGCTTTGCCAATTTTGGCACCGCCCCCCTCATCATCCAAGGACTGAGAACAGGATTCATCGCCGATATCCTCCTTGGAAACACCTCCACCTCCAACTCCACCTTTAGCAACATTGGGTTTCGACCAGGTCGATTTGCCGGGTTTGCCCGTTTCTTCTGTATTTAGGGCACCGTTGGGAGATGTTGTTATAAGATGCTGGGTGTTCAAATAGCATTGCCATTCACTGTCGAGATCCATCGGCTCGGTTCAGTTCAGTTCTTTAAATACGTTTTTCTATAACTTATACCAAACATTCTTTAAATCAATTTTCGCGCGCAATCTCTTTAGCCGCACATGGACATCATGGACGTGCAAAAATAGCGAATGGATACATCGATGGGAATGTCGGGACGGTGGATGATGGTTTCTATTTTGTTGATAAAATCGGCAAGGTTGCCGCGATGTTTCTCCGGGTTTCGAATGATATGGTTGAAATATTTTTGCAAAAAGGTGCGCTTGTCCATGTTGTACTGGATACTCGTGTGATTGATAAATTCAATGATTTCGTCCACGTCCACCGTTTCCTGCTGCAATTTTTCGTGAAATTCGTCCAAGATGTGTATATGAAACGGATGATAAATCTCGTTCATGCGTAATCCTTCCAATTGAATGAAATTGATGATACTGCGAATGTCTGATTGGTACATGTGCTGGATCGTTTGGATCGTGGTATCGCTCAAGGACAACCCTTCTTCGCGACAAATATTTTTGATAAATTGGAAAATGTCCTGTTTAGGCAATTGGTTGAAACGGACACATAGGAATTCGTTTTTAAGCGATTCGTCGATTTTAGTAATATAATTGCAAATGAGGCAAAACCGGACGTTGTAAGTGGACGTTTGCAGAATGTATTTGAGCGCCTGTTGGGCATTCTTGGTCATATAGTCGACTTCATCCAATATCACAAATTTGAGTCCCATCTCAAAGAGGTTCATCGATTTCGCAAATTGGTGTATTTGATTCCGTATAATGTCGATGCCGCGTTCGTCAGAGGCATTTAGATGAATCACCGTGCTTTTGTTGATTCGGTGGTACTTGGCCTGGAATTCGTTGATCAAATTGATGATGGTCGTCGTTTTTCCCGTCCCCGGGGGACCGTAGAACAACAAATGCGGAAAATAATTTTTATTCAAAATGTTTTGAAACAACTCGCGGTTCAAGGGATCCAAGACAATGTCTTGGAAATGTGACGGCCGATATTTTTCCACCCACGGAATGAAGACGGCGGGTTGATCAGGGGGATCTATATTATTTGTCGTGTTCATTCAATAATATAGATTATATGTCTTGTCTTTAGGTTTTACGCATCCTGTGGCCATTTCCGGTCGACATAATGCGTGTGTTTCATATATAGAAAATACGGCGACATTACAACATACCCTACCCACGATGCCGGTCAACGTTATTATACCCATGGGCGGAACGGGGGAACGCATGAAACCCCTGTATACGGTTCCCAAGCCTTGGATCCAAATCCTGGGTAAACCCATGATTTGTCATGTATTGGACCATTTAGTCTTGGAACCCGACGATCAGGTGTTTATCATTTATTGTACGACGAGCTGGGATCCGGAATCGCTCTACGATTTCAAAATAAAGATGCGCAAATGGTACCCCCACGTCTCTTTCATACCACTGGATTCTCCTACTCAGGGCGCCGCGGAAACGGTGCTGCGGGGCATGCATGCCGTCGCCAATTTGCACCTTTATCGCAACCTGAACACCATGGTGATGGACTGCGACGCGTTTTACACGGAAGATGTCGTTTCGATGTATAAGCAATCCGTCCACAAAGATGCCGTGTTTTATACGAAAAATACCGACCCCACCCCCCTATTTTCCTATATACAAATGACGGAAACGGGCCCCCATTCCCACCGTATTCGCGATATTCGCGAAAAGGAGAAAATCAGCGACTTTGCCAACACGGGCATCTACTGTTTTTCCACCTTGGAGAGTCTCCTTAGCGCAGCATCCTATATCATTCAACACCGTCAAATGTTTCACAATGAGTTTTATATTTCGAGGGTGGTCTCTGCCCTGATACATCAAGAACGATCCCCCGCGGATTTCCACGGCATTGAACTTGTGCGGGTGTTTTCGTTGGGGACCATGGACCAAATCAAATCGTACCAAGAAAATACGTGTATTTTTCTATGTGATTTGGACGGTACGTTGGTGCTGACCGACGACGTCTATTTTGACGTATGGCGCACCCTGCTCCAACCGTACGGCATGGACCTCACCGAATCCATGTTTGGGGATTATATTGCCGGAAAATGCGATTCCAATGTGGTGCAAACGTTGATTCCGCATGCGGTTGAGCAGGTCGATCGTATTTCCCAAGAAAAGGACCGACTCTTCTTGGAACATCTGGACTCTCGCCGGAGCATGATCCGTGAAGTGGAAGGAGCCACTCTTTTCCTACAAACGGCCTATGAGTATGGCCATAAGATGGCGTTGGTCACCAACAGCAACCGCCGGGTCGCCAAGGCCGTTGTACAGTATTTCAAATGGGATCGGTGGGTCGATGTCTTGGTCACGGCCGACCAATGTGAACGTCCTAAACCCTTTCCCGATCCGTATTTGAAAGCCATGGCCCATTTTAGGGGACCGTCGTCCCCCGTGGGGCATGTGTCCAAGACGATTATATTTGAAGATTCCAAGACGGGTTTCATGAGTGCGAAATCGGCGTCCCCCGATTGTATTGTGGGGATTGAAACCACGTACCGGTCCCAAGAAATCATGAACCACGGGGCGCAGATATCTTTCCCCAATTTCTTGGAGGTCGATTTGGAAAAAATTCACCAAATCATGGTGGAAACCGACAACAAGGCGCTGCTCAAACGGCAGATTGCGGCGTCGTTGTGCCAATATTACGTGGTGGACGTGGACATTGACGACAAGAAAATGAAGGGGGGATTCATTGCCGACGTCATTTCTCTGCGGGTACTTACCCAAGATAGCATACTGCATGGTGTTTTGAAAATGGAAAACCGAGATGTCACGATGGGATCAACCATGGCTAAACAACTGCAACTGTATGAGCGCGAGTATTATTTTTATGCTCAACTGGCCCATTTCGTTCCCGTGGCGGTTCCTAAATATCTTGGTATGATCAAAAACAGCGAGTATCAAACCATCGGGGTTCTATTGGAAAATATGCACCAAGAACGGGGGCAGTTTAATGTGGACCTCAACCGTGCCGACCTGGAAGTATCGTTCACCATCCTGCGATCCATGGCCAAATTGCATGCCACCTTTTGGAACAAGGATTTGCCTAAATCTTTTTCGGGGATCAAAATGAACAACGATGGCATCTTCCAACCGTTCTTGGGAGAATTCTTGGTATCGAAATTCGAAACATTCAAATACCAATGGCAAAACTATTTCTTGGAAACGCACCAGATGGCTAAACTGGATCACCTGGATAAAGTTGTCCAAAACTACGGAGATCTCCAAGACAGAATGAGTTCCGGGGATTTGACCTTGTGCCACGGTGACATTAAATCCGCCAATATTTACTATAAGATGGGGTATCGGTATGACGACGACGACAATTGTTCAGGAGATCTGGCGTCCTTACAGGCGCGGGACGGTTCGGTCCATAGTGGCATGGTGAACCATAATAATAATAATGTCCTAAAGTCTCGTCAGGAGTATGAACCCGTGTTTTTAGACTGGCAACACATGGTCTACGGAAAAGGTGCTCAAGATCTGGTCTTTTTCATGATTGAATCGTTCCATACGTCGACCATTCAACAATACGCGACGTTATTCGCGGAGTATTACTATATTCATCTTACGAAATATGGGGTGAAAGGGTATGCCAAGGACACGTTTTTGAATGATTGCCTCGACGCCCTGGATTTTGTACCGGTATTTGTGATGATGTGGTTTGGGACCATGGACAGCGACGAATTGATCGACAAAGATTTCCCGTTTGAATTCATACGTAAGTGGGCACAATTCCCGCGCAATGTGTTTTCGGGGCTTAAACCGTCTCTGCGGGCAAAATACATCTAAATGGGTGAGAGACCCCCCATCCCCGCCCCCACCCCCACAAGGATACAATGAAAACCGTGAAAAAAGTGTAAACCACATAAATGGATGCCGTACAAATATTCAATATTGTTACTATATGACAAAAAGCAAAAAGAGACCCACGATACAAAAAACGACTACCGACGATGTACCAACCACCGACACAAGTCATGAATCACCTGTGCCCGAGGAGGTACCATCTACAGCCACAGCAGCAGCAGCAGTAGCAGAACCGACCGAAACCAATATCACATGTACGATTCGCGAAGTTGTTGCTAAAAAGCCGGCGCCGAAACGGGCGCCGGCGACTAAAAAACCCAAGACGGACAAGTTAAGCCAATTTGTTACCATGGATAAGAAGCCGGCCAACGACCCCCATGCCGGGGTCCAAATTGCCAACATCATTTTACACCTAAAGTGTACCATGAACGATTTGCACGGTTACAAAGATGACCAAATCAAACAATTCAAGAACCCCCTCACATACAATCCGGATGTACCCCCGGACCTCATGGCGTATCAACAAACCAATCAATATTCGTTGCTAAACAGTACGAACACGGCGGAAGGGGAAGATTACGCCTATCTGGAATCCAAGAACCGGACGGCGCTGTACCAAATGGTCACCACGGGCGAAGCGAGCAACGATGGCGAGACCCAAGACGAATCTCCTAAAGAAGACCAACGTACCGATATGAAGGACATTTACGCTAAATTAAAGAAGCTGAAAATCAGCCTGTTCAAAAACATGTCGTTTATGGATAAAAAGTCGGCGTGTTTTTGGTGCACCTACGATTTCGACAACCCCGAGTGCTATATTCCCAGATACGAGATGGACGGTTCGATCCATGGTTACGGGTCTTTTTGCCGTCCCGAATGCGCCACCGCCTATTTGATGAAAGAAAACTTGGACGATTCGACTAAATTTGAGCGGTACCACCTGTTGAACCAAATTTACAGCAAAGTGTACGACTATAAGAAAAACATCAAACCGGCCCCGAATCCGTACTACATGCTGGACAAATATTACGGGAATTTGACCATTCAGGAATACCGTAAATTGCTAAAGTCAGACCACTTGCTCTTGGTGATCGACAAGCCGTTGACGCGTATTCTCCCCGAATTGCACGAAGACAATGAAGACTTTTTGACGAATATTTATGGCGGCACATCCAATACCACGTCATCGGCCCAATCGTCCATCGCTCCCGGCACCAACGGGGTCTACAAGGTGCGCAGACAGAGTGACAAACAAAACGGGCCCACGAAATTGAATATATTGAAGGAGCATTTCAACCTGGCGTCGTAAAATCATATAAAATTAATCAACGAATGTAGAGTATCATCGTCATCATCATATAGGAAAAACATGGATACGTGGAACACGACCAGCGATGCGTGTAAAAAACAACATTTCGTGGATCTCATTCAACACTCTTCAAAATTTGAATACAATTCCCAATTGACCACCCAAGAATTGCTAAACAACCGTTGTGAAATTGTGCAAACGGGCATCGGCGATTTGTATTTTGCCGTGATTCTCATGAACGATGGGGAAATTTCGAGTCCGGTGTATTTCAATGTGGCTTTTTATGTGAAGAACCCGAATTCGGTCGGCAATCCGGCGAAAGACATGGAGGTCAAACTGAAATTGCTAAATACAATCGCCCATCCCAACGACGTGGTGTTTTTTTACGACGAACGTATTTCATATAGCAATTGGCAGGCGAAGATCACGGACATTCGCCATTTGAGTTTCTTGCAGGAGCGCGTTCATCTTGAGCGCGATGCCAGTCTTCCGGATGAATATATTGTCATACAAACCAAGTGCCGGGCGACCAGCGATTTCGATTATCAGGGCATGAAAACCCGGTTGCGGGAGTTTTGCCGGTATTTTAAAACGGATTTACCCATTGTGATTGAAGGCGAACAGATGTTTCCCTATAATTTGGAGACGGCGGTGCACGGTATTACCACGGTATATGACGAATTGATGGAATTGAAAGCGAATAACCAGGTCATTGATCGCACCACCTACAACATTTACAACGATCTGGATTACGACCGCATCCTCCATTTTTTGGGGGTGTTGCATCATGCTAAATATTCGATCACGTTGGGGAGCGGGGGCAATTTCGTGAGTTCGATTTGTTTCGCCAAGAACACCATTGCACTTTCGCGCGAAGACTTGTTGCTCATACGCAACCGTGACACGTATGCTAAAAACAATGTTGAACTGTTTTTGGATATAGGAGCATTTTTGCAACGCATTTCGCGTTTAACGTGATGACATTACGAAAGATACATAAACATTTTGGCAGATATTTATTAAATAACGTCAATAAATATCGATGAAGATTGATTTGTCTAAATATCAAGGAAAGGGGTACACCGGATTAGCCAATTTAGGAAACACGTGTTTCATGAATTCGTGCATGCAAATCATGAATCACATTTACGAATTGAACGAATTGTTCATGTATAGTAAAGAACACGTCAAGTTTATCAAACATCCTAAAAAGCGGCATGACATTAAACTCATTCACGAATGGGTGGAGTTGCAAGAAATCATGTGGGCCAACAACGGCGCCATATCTCCCAATAAATTCGTGCATAATGTCCAGAAGATTGCTAAAATAAAGGATCGCGACATTTTTACGGGATGGGCCCAGAATGACATGCCCGAATTTTTGCGGTTCATCGTGGAATGCATGCATAATTCGATTTCACGGGGGATTCGCATGAACATTTCGGGAACGAAACAGAACCGCAAAGATACCATTGCCTTGGAATGTTACCAAATGTTGCAAAATGTGTATGAGAAGGAATACTCGGAAGTGATGAAACTGTTTTACGGAATTTATGTGAGCGACATCAAATCGGTCGATACGAATCATTCGCACAGCATCAAACCGGAAATGTATTTTATATTGGACTTGCCCCTGCCCACCAGCACCAATGGTCGCGACATTGAACTCTCTGCGTGCTTTGATTTATTTACCCAAGACGAAATCTTGCAGGGCAGCAATGCGTGGCTAAACGAAAAAACCAACGAAAAAGAGACAGTACATAAACAAATCACCTTTTGGAATTTCCCAGATGTATTGGTTATTTCACTGAAACGGTTCAACCCATGCGGAACGGAAAAACGCACGGATTTAGTAAAATTTCCTTTGGAAGGCCTGGATCTCGCTAAATATGTCTGTGGGTACAATCCCCGAAGATATGTATATGATTTGATCGCCGTATGCAACCATTTTGGGAATGTGATGGGGGGTCATTACACGTCGTTTGTCAAGAATTACGACGATGAATGGATACATTTCAATGACGTTTCCCATGAAAAAATCAGCGACCCGAATCATGTAATTACCCCGATGGCCTACTGTTTGTTTTATCGCATCCGTGAGGCCACTTAGTGTCCAATGCAAACCATTTTTACCAATCAAACAATCACATAAACTCCCGTGGAGATATATAGGACAATTATATAAGAATAATCATGAGTAAAGCATGTAATTTACATTGTAGTCAAGGTACCACGGTCGCCTACGATTCCAATGGCAACTGTTTTTGCAGTACACCGACACCCTCTACCTCAAAGACACCTTCCACGACAACGACACCTTCCACGACAACGACACCTTCCACGACCCCCACCGCTAAAAAATGCCATAAAAAGCCAACACATCATACACATACCCACCGTCCTAATATTTTCAACCAATCCAGTAATGCGGAATGGGGATCGGTATTTTCGAAAACCAATCTAATTATTTTAGTTTGCTTTATGTTGTTGTATTTTTTAATTTACATGGTGATTAAATTGTTTTTAGGGCAAAGTTTTACTAGCATCATTACGAGCCGTTTGATTGATTTCTTTGCCATTATTTTATTGATGTTTGTCATTTTTTATCTCTTCTTTTCCTCGTCGTCGGTGTACACGTGGAACAACCGAATGGTGAATGGTTCGAATGATCCTATAGGACAAATGTTGATATATATTCGCAATTTCTTTGATACGCCGGTCAATATTCTGTTTTTAGTGTTGGTCATTTGCATTGTGTATTTGTTGCTGTTCTTGTTTGGCGTTCCCATGAACGAATACAAACCGGTCAGTGTTCAAATATTAATGTATATTCTCTGGGGGTTGTTCATTTATGATGTATTTGAAATCGTCATCCGTTATTTGTTCTTATTTTCCATTACGGATTATTTGTTGAATCCCTTGATCAACGGATGGTATTCTTTGCCGAGTAATTTACACACACCGGTGCCGATTTATGATGACGATGGTGATAGCGACGAGATATGTGATCAAAGTGGGAATGTGATTGGCAATACGACATCAAGCAGTGCCCAGGAAGAAGTGTTCAATATTGGTAACAATCTGTATACGTACGACGATGCCCAGTCGGTATGTCAATCATATGGTGCGCGGTTAGCAACCTATGATGAAATCGAAGACTCGTACAATAACGGAGGAGAATGGTGTAATTACGGCTGGAGCGACAAAAAATTGGCCCTCTTCCCGACCCAGAAAGACACGTGGAACAAATTGCAAAAAACGGCCAACCATAAGAATGATTGCGGGCGACCGGGTATCAATGGAGGCTATATGGCGAATCCTTATCTCAAATTTGGGGTAAATTGTTACGGGGTCAAACCGAATGCCACCGCGCGTGACGTTTCTGGTGACGTCCTAGATACAATTGACACCGACTCGATTGATTACACTGATCCCGCAAACAGCTGGCGACAAAATGGGCAAGTGTCGATCAATTCGTTTAACCACAATAAGTGGTCGCGTTATTGATAACGCTTCGACCGTCGTTTCGATTTGTTCGTATGGGTTTTGCGTCGGGTGGAGGATGACATCACGTGGTGGGGTCCCGGACCCCTTTGCCGGGTTTGGTCCAATAGCCGATTGAGTACATCATCCGGCAGCATCATATCATTGTCATTTTCCGCATATTCGTAGACGGGTTCGTTCATGTCTTGGTGTTGCAAATGGTCCGTGTATAATCCTAAAGGAATGGAGGACGAATACAGGCGGTCTTCCGGGTTTTCTGCCATTCGGTAGACACAATTAATGACGACGCCCTCGTGGTTGCGTTGGAAAATACATTGCTCTGTCCATACCATGTTATATGACTATGTATAACATGGATTTAGGTTTTTAGATTTAACGGCGGCGGCGCGTGAGGCGCGTGAGGCGCGTAGCACGAGCACCACGGCCCACCGGAACCATTTGTTGGGAATATAAGAGAACCGCGGGAACGGCTAAATCCACCAACATACTACCTCCACGCTTGCTGCGAGAGCTCTTCTTGCGACTGCCGCCCATCGACGCCACCGGCACGACCGTAGGAGTCGTCTTCATCACGTGACCACCGTTACCACCCGTTTTAAACGTGATCAGGTTGCCCATGCCCGGGGCCGCCACCTGGTTCGTTCCGTACAATCCGGCGGCATAACTGGCGGCACTTCCCGCACCACATCCGCTGCCTCCGCGACGTATCTTTCTGGACTTGGAGTTTTTCGCCATGGTATTAGCTATATACTATATGCACGTATTTTTGTTATACGCGCAAGATATCGCTGTATTTGGATTCGCTAGACATCATGGCCACATCATGGGGATGGCATCCATATTTGTTCATTTCTCTCACACACAATGACATGCCGCGTATCGTATTACGTATCCAGATGAGTATGATGAGATTGGCTAAAGTAATAAAGAACAAGAATACGCTGTAGAAACATATAAACCATACATAGGGGTAAATTTCGTTGTATATGAGATGATTGATGGGACGTATCATTTCTTTCAAAAAGATACGAATATCTTCGTTTTTAAAAAAGTCCAAGAATGTATCTCTCACTGACGACATATTTTAGGAAACCTGTTTATTATGATTTTGGTTTATGAAGTCAATTATATAACGCAGCTGGGGGATCTTCCCTTTGCCGATTCAAGGGTATTATTTATGATCGTGTGCGTAGATGTAGATACCTAAGTTTGTTAATTTCATATATAAAGATTCTGTATTTGACCATATTTGACCATATTTAACGATGGATAAGATTATGGAACCGAATGAAGCCTTTCCGTTTGAACGATTGGTATTGGCTTCGCCTACGTTTATTAGTTCCGGGAATTATTTTATTAAATATTTATTCAATGATTTTCCGTTGTATATACAACCCCCTAAATGCATTACTAAACAGGGGATCATCAAAGGTGGTAAAAAAATGTACTGCGATTTGATGTTTACCAATGAACACGAGAATTTTATACGGTGGATGGAAGATTTAGAAACTTATTCCCAACGGTATATTTTTAACAATCGGTCGAAATGGTTCGAAAGTGATTTAGAAATGCACGACATTGAGAATTCGTTTACTACGTCCATGAAAGTCTACAAGTCCGGTAAATTTTATATTATACGTACGATTGTTCCGTCACGTTTAGGGAAATGTACCCTGAAAATCTTTGATGAGAATGAAATGGACGTTTCCAGTGACAGCATCAAAGATTCCACGACGGTAATTACGATATGGGAAATTCAGGGAATCAAATGTTCCACCAAGAGTTTTCAAATCGATATTGAGATTAAACAAATGATGGTGGTTAAACCGGACAATTTATTTGAAAAATGTATTATTGGAAAGACCCGAGATCATCCCTCGACGGAAAACGACGACACCAATAAACCGTGGAAAATGGCCACGAAAGAAGGTGAACTTATTTTGTCGCAAGCGCTGGCCACTGCTTCCGCGGGGGGCGACGAGGGCCCCGACCACGGAAACCGTGAATTGGATCAAGAACAACCTAGCACCCAGGATGTTTCACAGATTCACGGGTCTTTAGTCGACGATACTCCTGCCAATGTTTTTATTGGACTGGAAGAGCCCGAACATACCGCGAGTAGTGAAATGAAAACATCGACAATCGGTGAAACATCTTCAACGTTGTTATTTGACCAAGCAGAACGCGGGACGGCGGAAAATATTGAAAACACGTTCTTGGCCACCCAACCAGACCAAGACCAAGAATATTTAGGAGAGAATCCGGAGGACAATGACGAACCCAATGATCACACATTTGATGTATATGAAGTTACGCCAGAGGAGGGGGAAATCCCCCCGCCGGCATCCAACGACGATGGTTTAGAAATGGTAGTCCTGAATTTAGATGAAATCGACGATAAATTGGAATTTAAACTCAAAGCCAGGAATGACGTGTACTATGAAATGTACATGGAAGCAAAACAAAAGGCGGAAGATGCGCGCAATTTAGCCATTACGGCTTATTTGGAAGCAAAACGGATCAAAGAATTGTACATGATTCAGGAACCCTTGGACACACCCACGGATTTAGATAAATATTAACTACCTCACGTGGGCTTCAGGGACTTCATTATCATGAGGTCGTCGGCGTGTACCAAGAAGCACATGAGGATGGATAGAATGTGTTGTATTTGATGTACCCCATGGTATATTTCATGGATCGTGTATCCCGTTATTGTATTTATTACGCGACTCCTTCAACCGAAATTCTCCGTATGTTCATCCACTCATCTACTCATCCACCCATCGATATATTTATTTGTTTAGTTCTTTCTTGGAACGCTCGAAGAATCGACGCATAATAAACCAATTAACAACAAATTTTTTGTCCATCGTTTATATACATACGTAATGCTCAAACAAATTCAATCAGGTTTCTCTAGATTTCCCATCAAGAAATGGATTCCCATTATTATTTTATTGGTGATTTGTTTTGTTTTAGTGGGTTACTCTTCTTATAAGGGTACGGTTTTAGACAGAATGACCAACGGGTCGGCTTCTTGGGGAGGAGCCCAGGCCCCTACGGTTAATTCGACGGGGATGGCGGGTTCACCGCCGGTGCTGAGCATGCCGGATGTTCCGGCCAAGGTCAACTCGCCGGACATGATGGCTCCGTCCGCGTCCGCGTCGGCGTCTGCCAATAACAGCAACTATAAGATGAATCCTGTTGCCAACCCGAGCGAACTTCTCCCGAAGGACCAAAACAGCCAGTGGGCGGCGTTGAACCCGGTGGGTGGCAACGTTCCCGTGCCGGACTTACTTCAGGCGGGTTACCACGTCGGTTTAGATACAATTGGTCAAACCCTGAAGAACCCGAACTATCAGTTACGCTCGGATCCCATCATCGAAAAGAAGGACATTGGCCCTTGGATGCAATCCACGATTGAACCGGATTACGGACGTATTCCTTTGGAAGTGGGTTACGGTACCCGTTAAGATGTAGGCATTCTCGCCACTCTAGTAACGGTGTAGTAAGAATAATGGGTGCAATGAATCAATGTGTGTTATCCAAATATCCATTGATTGTATAGGAATTACATGGCGCGGTCTTGGTTAGATGTGTGTGGATATGTGTTACTCGTCGTCATTTTAGGCTGTTGCATTTATATTTATTTCAAGACGGGCGATTTTGAATTAAAATGCATCGTGTCGGGAGTAGATGGTAACAAATATTGCGTGCGCGAACGCAATCGGCTTCAAGATGCCGCGGATCTTTTAGCGAGTGTCACCGAAAAATGCAAAGAGTTGGTCATATACGTGGCCAAAAATCATCCGGACGATGAACGTGCCCAGCTCCTGAAAAAGAAATTCAATCCCAAGAAGATTGTCGAGATTTTACCCACGAGCAGTTATACCGCCTACAGTGAAAATAAGGGGGAGAAGGTGGCATTTTGTTTGAATGTGACCAAGGGAGGCAAAGAGAATTTGATTGACGAACATACCCTGATGTTCGTGGCCATCCATGAACTTAGCCATATTTCGTGCAATTCTATAGGACATACCACGGAATTTTGGGATAATTTCAAATTTTTATTGGAAAATGCCAAGGCGGCGGGACTACACGACCCCGTCGATTATTCCAAGAAACCGACCAAATATTGTTCAATGAAAATAACGGACAATCCTTATTTCGAAAAATAACCATAGAGATGCGATGTGGCCTATTATTTAGGATTATATGAAAAATCGTATTTTTTATAGGAGTAAACGATGATAACGTGTATCATCGTTTGCTGGTTCATCGTCTTATGTGTTGACGTAGTATATATATATTTGGCCAAGAAATAATGGGCGACGAATTACCGCTTGATTACGTGTACAGTGGGCCAGTATATGTGATCCAAGCGACGGGTGGGTATCAAACCTCACAGTCCTATGCCAAACTGGTCCCTCCGCCCACGTCTCAAGTCAACATCCAAACGGTGTCGGCAGCCGATTTAACCAACGCAGTTCATGTGTTATTTGATGTGCGTACATTCAACATGTTAATCGGTGTTAACAAAGATGAAAATAACATTGCCATCACCGTGCCTGCGACCAATTATTACGATTTTTCCAACAACGTGTTTAAACAAGATACATTGGTATTACCGCCGTCGCTCTTTGTTCAAGGGTTGAATCACGACCCTACCCGCGTCATCAGTGTGGGCAAGTTTAGTACACTTTACAGCGATTTTTCCAACTACATTAATTTGTACTTTGGGTTCCGGGCCTTGGATGGCAGTGGTAACGTGTATGGGCAAGGTGACCTGTTTTCTGGATTGAGTAATTTAATCCCCAAGAATTCGGTATTTGATGCCAGCGCCTTTTTGCAAATTATTTCGGGTAGCAGCGCTTCGACATTTGGTTCACATGTTGATGACCTGAGTGGTACGTTTTATGTGCACTATGTGACCCAAACCCTGCGAACGTTGGTATTAGACAATAAATTTGGCAACCGTGACCGCGTGCATGGAACCACGGCGAGCGATCCAAGCAACAGCGCGAATTATTTACCCACCGACGGTTTTTTTGCAGGTGACACGTTTTTCATTCCCAATGACGGCATGAAGATTACGTTTCAGGTGGTATTGGATTATGTGAGCGATACCAGCATCAACCCCATGGCCACGGTCGATACCGCCACGAATTCGTTGGTGTTGACCTACAGCGAATCGAGCCCGCTCCTCATTGAATTGGCCGATTTATCTACAAAGTTGGACGTGTCGTTGAACGTGACGTTGACCTCGGTCAATTATACGACGGCATCGTTTAATATCAAGGGGTTGTATTCCAATATCTCGATTTATCGCAACGGGTCGTTACTCGCAAGCAATTATACGAATTCCACCTTTACGGATCATGGGTTGTCGGCACAAAATTCCTACACCTATTATTTTTTACCGTTTGTGGGACTATCGAAAAACGCGCAACATGCCGTGTCATTGCTTGTCAATACCCCGGCGCTGGCGGAGCAACCGCCGGAATTGACGGATGTCATGATTTCCAATGTGACGCCCACCTCCGTGCAGGTGGATTATCTGGGATCCTATACATCGGTCACCATTCGTCGCAATGGACCCATTATTCAGTCGTTGTATACCCAGTCTTCCTATGTGGACAACAGCCTCTCCCCCAATACACTTTACAGTTATACGGTGACCCCCTTCAGCTCACAGCAGGAGGCGGGTCCTACGGTCCAAGCCATGGTACGAACCTTGTCCGTCTTGACGTCGGTCACCTCGACGAACATAACCATCCAAACGATTTCGATGGTTCTTACGGGCCAGTTTGCTGCGTTTGATATTTACCGCAACGGGTCATCCACACCGTTAAATTCCGCCCCCATTTACGACACATCTTTCACCGACACCGGGTTGGATCCGGAAACCATGTATACCTACTCCTTTGTCACGTACAACAGTGCCCCCGATTTGGTGCCCAGCGACGCCGAAACCACGTACACGTTTGAAACGTTGGCCGTGTTGACGAATTTGAGTATAGGAAAACAAGCGACCAATGCGATTCAGCTCTTGTTCAATGGTTCGTACGACTATGTTGTTATTTCGCGTCGAATCAATGGCAACTATGTCACCATTTCGCCTCATGTGATAGATACATCGTTTACGGACTCTCCTGCTACGAATGCCTTGCCGCCCATCGTGGATTCATCGTACAGCTACATGGTAACGCCTTACAATCATTCCGTCGCCGGCACGGCCTTTTACATTGACGGCTATACGTTGCCGCAAATCCTCGTGAACCCGAGCCTGACGTATGTTGGCACCGTCACCACCCATGTCATTACCCTCAATTTTACCGGCTATATGGACTACGTCGATATTTTACGTGACGGCGTCATCCTTGCCTCGAATTACCCATCGTCGACATCGGCGTCCCCCCAGCAATACATTGATACGGGGTTGTCACCGAACCAGGTATATTCGTATTCGGTCGTCTCGTACAATGCCGTGGGACAGCGCGGTAATTCGTGGGACATTTCGCAGGGCACCTTGCCGCAGTTGAATACGTTTTATATGGGGGTTGAAACCGAGACGTCCATCCAGATGTTTTTCGACGGTTCGTATAACAGTGTGCAGGTGGTGCGTAACGACGGGGCGACGGTGACCATTGCCAATGACACATCTTATACGGATACTTCGTTGCATTCGAGTCAATCGTACGGCTACACGGTGGTGCCTTACAACGCGGCCAATTATCCAGGGGCGTCGTTGGGTCCCATTTACCGTTATACGTTGCCCCTGTTGGCGCCTGGCTCGGTCACAACGGGCCAACTCACCGGCAGTTCCGTGCAATTGTGGTTTGATGGCAGTTATTCCTATGTGAATATTGCGCGCTTCGATGCGGCGGCGGACGTTTCCGTGAACTTGGCATTTGATATTTCCAAGAACACGTCGACCCAAATCGTGTCGAATGTGATTCTGCAGAGTTACGTCGACACGTACCAAATTTCTGGCAATACCACGTACGTGTACACCATTACCCCGTTCAACGATTCGTCGTACCCCGGGGACATTCAGGGGACGTCGGCGATCATCCAGACCACCACTCTCCCGATTCTTCGCAGCATCTCGTGTGTTCCGGGCACCAGTTCCATAGAGATCCAGTTTACCGGCGATTACGATTTGTTTGACATTTGCAGCAACATCATGTATGTGAAAAACCAGTACGGGAATTCGTACACGGACAGCTACTTGGATCGCGACTATTTTTATTCGTATAGTGTGGTTCCAAGAGGCAACAACGGTAATTATGGGGCCATACAGACCATTGCGGTGTATACATTGCCCGGAATCGATACCGTGACTCCCACGGTGGGGGTGACTTCGACGGCGCCCACGGTTACCTTGGACATTTCCGGCTACTATTCGTATGCCAAGGTGTACCGTAACGGGGCATACGAAAGCACCTATACTTATTCGCCGAGAGCCGTGTTCCAAGATACCCTGCCCCTGGGATACAATGCGTCCTATACGTACACGGTGGTCCCGTTCAATCCGTACGATTTATCGGGCAGCTCCGTCACGGTTTCTGCGGTGACCAAGCCGTACTTGTCCAAATTTACGGCTTCGGGGGTGGCCACGGGATCCATCGCCCTGCAATTCGACGGGTCGTACAGTTATGTGAGCATTGCACGCAACGACGGCGGCCTGTTTGTCCCCCAATGTGCCGATGTTTCCTGGACGGATGTCAGTGGGCTTTCCGCCAACCGTGTCTACAGTTATACGGTGACTCCTTACAACAGTGCGGGGGTGGCCAGTTACGCGACGGTAGCGACGGCGTCTACGTTACCGAATATGGAACAGTACCGGGTGTCCTTGAACACGACCAAGAGTGTTCAAATCGATTTGTTGGCCAATTATACCTATGTGAATGTCTATCGCAATGGTCAATGGGACACGTCCATGACCGGGTTGTCGTTGTTGGACGGCAACTTGCGCCCGAATACCAATTACACGTACCAGTTTGTCCCATATAACGTATTTGATCAGTCGGGGGCTTCCGTATCTGTCAATACCTACACGTTGCCTCTGGTCCAAGATGTGTCGTATGGGAAAGTCACCATCAACTCGATCCAAGTGACGTTTGACGGTAGCTATGATTATGTGTTGGTGGAAGAAACCGGAGGTGCGGTGGGGGTGGTGGACGTCTCCACGGCGGATGTCTCGTATACGTTCTATAATTTGACGAGCAACACCCCTTACAGTTATGCGGTGGTCCCGTATCACTACGATGTATATGGTAATTCGATCGCCGGATTGCAACAGGGACTCACGATCACCTATACCTTGGCCAATATCATCGTGGATACGGCTTACGTGGGAACAAGTAGCATTGTTATTACGATATCGGGGGATTACAACTATGCCAATGTGAACCGCAGTTCGGGAAGTGGCCGCGAGTTTATTTCGGTAGGGAGTATGGGAAACACGTACAATTTCCATGCGCTCAACCCGGTGCCCGACATTTCTCAAGTAATTGTGACGTGGGACGATCCTACCATGGACCCGGACGCTGACCCCTACGGTATCTTGGACGCTCAAGGCCGACCGACGGTCGACGTGTTTGCGATTTCGGTCGTGGGTCGGCGTAATTTCGTGACCTTGACCAACAACCAGTTTACGGATGTCGGTCTTCACAGTAACTCGTACTACATGTACTCCATCTTGGCGTACAATAATGTCGGCGTACAGAGCGGTCCGTTTATCATTAATGTGGTGACCTTACCGTTGTTAACCTCTCTGTATTCGAATGTCGTGGACACCAGTACGGCCATCTTGGTCTTTGACGGATCGTACGATCATGTGAATATTTATAAGAATGGTACGTTATATGCTACGGACGTATGCGGATACAATTACTACGAACGCGGTTTGACCAATTATCCGTACAATTACACGGTCATACCGTATAATTCCAAGGGCAATCGTAACGATTCGCTGTCGTTGAACGTCTACAGTACGATTTTGCTGGAGCCGGGGTCCTTTGTGGCAGATTTGAGCTATACGAGTTTCAATTCCATCACGCTCAACTTCTTTCCTTATTCGGGGTACACGCAAAGCCAAAACACGATTACCTTTGACATTTACAACCAAATGGTGGATCCGTCGCTCATTGTGCAAAACGTGGGTCCGTCCGTCTATACCAATACCGGTCTCTTACCGAACCAACAGTACAATTACAGTATCGTCCCACATACCATTGACAATTTCGGCGCCACGATTCTTGGTATTACGGCGTCGATCAGTACATTTACGGCGCCGTCGCTCACCACGTTGACTTCGGCCGGAGTGACGACCTCGACCATACAACTCTCGTTTGATGGCAGTTATTCGTATGTGAATGTGTATCACCAAAATTCGAGCGGTGGTCCGGGTACGCCCGTATCGTTATCCGTCATTGGTCAAAATTGCATCGATACGAGTTTGAATGCGAACCAACAGTACAATTACATTGTGGTGCCTTTCAACATTCGTTCGTTTTCCGGCAATCCCCAGCGCATTTCGGTGTATACCCAGCCGATATTATCCCGCGTATCGTTGGTCAATGTCACCAGCCAATACGTCAAATTGGCATACCAAGGTATTTTTCAGTATGTGAGTATCGTACGCACAGGAGGTGGAACCACCATGAATTACAACAATTATACCTCCAATGATAACACGTTGACGGACTATACCGTCTTGGGTAACACGAGCTATACGTACACGGTCACCCCGGTAACCTACGACAGAACGACGAACCAGTCCATCGCGGTCACCGCCACGACGTTGCCGATCATCTACGGGGTAAGCCAAACGAACGACAGTAAGACCACGGCCACATCGATCTATATGAATATCAACGGCAAATATGCGACGTTCAATGTGTACCGTACGCCGTCCCCGTCGCGGGACGCCTCGTTTGTGTCCACCGGCCTCTCGACGAGTTATTATCGCAATACGTACAATTTGACCCCGAATACCGCGTATACCTATACCTTTATCCCTTACAACAGCACAATGGTCTCGGGCGCCTATTTCCGGTATGTGGGATACACGAATCCCCAACTGGATCCTACCCAATTGTTCATCAACGGAAACGACATAAACAATTTGCGGGTGAATTTTGGTGGTCAGTATGCCTATGTGACGGTACGACGCCAGGATACGTATGGTAATGTGCTGGCCACGTTCACCAACATTTATGGCACGAGTTTCTTCGATACCCAGTTGACGTCCAATGTTGCGTATGTGTATACGGTGGTGCCCTACAATGTGATTGGGAATGCCGGGGCGTCGCTCCAAGTCACGGGGGTCACTGTGCCTCGTCTCAGTTTGCTCTGGACCCAGCAAGACGGAAATGTGGCCCAGCTGTTGTTCGGGGGGTCGTACACGAGTGTGAATATCGTTTGCACCAGTGATCCCACGGTTCAATCACAAGTGTCGTACGACACGTCGTATTCGTTTATGCTCGCTTTTACATCCACGTATTATACGTTTCAATTGACCCCGTACGGCAGCACCGGTTTATCGGGGTTGCCCACGACGATCACGGTATACAATAAACAGCTGTTGAATTATTTCCGTACGGGTACGATTACGCCGAATTCGATTGAACTCTTGTTTTCGGGGTCGTACAATTATGTGAGTATTATACGCAATGGCACCACGGTATTGAACGGGGGCATGTATATTTATGATACGTCGTTTACCGATACGGGTCTGGATCAGTATACCACGTATTCGTACCAAATTGTTCCGTACGATTCGGTGAATATGCAGACGACCTCGGCGTCCTTGTCGGCGACGACCAGCTATTTCGTACCGTCGCTCCTGTACTTGCAAACGGGATACGAAGATATCAGTACGGTACAGCTGCTCTTTGACGGTTCCTACGTGTCTGTGAATATTTATCGCAACGGAACGTTACTTGCCAACATCAACGACACGTCGTATGTCGATACCGGGTTGACTACCGATACATATTACAATTACGTGGTTGTCCCGATTGGGTATGTGATTGATGCCAGTGGGGACGTTCCTTACGGTACTTCGATGCAAATCGATGCGTATACTTTGCCGTTGTTGAACACAGTATCGGCCACCACCGCCGGCACAACTTCCATCTATTTGACATTTACGGGGTTATTTGAGATTATTGAGTTGGTGCGTAACGATGGGTTCATGGACGTGTCGTTCAGTGTGTCCAATGACGGCAATTATACCGACACCACCTGCCTGGCCAACACGGCCTATAGTTACACCATCATTCCGTACAATGCGGCGGACATTGGCTCATCGGCGGTGGTCAGTGCCACCACCCTTCCAATCTTGACGCAAGTGACCCCGACGGCGATTACCAGCAGTTCGATCAATATCTTGATTTTGGGGTATTTTTCGTATCTGTCGATTCAACGTATCGAAGTGAACACGGGCAGTACCGTCATGTTGACGCCGCAGTATCCGTCGACCCCGTTCACGAATAACGTGTTGCATAATGTGACCTTCATGGATACGTTGTTGAATACCGACACACAGTATCAGTATGTGATTACTCCGTACAATGTGTCCAGGGTGGCGGGGACGGCGAATGTGTCCAATTATTCCACGACGGCCGTCATTACCAGTTTTGATGCCCAGAATGTCTCTCCCACATCGTGCCAGTTGTATTTTGCGGGGGCATTCTATTCGGTGCAGATTTACCGTAACGACTTGTACCAACCGATCAATTCGTCGCAGGCACTGTTGACCCGCAGTCCGTACACCGATACCGGTTTGATGCCGAATACAAACTACACCTACAATATTTACCCGTTCAACTCCTTGTCGACCGTGCCCGGAACTAGCACCAGCACGATGGTGACCACGTTACCCATCGTGAATTTGAGTATAGGAAATATCACGGATTCGTCCGTGGAAATCCAGTTCAACATGGACGGTTCGTGGTCCAGCGTGGATGTGTACCGCGGCAGCAACATGAAATTGGGCAGAATCACTTACCCGACATCGTCGTTTACGGACAGCAATTTGCTTGCCAATACCCCCTATTTTTACACGGCGGTACCGTTCAATCGCATGGACGTGTCTGGGCTGTCGACCAGCACGTACGTGTATACCTTGCCCAACATTGTGTCGGCGACCCCGTCCGTTACTACCACGTCCGTCACCATTCGATATACGGGCAATTACAATTTCGTGACGATTTATCGCAACGACGTGACGTCGCCGATTGTGTCCAAGTATGCGAGCGCTAGCAACACCTACATTGATTTGACGGTCAGCCCGGATGTATCCTATACGTACACTTTGGTTCCGTTGAATAAAAACGGGTACAGTGGAGCCCCGTACGTGATGGGCCCTCCCACGGTGACCTTGCCCGTTTTGACTGGTATATCTGCGGTGGATACGCCCGCGGGGGCAGTGCAGCTGTCTTGGTCCGGTCAGTACGATTATGTGTGGATCACGCGCAATGATGTGTCGATGAATGCGGGAGCGGCCATTTACGGGAATACCTTTGTCGATACCAACATTGTGCTGGCCAATGCCAACACCAACTATAAGATCTATCCGGCCAACCTGGTAGGGGTGCTGGGGTCCGTGGCGTCTGTCAATATTTACACCTCGTCGTCCATCAACGCGTTTTCGTACACGAGTACCCCTCGTACCATCACCTTGACGTACGACGGTTCCTTTGACACCGTGTCGATTGTGCGTGATGGGCAACAACTCCTCAATTATTATTACCAGAAGACGTATTTGGATTATACCGGGCTGACCCCCAACAAGACGTACAGTTACACGGTGATCTCCAACAATCACGATCAATTGGCCGGAGGGACCAGTAGTGCGCAAGTGGTGACCCAGGCGGCCATGGCTGCCCCCCTCTTGGGCCAAGTGACCTCGTCCACGATCGGTATTCGCATTCCGGTGGACGGGTCGTTTACCCAGTTGGACATTACCAATGTCACACGCGGTACCACGGTCACTTACCAATCTACCGATGCGTCCAATGGGTATATTTCTTGGACCGACGTTTCATTGAGCCCCTATACCAACTATAATTATTTGTTCACCCCGTACAATTCGCAGTTGACGGCCAACCCGGATTCTCGTAGTCAACTGGGGGTCAGTACGCTGCCCGCCATCGCGTCATGGTCATTGACATCGACGCACCAAAATGTGACATTCAATGTGACGGGTGCTTACAACAATTATACGGTCGTACGGTATTCGGCTTTTGACGGAAGCAACGTCCTGCAGTACGGGACGACCAACACCTATTTCTTTGCCCTCAACGGTACGGCTTACACGGATACGTGGAACATCCGGTCCAACATGGTGTATACCTATACGTTTATTCCGTACACGACCACGAATGTGGGGGGGTATTCGTCGGGCGTCCAGGGTAATGCGGTGGTACAAGCCATCAAGACCAAGCCGATGCTCACCAAGAATGTTCCGGGCGTGATTACGACGTCGAGTATACAGTTGGTATTGGATGGCAGTTATGACTATGTGACGTTGTTCCGTGCAGATATTCCGGCGCCCTTGTCGACCAACCTACGTGACGTTACGTATACCGACGTCTATTCGATTACCACGAACACTCCCTATACGTATGTTTTGGTCCCCTATGCGCGTTCCATCCGGGCGGGGACCCCCGATGTATCCGGGGCCTATCAAATGGTGCAGAATGTCTACAGTTTACCGCAGCTTTATACGACGGATTGTTCGATTGTGACGGTAGGCACCCAATCCGTCACGGTGGGAATCTTGAGTACGACTGCCTCCAACATTGCTATATGGCGAAACAATACGCAATTTATTGCGAATGTGCCCAACCCGGCCACTTACGTGGATGTCAGCAATTTACTCGTCGACACGTCGTACAGTTATTCGTTGATACCCTACAACAGTTCCGGCAACGGGGCGACGTTGGTACTGAACACGATGACCTTGCCCACCTTGACCAATGTGGTGACCACAAAGGTGACGACCAACAGCATTCAGTGCAGTTTAACGGGTACGTTCCAAACGTTCAGCGTCACGCGCGGTGACGGGGCCATCTTGGTGAATCCGTCGTCATTTGTTCAGGATGTTTCGTACACCGATGTGGGACTTAACTACAACACATACTATAGTTATACCTTCCAGACGTTTAATACTATCAAGGCGGGCGGAGCCATCATCACGACCCCCAATATATGCACACTGCCCTATATTCAAAGCGTGGGCATTACGACCACGGTGTCTGGGGAATTGTTTACTCCCACGTCGAATGTGTCCAATATTTACATTTCCAGTGTGAACATCTACAATGTGTTGACCATGGGGAACAGCAGTTACCGGTCGGTGGATATTTCACGCAATGACGGCGTCGCCGCCTACAAATACCCGAACGCGGTGTATTACGACCTGGTCGCGCCGAATACGGCCTACAGTTACCAGATCAAGGCATACAACAATGCCTTGGTACCGAGTGCGTCTATTCAAACGGTCAGCATTGTTTCGTTGCCCGTGTTGTCCAGTCTGTATTTGGGACCGCCCGCCACCGACACGTCGAATTCCATCCAGATTAATTTCACGGGCGCCTATTCTTACGTGAAAGTGTACCGCAATTCCACGTTGATCGTGTCGAAATTGAACACGGGGGTCTACAACGATACCGGTCTGTCCCCGGATGTTTCCTACAGTTACAGTGTGATTCCGTACAACAACCAGGATGTGTCGGGGGTGTCCTTGACCATTGCGGCGATCACCCAGCCGATGATCTTCGACGTGGCGATTGACACGGCGCAAGGGTTGAAAACCACGCTTTCGGGGTCGGCCACGGCCATCTTAGATGTATCGGGACAATACGCGTATTACAATGTGACCCGTACTGGCGGCAGCGGTCAAGGAGGAGGAACAGTCACCATGACCGGCAACACGTACCTATTTACGGACATCAGCTTGGCCGCGAACACGGCGTATAGTTATGTGTTCACCCCCTTTACCCCGATCAATTCGCCCAATTATCCGCTGGGATTGAACGGGGCCACGAGTATGATCAATTTCACCAGTTTGGGCTATGTGACCGTCAGCATAGGTACCATCACCGCCACCACGATTCAACTGTTGTTTTTCGGTAATTATGCCTATTTGACCGGGACCGTCAACGGCGCAAACATGTTCCCTACCGCACAGTTCAACAACGTCGATACGTCCTATACATGCACAGGATTGGCCGGAAACACGACGTACCAATTTACGTTGACGGCGTTTAACAGTGCGTCGAATGGGAACACACCCGTAACCTTCACTGCCAACACGCTCGGTATTGTGACGGCGGCGGCCATTTCCTACTACGATTCTTCCTTGGTCTACGTGGACTATTCAGGCAATTACCAAGGGGTCAATGTCTACCGCAACAGCCTGTTTTTGACCACCGTGATGGGATCCAATATCACACGCTACATTGATAATGTGATAGGAAACGCGACCTATACGTATGGTGTACAGCCCTACAGTGTGGGCAACATTGTGTCGACGTCGACCATTGTCACGTTACCGGCGCTGACCAGTGTACCGACACTGGGTAAAACGTCGCCCAGTTCGTTGCAACTGTTGTTTGCGGGTCAGTTTGACCGTATGGCCATTTACAGTAACAGTGCGCAAATTGCGACGGCGTACAGCGCAGATACATCGTATACGATGACCTTCTTGGTCCCGAACACTGCCTACGCGGTTCAGTTTGTGCCCTACAACAGTAAAACTGTGCAAGGTATTCCGTACACTTCGACGTTTTACACCGATGCGTCTCTCATGTCCTTTTACCAGGTCGACGCGACCGTTTCGACAATCTTGTTTGCCTTTTCCGGTATTTATTCGGGGTTTGCCGTCTACCGTGATCGTGGGCCCGCAACGGCCCCCATTTACACCAGCAACATTATGGATGTTTCGTTCACGGACATCAATCTCTCTTACAACACGGCCTACAATTATCAGTTGGTTCCGTTCAACCTCATTGGAACCCCCGGAATTCCGTATGTGATCACGGGGAAAACCAGCGTGTCGCTCTTTGTCAAGAATGGTCTGTTCAATGTGAGTCCTTCCCTCTCCAATTCGACGATATCCAGTTGGTCAGTCACCAACGGAACCGGAAACAAATATTATGTGATCAACACAGGCGTGGCGAATTTGTACAATGTGAATTATCGGGGTACCTTGCCGTCCATGGTCAATACCTATTTTGTCGCGTCCAATTCGGCGGCGAACCAGACGCAAACCCTGTCCCAATCCATCAATATAAGTGGATTGACGGCCCCCACCAGCTTTTTGTTGGCGTTCTACGCTTTCCCGGGGTTCGTCATCAATCCTGGACACCAAATGTCGGTGTATTTTGGTACAACACTGCTTGTTAAAAACGCCACGTTTGGTAACAGCAATTCGTCGCCGTATTATACTTTTAATTTACCGTTTACCGTGCAAACCAACGGAAATTATGCGCTTAGTTTCGTGTTTTCGTGTCCTACTGCGAGCATATCCAATATTTGTGTGGCCAACGTGCAAATTTATTATATGAACAGTACCCCCAGTGTCAAATACTACGCCATCGATCCGTACAATTTGTCGTTGTATTATGCGTTTGATATGGACGATTTGGGCACCGATCTGGTCTCGATCAGCGATTATTCCTCCGGATTTTCGGTATTGGATGCTTCCCTGAACAATGGCGCCAGTTTATCGACCACGGCCCCCGCGGCCACGGTAGGTACCGCCTCGTTGAAATTGGTATCCAGTTTGCAGCAATACATGTCCATCAATACCCCGGTTACTATTCCGGCCATGGCGGCGGGGGCCGGATTTTCCGTGGCGTGTTGGATGTACGCGAATGGACCTCAGCAACAGGGGGGCACCGTGTTCTCGTTCATGGATGCGAGTAGCCAAGAGACCATTGCGCTCAAATACGTGAATTTATACGGTCAATCGGGGTATGTGAACTTGATGGTGGGAGGGGCCTACGAATGGACCGGATACAATTACCCGTTGCCCAGTAACACGTGGAATTTCTTCGCCATGACGGTAGCGTGTTCCGCCTCGAATGCCGTCACATATACCATCTATATGAACAATGTGGCTGTACAGTCGTCGACAGTCTCGTTGTGGCCCGCGGTACTCACCTACAATACCAATGCGCTGGGATACGGTAGCGCCCTCGGTATGACGTATTTCAACGGTAATGTGGACGAGGTGCGCATGTACAATCGCGCTCTTTCGTACCAAGACGTTAATGCGCTCTACAACTATGGTATCATGTTGCAAAATACCCAGACCTATGTCTCGGTGGATCCCAGCGCATTGTCGATCTATTACGATTTCCAAGTGGGTAAAACCTTTTCTTCTGTGCCCGCCTTGGCGCTGTCCAACGGTTCGTTCAATGTGCCCCAATTGCCGGTAAATACCGTGCTGGCGCAGGCCCCGTTGCAAAATTGGACGTTCAGTACGGGCACCAATTACAACGTGTATAATGGGTCGGCCCCCGGATACAGTTATGGGTTGCCCAACGGAATCACCCAGTATGTGGGGGTCAAGTCGAGTACCGTCAAGGGCGTAACGACCTTTACCATGAGCCAGACCGTGACCCTGCCGGCCAATGCCGTGAATTACGGACAATATATTCTCTCGTTCTTTGCGTTCCCGTTGGACAACACGTACCAAGGAATCCATAATTTGAGCGTCTATTTGGGGAATGCGGTGATATTGTCCAATTACACGTTTACGGTGAGCCCGAACACTGTCCCGTATAATTCGTTTCAAATACCATTTACCTTGGTAGCGGCGGGCAGCTACGTCATCAAGTTTGTGTTTTCCAATTATGCCCCGACGACCTCGATCATCGGTTTGACGGGTATTCAAATCAACAGTGCGAATATTGCCGGATCCGCGTGGAATGTATTGGATACGGCGAAGCAGGTGTACTATTACCCATTCACGACCTCCGTGTGTGTTTCTGGAAATGTGGTATATGATTACGCCCAAGGATTTGCGAATGCGGATGCGTCGTTGAACGGGACGACCCTGCCGGTCATGGTGACTGGCTCCCCTTCCCCCAACATTGGAAAGGCGTCGTTGCTGTTCAATTCGGCCCAAAAGCAGTATGTGACGCTGCCGGGAACGTTGACGTTGGCATCTGCACCAAGTGTCGGCGACGGGTTTTCGATCGCTGGGTGGATCTATCCTATTGGAACGCAGCCCATGCGCTCCACCATTTATTCGTTGGCGGGGGCCAACAACGCCATGATTTCCTTGTCATTTAAATCGTACCAAGGTAAAAACGTGTACTTGGATTTCTTGGTAAACGGGGGGATTGAATATGCCTGCACCAATTACCCGATTACGATGGGGTCTTCGTGGTATTTCTTTGCCATGACGGTCTATTATAATGGGAACAATACGGCCACATACAATTTCTATTTGAACGGCTCCAATGTGGCTACCAAGCAGGGTCTGTGGCCCTCGGTAACGTCCTATACCACCAATTTATTGGGTTTTGGTACGTCCAGTCAACGGGCCAACGGATATTACAACGGGGCTCTCCAAGAATTCCGGGTGTACAATCGGGCACTCAATTCGACGGATGTCAACTCACTTTCCACCTTTGGAACCACCCAAAGCCCGAATTATTGCAACATCATTGATGTTACCAACATTGTCATGTATTATCCGTTTGACAAGGCTTACGGTAACCCGATCAATCCGGTCAATGCCGCCACCAACAACATCAGTGTGGATTTGACGTCCAGCAACGGGTTGTTCAACATTCCCTTGTTACCGGCCAACACGGCCAGTGGGGTGAATCCGGGGGGGTTGCGCGACTGGTCGTTTTCCGTGGGCGCCACGTATTATTTGTACAACGGCAGTGCGGCGTATGCCACGACCTTGCCTACCGGAATCACCCAATATCTTGGTATGGTCAGTAACGGGAGTGGCAACAATGCCTCGACCATGTCGCAAACGTTTACCTCGGTGTTTTCATCTTCGTCGGGATACGTCCTCAATTTCTACGCGTTCCCGGCGGATGGCAGTTATAATTTCGCGCATACCCTGTCGGTCACGGTGGGTAGCATCACGTTGTTAAACAAATACTCGTTCGCTGTGAGAAATACCACGGTGCCGTATGTGACGTTTAGCATCCCGTTTACGTTGCCCGTGTCGGGGACTTATCCTCTCACCTTTTCGTTCTCCAATACGACGAATACGACCGGCTCGATCATATGCTTGGCCGGCGTGCAAGTCATGTATTACAGCACCGGTATGGCTTCTACGGCGGTCGATGCTAGCAATTTGGTCCTCTATTATCCTTGCGACAGTGGAACGACCAACGGAACCACGTTGTACAATTATGCGACGGGGGTGGGGGTGGCCGACGCGTCTTTGAACGGGAACGCCAGCTTGGTGCTGGCCAACACCAACAGTTCGGTTGCTTCGGCCGTGGGATCGGGTTATGTCAGTTTGTCCGCGTCCAGTCAACAAACGGTGTCTATCGGGGCAGTGACGGTGCCGATTCCGTACACATCGACCGGAGTCAGCGTCGGGTTCACAATGTCGTGCTGGTTTTATCCGGTGGGATCGCAAAGTAAAAACGCCACCCTGTTTTCGTTGTTCAATGCGTCTAATCTGGGCATGTCGGTCTATTACGACAGCACCAATGCCTGGTTGGATTTGTCGATCAACGGCGTACCGGATATGATCCCGTACATGTACCCGGTGGCCGCCAATTCTTGGAACTTCTTGGTAGTTACGGGATCGTGCCTGGCGGGAATGCCCTTGACCGGGGCAACATATTCCATGTATTTGAACAATGTCGCCTTGGGAACCATGACCGGAAAATGGGTGGACATTACCTCGGTATACAATCGCAATACGTTGGGCGGCAGTTCGGTGGCCCAAGAATTGGGGTATTTCAACGGATACCTGAGCGACGTGCGTTGGTACAACCGGACGTTGAGTGTCCAGGACATTCAATCGCTGTGGTCCTATGCGTATACGACGACGACCGGCATCGCCCCCTACGGCAACATCATTGATACGGCGGGACTGCAAGTCTATTATCCGTTTGAACAGGCCACCTACGTGAATTACTATGCCTTTTTCAATTTACAAAACGGGTCCTTTGCCCAACCGGCGGGGCCCCGAAACAGCATCAGTAATGCCAAGATTGGAATTCCCAATTGGCAGTTTTCGAACAATGCCGTCTATTATTTGTGCAACGGCTCCATTTTGTATTCCTACGGATTGCCGAGTAATGTCACGCAATATGTGGCGGTGGCATCTTTGCCGGCAGGAGGGACCGTGACCATGACCCAAACCGTGCCCTTGACCATTTACAACAATGCATCCAATTCCAACTACATGTTGTCGTTCAATGTGTTCCCCGCCGACAACAGTTACAATGCCTTGCATACGTTGACAGTGTCCATTGGGGGTATCATGCTCTTGAACAATGTGTCGTTGACGGCGAGTGCCCGTACTGTACCGTACAGCACGTTTAATATGCCGTTCACCATTACCACCTCGGGCAATTACCCCCTGACCTTTTCTTGGAGCAATCCGGCGAACATGTCGACCCCGTCCACCATGGCCTTGACCAATATTCGTGTATATGATCCCACCGTCGCGGGGGCAGGATACAGCATTGTGGATACGAGTGGCCTGGCACTTTACTACCCGTTTGACATGTCGTCGGGAATCATCAACACCAACGTCTATGATTTTTCGACGGGTACTGCGGTGGCGAATGGCACGGCTTATGGGGGAGCATCCGTGGGATTTGTGATGCCGATCATTGGCACCGGATATTTATCCTTGTCGGCGGTGAGCAATCAGTATGTGGTGTCTACTTCCCCCGTGAATATTCCCACGGTGCCGTCGGTGGGTAGCGGCATTTCGGTCACTGGATGGTTTTATCCGGTGGGATCGGTGCAAGTCCCCAACGCGTGCCTGTTCTCCATCTTGGGATCTACCGGCAATATTTCCATGTACTACAATCGTAGCAACAACTATCTGGATTTCTCGGGGAATGGGGTCCCCGAATTCATTTGCAACGACCTGATTACGCCGAATACGTGGAATTTCTTTGCCGTATTGATTTCTTACCAAGGCGCGGGAGCCAACGGAACCACCTATACTTATATATTGAACAATGTCGGTACCCAACTGACGGGGTCGTGGCCGAATCTTGGTACATTCAGTAGTGTCACTCTGGGTAATGCCGCGTCGATTGGATTAGGAAATTATTCCGGGTTTATGGACGATTTCCGTGTCTATACGCGGGCACTCAGTCTCAAGGATGTGGGGGCCTTGTGGAATTATGGGATGATTTCACAAGCCAAATTTGGTAACATCATCAATCCCACGTCGTTGCAGATTTATTATCCGTTTGACCAGGGATCGACCCTCAACTATTTTGGTCTATTCAACACGATTTCGGTGATCAACGGCGGATTTTTACAATGTACTCCTGCCCCCGTGTCCAACGGTCGTACGTCCCTGAACCCGACCTTGACCGGATGGACGATACAACTGGCTACAGGATCCAGCTATGTGGTCGGCAACGGGTCGTCCATGTATGCCTACGGGTTGCCCGCCAACGCAAGTCAATACATTGCCATCACGACCAGTCAAGCGAACACGGCGGTGCGTATGTACCAGTATATGACCTTGATATTAACCAATACCCAGTATTCACAATACACCTTGTCGTTTACGGTTTTCCCGATGGACAATGCCTACAGCAATTGCCAGACCATCAGTGTCATGGTTGGAAAGGTCGTGTTGTTGAATCAAGTGGTGTTTAATGTGAGTACTTCCAGTGTTCCGTACACGTCGTTTACCTTACCATTTACCCTGAACGATTCGGGTTCTTATTCGCTGATGTTTATATTCAACAGCAATTCGAGCACGCCATCCACGTTGTGTGTTACGGGGATCAGTGTGAATTTGACGGGACCCTTGGGCGCGTTAGGTTCCGGATACAACGCGATCGACACGCGTAATTTGGCCATGTATTATCCGTTTGACAACAGTACGTACACCGGAACACTGATCAGCGATTATGCCACGGGTACGGGGGTCGTGGATGCGAGCATGAGTTCGACGGGGATGATTGTGTCCACTATCACCGCGTCCAATGCCCCGATTCCTGTGGGCACCGGGTGTTTATCACTCACCAGTACCAGTGGTCAGTATGTGACGTTGACTTCTGCGGTATTGGCGGCGCCGCAACCGGGTGCCGGTATGTCGTTTTCCGGATGGTTCTTTCCGGTGGGTGCGGACCAGGCGAGCAATGCCGCACTGTTTTCCTTCCAAAATGGGACGGGGGCGACCATATCGTGTTATTACAACAGTACCAACAACTGGCTCTCGTTTTCGGCCAATCCGGGTAAAAACTACGTGGCATGGACCTACCGCGTGGTCCCGTACACCTGGAATTTCTTTGTTTGGACCATTGGGTACAATGCGACGGCCACCGACGGATCGAATGCCAACTATACGTACTATTTGAACGGGAACGTCATGGCGACCTTGGTGGGTGTCTGGCCGAACAACAATGCCTCGACCATTTTCAACCAAAACACCCTGGGTTACGGAACGGGATTAGGGTTTTTCAACGGTTATATGGACGATTTCCGGGTGTATACCCGTGAACTGTCGTTGCCGGATGTGAATTCGCTGTGGGCCTACGGTACCCAGATATCGTTGGGAGGCATTTACGGTAACATTGTGGATATGTCCGGGTTGCAAGTGTATTATACGTTCAACCAAGGAAGTTATTTCCCCGTCTATGTGCCGAATGTCACATTCTTGGGGTACACGATGGTGTCGCCATACAGTATTACCTTTACCTATTCGAACCCGACGACGTTTTACTATGCCACGATTGTACGCATCAGTGGCAATGGGGTGTATCGCACGACCGGTGCCCCGGTGGCGCAGTCCATTGGGGTCACCACTTTCACCGATACGGGGGGATTAACGGCCTCTACGGCGTATACGTACTACATCGTCCCTTACAGTGAACTGGGCATTGCGGGCGTGCCGACCTTGACGCCGACGGCCATGTCGCCCACGCCGTCGGTGACCGTGGGGTCTTTGGCGAATACAACGACGAGCATCACCTTGAACCTCTTGGACAATACCACGTTTTCGTATGTGAACATTGCTCGCCTTAAGAATGGTTACGTCGACAGTACATTCGATTTATCCGTAGGCACCATCACCTACATTGACCGTAACGTGACGGCAAATAACCGGTATGCGTACACGGTAACTTCCTACAATGCGATTAGCGTTTCGGGGGGTGTCATCACCTCACCGGCATCGTCCCCTTTGCCCACCGTGTCGTTTGGCAGTTATACGACCGTAGTAAGTTCGAACATCACCTTTACCTTTTCCAGTAGCACCACCTTCAGCTATGTGATGATTGCCCCGATTCAACTGGGTGTAGTCGGTACATATGTCAAATTGCCCCCCGGGGTCACCAGTTACACGGATCCGGCGGCGCCGTTTTATGCCGATGTATCCTATTCCTATTCGATTGTTCCGTACAATGCCTTGGATGTCTCGGGTGCCGCGATACGAACCCCGCTCACGGATATTCCGGCCAGTGTGGCGTTTTCGCAATACAGTTCAATCAGTTCCAACGGTCTCACGGTGAATTTTGTGAATGGCATCAGTTTTGAGTATGTGACGATTGCCCGGCTTACCAACGGGGTCTACGGAAGTTACAGTAAATTGGCGGTGGGAGCCACCTCCTACACGGATAGTTTGTTGAGTTCCCAGGCATATTACAGTTATTCGATTGTGCCCTATAATGCGATTGACGTGTCCAGTACCGAAGTTGTGACCCCCCCGATTTCACCGAGTTCCCAGGTGGCCTTTGGCAGTTATACCGAAATATACAGCAACCATATTACGTTTACCTTGGCCAATCCGTCGGCATATTCTACCTTGTCCATCGCGAGAATCAGCGGGGGAGTGATGGGACCGTACGTCCCGGTATCGGTGGGGGCGATCAACTACATTGACGTGAACACCTTTTACGCGGATATATCGTACGCCTATTCCATCATACCGTATAATTCCTTGGGGGTGGCGGGACAGTCCATTATCACTCCGGCTACGACGATTGTCCCCGTCGTCACCTTCAACGGGTTTTCCAATATCAACACACAATCGGTGACCATTAATTTTACGTATTTGGGGATCACCGTGGCCAACCGCAACATCATTGATACAAGCAACATGCTCTTCTTTTATACGTACGAGACCAACAACCGCAATAATTACATTTACATTGCCCGGATAACCAATGGTCGAACTGGCACGTATATCAAAGTACCGTCGGGGTCCACGTCGTTTGTCGATTCCTCGTCGGCGGGTATGTTGGCCAATACGTCGTACACTTACTCCATCATTCCTTATAATTTGTTGGATGTGTCCGGATCCACCATCTTTACGACGACGGTATCCCTTACCCCCACGGTGGCGTTTGGTTCTTATACCTTGGTTAGCACCAATCAAATCATCCTCACGTATTCGGGTTCGTATTCTTACGTTACTATCGCGCGTATTACCAACGGGGTCTTGGGATCGTACGTACAGCAGCCCGTGGGCAGCACCACCTTGGTAGATACGGGACCGTTTTATGCCAACATCACGTATGCGTATTCCATTGTTCCCTACAATGCCGTGAATGCCCCGGGAACAACGGTCACAAGTTATACCACCTCGCTGGCGCCCTCCGTCACATTCAATACGTATGCGAATACTACCAGTGTGTCTCCCACGATTACCTTTGGTGTGCCCACCAATTATTTCTATGTGGCAGTGGCGAGAGTCACCAACGGCACGGTAGGACCGTATCAAAATTTACCGGTGGGCGCGACGTCATTCACGGATACGAGCCTGAATCCGTACTACTATTACACCTACTCGTTGATCCCTTACAATGCGGTGAATGTTTCGGGAGGAATCGTGTCTACGTTGACCCCCATATCGCCGGATCCTTCGGTCACATTCAACGGTTATACGAACATTTCCTATAGCAACATTTCGTTGAGCTTTTCGGGGGCCACCAGTTACAATTATGTGACGGTGTCGAGGTATAAGAACGGAGCCTTGGTGACGACGGTGCCGTTGAATGCGGGGGTGGGCACGTTCAGCGATAATGCGTTATTTACGGCGGATTCCAGTTATGCCTATGTGATTACGCCTTTCAACGCTTTCAGCAATTATGGACCTTCTTGGACGACGTACCCGGTCTCGACGGTGCCTTTGGTCGCATTTTCCAAATACAACGAGGTGACTACGACGGGACTCAAAGTGAATTTTACGTACACGGCGAGTTATGAATATGTCTATATTGCCCGTGTCACCGCGGGGGTAGTAGGTACGTATACCAAGTCCAACATGGCGGACAGTTCCTTCATAGATACCGGAATGACGGCCAATGTCTTGTATGCTTACTCGATCATTCCGTTCAACGGCATTGATGTGTCGAATAGCGCCATACGTACCCCGAATGTCTCGGTAGTTCCCACGTTTATCAGCGCCAATTACACCAACATGACGATTACTGGGTCGGCCTATAGCATGACGTTGCCAACCACCACCAGTTATTACAATGTGAGCGTGGCTTGCATCAGTGGAGGCTTGTTACAATCGTATGTGAATGTGCTGCCGGGGGCCACGAGTTACACCTTGAACGGTAATTTTTATCCGGACATTAGTTATGCTTTTTCGATCCTACCGTACAATGCGGCGGGGGCCTACGGTTCCGCATTCATTACTTATGCTGTGTCGCCGGTCGCCTCATTTATAGTGGCGAATTACAGCAACCAAACGATTACGGGGTCGACTTATAGTATTACGTTGCCGAGTGCCCTCAACTATTACGATATCAGTGTGGCGTGTATCAGCGGTGGTACATTGCAATCCTATGTGAACGTGTTACCGGGCGCGTCGTCCTATAGCTTATCGGGGACGTACTATGCGGATATCAGTTACGCCTTTTCTATCCTTCCCTACAACGCAGTGAATCAAGTGAGTACCGTATTTATAACTAGCGCGGTATCTCCTGCGCCGGTGTTTAGGTCGGGAGATTACACGTCACAAAGCATCACGGGTACCGCGTTTACAATATCTCTGCCCTTTACCACCGATTATTATGACGTCAGTGTGGCATGTGTGAGTGGCGGAACATTACAATCGTATGTGGGACTGGTACCGGGTCAATCAAGTTATACCTTGAATGGTACGTATTATCCTAACATTAGTTATACGTTTTCGTTCCTGCCGTTTAATGCGGTGAACCAGGTGGGCTCGCCCTTTGTGACTGCCGCCGTTTCACCTGTTTCGTCATTTACCGCGGCAAACTATGGTACCCAAACCATCACCAGTACGACATATTCGGTGGTATTGCCGCCGGCCATGAACTATTATGATGTGAGTGTGGCCTGTGTCAGTGGGGGTATCGTGCAAACGTATGTGCCCTTGGCTCCCAGAGTGACCTCCTATTCATTGACGGGCAACTATTATCCCGACATCAGTTATTCCTTCCTGTTTTTGCCGTTTAATGCGGTCAATACCAACGGATCCTATTTTGTCACGAATGCGGTCTCTCCTGTACCGTCCTTTACCACGTCGAATTACGGCAGTCAAACGATTACGAATGCGAGTTATACGGTCTTGTTACCGCCGGCCATGAATTATTACGATGTGAGTGTGGCATGCATCAGTGGCGGCATCCTGCAATCGTATGTGGGGGTCCTGCCCGGGGCATCATCCTATACGTTCAATGCGACATTCTATGCGGACATCAGTTATGCCTTTTCGATCATGCCGTACAATGCGGTCAATCAAAATGCGACGCCGCTGATCACTACGGCCGTGTCACCTGCGTCCATATTTACTTTGGCAAATTACGGAACGCAAACCATCACGAGTAGCGCGTACAGCATAGTGTTACCCTATTCGATGAATTACTACGATGTCAGCATTGCGTGTGTTAGTGGAGGAAAGGTTCAAGGATATGTGGGTATTCCTCCCAAGACAACGTCCTATACTTATTCGTTACCGGGATATTATCATGCGGATGTCAGTTACGCGTTTTCGATTTTGCCGTACAATGCCGTGAATACCTTGGGTATAGGAATCGTGAGTACCGGGGTGTCGCCTGCACCCACGTTTACCGCGTCGAATTATGCGTATTCCGTCATCAATGACTCCACCTTGTCGTTTAACTTGTTGAATTTGTCCTCTTTTTACGATGTGAGTGTGGCCCTGATCACCGACAATTCGATGGGTATTTACAGTCAAGACCCGTATTACGGGATGGCGGTGTACCAGAAGAATACCAGTTACAGTGCGACGAATGGTCCATTTTATGCCGATGCCAGTTATGCCTTTTCGATCGTCGCCTACAACGCCATGTTGCAGCCCATGGCGGTACCGTACATCACTGCACCGATATCCGTGACATCCATGGTGATGGCCATGGCGTACGGTAATCCCACGACGTCATCCCCGACGGTGAATTTCGCCTACGGATTGAGTTTTGAGTATGTGACCCTTTCGCGTATCACCAACGGCGTGGCGGGGGCGTACAGTAAATTGGCCGTGGCCCAAACGTCCTTTGTAGATTCCGGATTGACGTCGAACAATTATTATGCCTATTCGATCATTCCGTACAATGCGATTGATGTATCTGGCGTGCCGATTACTACCACGCGCATTTCCCCGACCGCGGTATTCAATTCCAGCAATTGTGGCTCACCCACGTTGACTTCCACATTGTTTTCAATCACGTTGCCGGCAACCACGAATTATTACGATGTGAGTGTGGCATGTGTCAGTGGTGGTATCGTACAATCCTACGCAAATTTGGCTCCGGGTACGTTGTCGTATTCTTTACCTGGAAATTATTACCCGGGCATCAATTATGTGTTCTCGTTTATACCCTACAATGCTTTGAATATTCCTGGCGGTACCTACCGAACGAACGCGGTGTCGTTGCCCTCGTCGTTTACCTCGGCAAATTATTCGAATTTGGTCATCAATTATACGTCCTTTTCGTTTACTATTCCGGCGGCCGTGAATTACTATGATATCAGTGTGGCGTGCATCAGTGGAGGTATATTGCAACCTTACGCGGCGGTCACACCCTACGCCAGCACCTATTCATTGGTGGGTAATTATTACGCGGACATTAGTTATGCGTTTTCGATCTTGCCATTCAACGGTATCAATGTGGCGGGAAGTCCGTTTATTACTCCGGTGGTTTCACCGGTACCGACCTTTATCGCGAACAATTATGGTACCCAGACGATTACCGGTTCTGCGTATACGATTACCTTGCCCAGTGCCCTTAATTATTACGATGTGAGTGTGGCATGCATCAGTGGAGGTACGCTCCAAAGCTATGTGAATGTTGCGCCGGGAGCATCTTCGTACACCTATACCAACAACTTTTATGCGGACATCAGTTATGCCTTTTCTATTTTACCGTACAATGCGGTGAATCAGGTGGGTACTGCATTCATTACTGCCGCAGTGTCGCCGTTGACCACCTTTACTCCGGCGAATTACAGTGGGTTGACCATTAACAGTACAACATTCAGTGTGACGCTGTTGGCCGCCTTGAACTATTATGATGTGAGTGTGGCGTGCATCAGTGGGGGCATCCTCCAAAGTTATGCCAATTTGGCACCGACGCGATTCAATTATACGTACAATTTGGTGGGTAATTATTATGCGGACATCAGTTATGCGTTTTCTATTTTACCGTACAATGCGGTCAATCAACCGGGAACGGCCTTGATTACCGGCGCGGTGTCTCCGGCCACCACGTTCACGTTGGCGAATTACAACGCACTGTCCATCACGGGATCCACGTTCAGCATCACGTTGTTGCCGGCCCTCAATTATTACGACGTGAGCGTGGCGTGCATCAGCGGCGGTTCTCTCCAGGGCTATGTCGGCCTCGCCCCCACGACGGCGAACTATACCTACAATTTGGGCGGTAATTATTATGCGGACATCAGTTATGCGTTTTCTATTTTGCCCTACAATGCGGTGAATCAAGTGGGACCAGGGTATATGACACCCGGGGTGTCGCCGGCGACCACCTTCACCTCGAGCAACTACAGCGCCCTGACCATCACCGGGTCCGCGTTCAGTATCACGTTGCTGCCGGCGTTGAATTACTACGATGTGAGTGTGGCGTGCATCAGTGGGGGGTCCCTCCTGAACTATGTCGGTCTGCCTCCTACGACGGCGAACTATACCTACAATTTGGCGGGCAATTATTACCCGGACATCAGTTATGCGTTTGCGATTTTACCGTACAATGCGGTGAACCAAGTGGGACCGGTCTTCATTACTCCGGGGGTGTCGTCGTCAACTACGTTCATTTCGGCCAATTACAGTGGGTTGACCATGTCCAGTACGAATTTCAGTATCACGTTGTTGCCGGCGTTGAATTACTACGATGTGAGTGTGGCGTGTATCAGCGGCGGTTCTCTTCAGGGCTATGTGGGTCTAGCGCCTACGACTGCCAACTATACGTACAATTTAGGCGGTAATTACTACCCGGACATCAGTTATGCCTTTTCGATCTTACCGTACAATGCGGCGAATCAGGTGGGTCCGGCGTTTACCACCCCCATTGTATCAGCGGCGACCACGTTCACTTCGGCCAACTACAGCGACCTCTCCATCACCGGGTCCACGTTCAGTGTCACCTTGCTGCCGGCCTTGAATTATTATGACGTGAGCGTGGCGTGCATTAGCGGGGGATTCATCCAAGGCTACGTTGGCCTCGCCCCTACGACGGCGAACTATACCTACAATTTGGCGGGCAATTACTACCCGGACATCAGTTATGCGTTTTCTATTTTGCCCTACAATGCGGCCAATCAGGTGGGACCGGTGTTCATTACTCCCGTAGTGTCTCCGGCGACCACCTTCACGTCGGGCAATTATAGCGCCCTCACCATTACCGGAACCGCGATGAGCATTACCTTGCTGCCAGCCCTCAATTACTACGACGTGAGTGTGGCGTGCATCAGTGGCGGTTCTCTCCAGGGCTATGTGGATGTGGCGCCCACGACCTCCAATTATACGTACAATTTGGCCGGCAATTATTACCCGGACATCAGTTATGCGTTTTCGATCTTGCCGTACAATGTCATGAATCAGGTGGGTCCACAGTTTATTACTCCGGCGGTGTCACCGGCGACCACGTTCACCTCGGCCAACTACAGCGCCCTCGCCATTACGGGGTCCGCGTTCAGTATCACGTTGCTGGCGGCCCTGAATTATTATGACGTGAGCGTGGCGTGCATCAGCGGCGGTTCTCTGCAGGGCTATGTGGGTCTACCCCCCTCGACCACGGACTATACGTACAATTTGGCGGGCAATTACTACCCCGATATCAGTTACTCCTTTGCGATTTTGCCCTACAATGTGGCGAATCAAGTAGGATCGGTGTTTATTACTCCCGCGGTGTCACCGGCGAGCACGTTCATTCCAGCCAACTACAGTGCCCTCGCCATCACGGGGTCCACGTTCAGTATCACGTTCCTGGCATCCCTCAATTATTACGATGTGAGTGTGGCGTGCATCAGCGGCGGTTCTCTTCTGGGCTATGTGGGTCTGCCCCCCACGACCGCCAACTATACGTACAATTTGGCCGGTAATTATTATGCGGACATCAGCTATGCGTTTGCCATCTTACCTTACAATGCGGTGAATCAAGTGGGACCCGTCTTGATTACTGACGGGGTGTCTCCGGTACCCACCTTTACAAGTGCCAACTACAGCAACCAAACCATGACCAGTTCACTTTATTCCGTAACATTCCCCCCGGCACTGAATTATTACGACGTGAGCGTGGCGTTTGTGAATGGCGGGGTATTGCAACCGTATACCGGGTTGTCGCCCGGGGCGCCTTCTTATTCATTGAGCGGGGTCTATTATCCGGACATCAGTTATGCCTTTTCAATTATACCGTTTAATGCGGTGGGGGCGTTGGCATCCAGCTTGGTAACAACGCCGGTTTCCGCCACATCGACGTTTACCGCGAGTAATTACAGTTATGGGGATATTTCGAGCAACTATATCATCATTAATTTGACCAACACCCGCAATTATTACTCGCTGGGGGTGGCAAGAATCACGGCCGGCGTCACGGGTACAGTGTACACTTATCCGGGTACGACGGTCACCATCAATGATACGGGATTGGTACCCAACACTCAATATGCCTATTCGTTGCAGTCGAATAATATTTTAACGGTGGCTGGCGGGGCGGTTACGACCACCACCGTGTATACCAATGCCATTGTGACAGTGGTCAACTTCTCGTCCTCGTCCAATACAATTACCGGTACGGTGGTGGGTTATTACAATAGTTACCGGTGGACCAATACGTACAACAACAACACGGGGGTGGTCAATTCGGGGGCAATGTTCGTGGACAATCTGGGTCTTATTACCGGCATTACGTATACGTACACGATTTTACCCTTTAACGTTATTTCGACCCCGGGTTATTCTTATCTGTCTGGTATTGTTAAGTTGGCGGCCATCAGCCTGCCGTTTGTCAACGACATTTCCAATGGACTCTTTGCGAATCCAATCATCACGTCCAACGGATATGCTTATACGCCTGCAATCAACTATTGGACGTTTTCCGCGGGAGCGAGTTACTTTTTATACAGTGGTTCCACGGCCTACTCGGGATCATTGCCGATTTACATTTCCCAATATGTCGGGATGGTTTCTGTGCAAACTCCGGGGGGTGGGGTATCCACCATGTCGCAAACCATGTTCTTGCCGAGTGCCGCGAAATATATGGCGTCGTTCTACGCTTTCCCTGCGGACAACAGTTACAATGCCACGCATACGTTGAGTGTCTCGGTGGGTAACATGACCCTATTGAACAAGGTCTCCTTGGCGGTGAGCGCGTCATCGGTACCATACACGCCGTTCAATTTGCTGTTTTCGGTGCCGGCGGCAGGCTATTACCCATTGACCTTTACCTATACTAACATCAATGCCATTGTCTCCACGATCTGTGTCACCAACGTCCAGGTCATTTCGACGGCGGACTACGGCACCGGTTATACGGTGGTTGATATCACGGGATTAACATTGTATTATAATATGGATGTATCGGGTGTCACGGGTACGAGCTTTTCCAACTTTTCGTCGGGCATCGCCTACAATGATGCCACGCTCATGAACGGGGCTTCCATTACTTCGAAGAAATACATTGTGGGTACGGGATCGTTGGCGTTGACGGCATCTGCCAGTCAGTATATGACGGTCGGGGCATTCAGTGTTCCCAATGGTACTGTCGGTTCGGGGGTCACATTTACCGGCTGGTTCTACCCTCTTGGAAGTTCGCAGGCGTCGTATGCGACATTGTTCTCCATGTCGGGTTCCGGAGGAAAGATATCGGTATCGTATGCCGGTTCCAATCCATGGTTGGATCTCTCCGTGAACGGCGGGATCGATTATGCCCCCAGCGCCAACGTCATCACCCCGAACGTTTGGAATTTCTTCGCCTATACCATTGTCAGTAACGGCATGACGGCGACGTACTCGTACTATATCAACAATGTCTTGGCCGGATCTGTGGTGGGCAATTACCCCAGCACGTTGGCCTATACGATCAACACCTTGGGTTACGGTGGTGCCGGAACCGGGTACTTTAACGGGTATCTCGACGAATTCCGCGCCTATTCTCGGGTATTGACTGTCCAAGAAATCGGCGCACTCTGGAATTACGGTACGACGCAACAGTCGGCCTTTAGTGTGATTGATACCAAGAGTATGGTCAATTATTACCAGTTTTAGTCACCTACGAATCATGGAGTGACATCCATGCTGTGAATGATTGATTTTATAGGAAAAAATAAAATCAATTAGGGGGTGATGATAAATTTAAAGTTTTCTTGGATGACATTCGTCGCTGGGTTGTTGACCGGACGGATGGACCAAGACGGGGCCGGACTGGATGAACTCAGTACCGGAGTTTGATTTTCAATACCCTTGTTGACAATCCAGGTGCACACTCCTTGTATGAGTTTACCCAGCGTTATTTGGTAGTTACTGGCCGCCAAGGTATTCAACACCGCGTCAGTGAAGGCGCCTTCGTACATGTTGGCGGATACGTCAAATATGTCGGCACTGTACTGATTTATCTTGCTTCCACTGAAAATAAAAATGTTGGGGTAATTGACGGGGTTTCTGTTCAATTGGGTACGCATGAACTTGGTACCGTACAGATACTCGTAGTTCCATTCCAGGTCACAGATCGATCCACTGTTGCAACTGTCCATCATGATCATGGTGGGACATTTGATGTTACGAATGATGGCAAAGAGGTCGTTGTCCATGATATACCCGGTGTCTGCGAAATCACTGGGAACGATGGCCCCGTCTTGTTGGGATGCATTGTTGATTAATGCACCGTGTCCACTGTAATGAATCCATATTTGGGTGCACGACGAAGATATAGCCACAATGTTTTGTAATTCCTGGATAATGTTATCATAGGTGGGTAAACTGCCGGGATCGGGGGAATCGTCACGCAATATTGTGACGTCATTTATACCGTATCCGTATTGCGAAGTCAACATATTTCCTATATTGACAACATCATCAATACAACCACGTAAGGTACATGACGGTATATCAATATAATTAATGCCGATAAGCAACGCTTTTTTCATTTGTTTTCCTATTATATATTATTGATACATTATACTTTTATATGGAGCGGATAGATAATATCGAGTATTATAGCAAGACGACAAATGCATATGATTCGGGCGATCCCTCACCGGAATATGAGTCACCTGTATCCTTGGAGGTGGGAGACAAGGATTATTCTTTCAAAATTCATGTATTGGATTCGTCCTATAGTGAGGTGACGTCTACTTATTTATTTAGTCAAAATGAATCGAACGATACCGATGTGGTGTCGACGGGCATTTCACTCTATCCGGACGATACCATTCAATCGATCAAAATGAATATATCTAAAGTGATCGAAAAGGCCCGTGGACAACTCGTTCCCATTGAATCCATGTATTTGTTTTGCCGTCATTATGTCTCTGCTGCGCAATTGGATGTGGAAAAAATGTACCAAGATATAACTCGTCATAATTCGTACGAATTGACACCTACGCGTATGCAGACATTTTTGAATAATTTTTCCATGCCATATACCGTGACCCCCGAGACAGATTTGTCCGCCTTTCTGGAAATTGTCCAGCGTGAGGTGACATCCCGGGCCAATTTGATTCAGGGGGTGTTGAAGTATGTGCCGATTGGGTTTCAATATATTCAAGGAGGTAGCAGCAGCAGTACGGTGGATTATTCTTTTCCCGTGAACCCGTTTCAATGTACGCCGGAAGTGTTGAAAGAAATGCAAGAAAACAATGTCAACCATGTGTTGATTCCGTACGATCATCATTTGCTGTTGCGGTACATGCCAATGTTTCAAAACGAACTATACGTCTGTTTTTCGTCGTCATTTGCCCCCGATGTGACTAAATATTATTTTCCGCTGTACACCTCCTTGACTACCCCGCAAATGAACTTATTGTCGTATAAGAACAATGTCAAACATGATACGAGCGATTTTTTGTTCAATGTCACGAAGAATTATCCTTTGGAAATCCCCCGCATGGAACGCTTCATCCAAGAATTTGAGATTATCATGTTGAACGATACCCGTATACCTTTGGACATTTTATTTAAAAACATTGCGACCAATGCCTCCTTCCCCGGCATCGTGTATAATCCGGGAAAAAATAAGGAAAATATTTTGCGGTTATATACGACACGGGTATCCAAGAATGGTCGGCGCATTCCGTATCTCTCCAAGAAGCAGATTACCCAATTCTGCAAGTTTTCCAAGAAAAACACCTTGGTCTTTTATATCCCCAAGAAAACCCGCGGGGAAGGATTTGTCTTGGAAACCGATGCCAACTTGTCGGGGGACATTGACGTGTATGTGAAATTAGACATGATGGGAAATTTAACGATACATTGTGATGAACCTATTCTGGAGAAAGTGACCCTGGACATGCAATCCATTTTTGCGAATCGGTACGAAAACTTGGACCGCTTGATTCGCTATCACGTGAATCCTCTTATACAACATTTGAACGCCTTTTTGCAAAAAAGTGGGTACGCGTTGCCGGCGTTTGAGAGTATCACATCGCCCACGGTAGGTATCAAGCATCTTCATATACGATGGAAAATTCCTCAGTACATTGTACGCCCATTTTCGATCTTGGAAGAATTGCCGTGCCTACGGAATCTATTTGATATTTACGAAGGTGCCGACGTCTTGGACGAAGATCACAATTTAGTGCTACGTTATAAACGGGTGTATAATGACAATGAAGCCCAGGGGTTACTTATACGCGAATTCAAGCGCAAATCCAAGTCGGCGCAATCCATCGTGGAAAGCTTGATGTTGAATTATAATTTGTCTTCCGGTCAAGCGATGAAACGTCTGGAAAAGTACGAGAATGATCACGAAGAACGTATATTGATCAAGAGTGCCAACAAGGAATATTCGTTCCCGATTGAAATACATTACGAGGACCAAGAACTCTTGGTGGATATTTACAAATATTGTCGGGACTGTGGGGCGCAAAAGTTCAGTGACGATATTGTGGAATATGTGGCAGGTCCTAAAGGACGTATTCATCGCAAGCGTCGTAAACCGTCGTCTGGTATGTCTAAAATCGACCTGCCCCACATTTCCTATATGAATATGATTGAAATCTACATGAATTCCTTCTTGGAGATTGTGTTGTATCGGGACCAAATTCCTATACCGGCCATGTGTGAAAAGATTGTGTTTGAAGCCGAAGCAGCCGGAACCGAAGCCGTGGTTCTCGTGGAAGAAATACCGGTGGAACAAGACCAAGAAGAGGAAATCTTGGAACCGGTCGAGGATGTTGACCAAGAAGAAGAAGAGGAGGAGGAGGAGGAGGGTGAAGTTGACCAAGAAGAAGAAGAAGAGGGTGAAGTTGACCAAGAAGAAGAGGAGGAAGGGTTTTTATTTGGTGGCGATAAAAAGAAAAAGGTCAAGTCTAAATTAAATAGGCTCCAAGAAAAGGATCCGCAGTTGTTTTTCACATCGACTAAAGAAACCGGAAACGATTCCTACGGTCGTATATGTCAACGCAATAAACAACCCATCATTATGAATGAAGAAGAGCTTGTTCAACAAAGCCGCATTCATCCAGAATTGAAAACGATATCGTACGCCACGTCCCCCAATAAACAGTATTGGTACGCCTGTCCTAAATATTGGTGTGCGGCGACCAATCAAATATTGACCCAAGAACAGGTCGACAACGGCGAATGTAAAGGCAATGTTGAAATATCCCAGTATAACACGCCCAGTTTTGAAGATCCTAAAAAACATCCCGACGGGTTTTGTATGCCGTGTTGTTTCAAGGCGAAAGAAGACAAGCCGCTGCATTTGGAACGCGTCAAGAAATGCCTAAAACAGACGTCGGGGGACGAACTGCCGATGGACGATGCCGAAAATATCCAGGCTTCTTTGATGGGATCGATATCGATGCGTCCCACGAAAGACGACCGCAACATTCTTAAATATTCTTCTAAACCCCCCGTCACCATGTACCGTTGGTCCCTTTTGCCTAAAACGGTCCAGTATTTTTTGAACATGGATTATTCCAAGATGGTGGTTATCAATCCGTTGAGTACCAAGATTTTACCGAACCAACTGTGCTATTTATTGTATGGGATCGAACAGCCTAAACAGCAATCGTTCTTGGGTCTTTTTGCCGAAATTTATTCCTATAAACACAACATTGATCCACCTATATCTGCCAATGAATTGCGCAATATATTGATTGATGCGTTGAATCTGGATTTATTTGTGACCTACCAGAACGGTGCATGGGGGTCCGTGTTTGGAAATATACGTGATGATACGAAGCCGGATGTTTCTAAATATGCGTCCACCCTGTTTTATAAATCCATGGATTGGAACCATCCATCTCAGGTCCAATATTTCGAAAAAATGGTCAAGGCTTATGAGAATTTTCTATCCTATTTGAAAGATACCCAAGTGGTCATTGATCACACTTATCTATGGGAAATCATGGCGGGCGATCATGCCAAGATCCTTCCCGGAGGGTGTAATTTGGTGATATTGGAATTGAATGACAATGAAAAATTAATCGACGTTGTTTGTTTATATGGCACCACGACCATGTTTGATCCTAAAAAGGAAACGTTTTTTATTTTAAAGCGCGATGCCTTTTATGAACCGATATACCAGTATTATGACCGCGATGTAAGGGAAGGAAAATCGATCGAGGTTAAAAAAGGGTTTGTACTGGATTCGTTCCCACCGCATGCATCCATGCGGCGTATCTTGGAAATGGTCGAGTCGACGGTCTTGTCGCATTGTATGCCTAAACCGTTGGATATTTCCAACCCGACATCTAAAAATCTGGATGCCCAGAGTATGGTTCAGGTCCTGATATCGCATGATTATATCATTCATACCCAGTTGTGGAACTATTCCAATAAAATAGTGGGATTTTATGTAACGAAAAAGGGGGCGAATATCAAAAATGGGGTGGTTGTGCCTTGTTTCCCATCGGCAGTGTTGATTGGTACCCCTTACCCGGTAACGTATATCAGTGATACGGTGCTCGTACCGTCTACGCGACTTTCTTATACCAACGATAAAAATGCCAACGATAAAAATATAAAGAAAATGGGTGCATTGAATGCAGTCAAGCGTCGGTTTATTATTTCAGGGGGGAAAGTGGACGATGATCGCCGAGATGACGATAGCCATGATCGTGTCGATGATGACGTCGATGATGACGACCCATATAATATTGCGCTGTCGGGAGAGAACAATTACAAGACAGTTGGTGGCGCAACGGATTCGGGCCGTTTATGGAAGACCTATACAGAAACACTTATCCGCTTGACGGACATTGTTCATGATACTGAACACCAAATCATGTGTGAACCGTTGTATAAGATTGTTGATCCTATCAGCAAAAAGGTAACCGCCATTATGACGGAATCCATGCAATATGTCCCGGTGTATCCCCACGAAGCGCCGATTGAAGATGGCCTGGCCATCCTGGAACGGTCCAACGATGTCTTTGCCGACCAAACCTTGGCCTTGGAACAACGTGGCCAAGAACAACGCGAAGAACGTATCATGCGGATTGTCATGGAAACCCAATTTTATCAAGTGTTTCGCGCCTTGGTACGTCAACAATTGAATGTATATGAACACCAATATACGAAGCGTTCTATACTGGAAAAAATCAAACAGTATTCGAAAAATAACTTTGAGGATTATGCCCGCTATCTCACCGAAATCGCCACATTATTGGAAGAAATATCCAAGGATATGGTGGGGTGGTTGGATTATTCTGGCAAAGATTTACTTTCTATTTCGCGTTCGACCATCCGTCCGTGCTTGGATGCGGTGAATGGACCCGGCGAACCATTGTATTGTCGCGGCAAACGGATCATTTTTCCTAAATATCATTTGCTATGTGAATCCATGAACCGTATCGGTGACTGTAATAACCGTAATATTTATTACATGCGGTTGGCGGACGAGTTATTGCGTTATACGCGCATACAATGGTTCATGTTTCAACCGCGCACCTTTTTAAACATTTCTTCAGGTATGACAGATTATACCTTGACGCCCCAGGAAATCTTGGTCTTGGAATCCTTTTTGAATAACGACGACTATTTTCGCGATTTGATCCCGTTCAACGTGACCGGGTACATTCACCAAACGAACTATGACACCGCGGAACCGTATGCCCAAGATAATAACCAGGTGTATCCCTTGGTCACGATTGAACAGCAAAAGGAAATGATACGTCATGTTCCGGAAGAAATCCAGAATGATTTCTCACTTGTACCGTGCATTCTTAAAAAAGATACCAAGAATCAGTTGGTGGAAGGCAACAACCGTAGTATATGGAAACGGTCTTTTCCCAGTGACACCCGGGAATTTACGTTTAAGAGTGAGCCGATTACGTGTTCGTACGCGGTGGTGATGAACATTCGACGCCTGTTTAAATTGCCTCCCATGTCGATATTACATATCAAGCAAGATATATGGCATGCCTATGAACCGTATATGGATGAACATGGAGCAAAAATACTTCGTATACTGAAAGATCAATATAAGAAATCGTTGTTGGAATCGACGGGCGACGATCTTCAAACCGCCATCATGACGGAAGATTATTTCATCACCGATATGGATTTGTGGGCGTTGACCACGTATTGGAAACTACCCGTGATGTTGTTTTCCATCGGTAAAATTAAAATGACCCAGGTGGACCAATGGATGTATTTGAATTCCCAATATTTTGAGACGCAAGACGACGCTACCACAATATTTCAACCCATTGCCTTTGTGCGCACGCCGTTGACGGTTGAAAAGGGAGTGGCCCCCAAGTATTCCATCATTGAACAATTATTCACCTTGAGTCAACTGGGCGATATGGGGTTGATTATACAAAAGGGTGTACAGCAACTGAGCCCGAACATAACGTCACTTGAGCGGTTTTTACAGCAGCGTAAAATTATTCGCCGTGGACGCCGTGCGAAGAATGACCAAGAGGAAATATAGAATCATTTGAATGGTGGTATATTTGATGGATTTGCGGACGGTGGTCACCAAGGCGGATTTGTCCCGATGTATCTTCGCGTTGGAAGATGCGCCAATTAAGCGAAGGTTTTTATAGAACGGGAGGTAAATTAGACTGGTGGCGACAATCATCCAAGGGTCGCGATTCATGGCCCCGAATAGGATGGCACTGTAATTTTCCATACCAAGAATGATGCTTAATAATACCAGGGTGATATTGATGCCAAATATGACGGGTAATGTACGGATGTTTGCCTCTTGATCTCCGTGTTTGTCCAATATGTCTAGCAATATTTCGACGTACAGTGAACTCATGAAGGTGGTATGTGAAGTTAAAAACATCCACGGCGCTTCTACCATCACGTTGTATACCGGAGTATTTGACACCGAAAGCCCCATGAACGGAATCGTAAGCGCCACTACCAAGGCACATGTGACGTTTTTAATGAAGGTTATTTTTTTGAATACGGGAGTGTATAAATAGGTACATACGACACTTGTTACCCAAAAGGGCAATACGTGGTACGGAAGATGAAACACGCCCAGAAAGATGGCGAGGTGGTATAGACTCCTCGACAATATTTTCGCTTCATTCACAGTGACCGTCCCTTTTACCAGGGGACGGTGGGGTGAATTCACTATGTCAACCTCCATGTCGTAAATGTCGTTGATGACCATGCTTGCCATGGTAATGCACATAGTGATGATATAGGATGTCCAAAATGCGGGTTGCAAGATCCATTCGCGCCATTGGTACGGATGGGTCACGTACGCCCCCATGAATGCCAGCAAGGAAGTTGGCAAGAAATGGTCTTGTAGTCGGGTTAGACGAAAAAGTTCGTGGATTTTCTCTGGTATCGTTGTGGTATTGGATGTATTAAAATGGGTTAGGGTATTTACCTCGTAATCATGTTTATTTGCCTTTAGTTTTTTTTCGTGACCCCCCGTCATTCGGGGTTTTACATCGTGCGGACAGTCTTCTTGGTTTGTCTTAAACAATCGGGTCTGGGATGGCGGGGGAGAATGGATGCTGGGTAGATACACCCGTAGCCCGTTTACGGGTAGTATCCACAAAAATAATATCCATAACGTCTTCATGTATGTGTTGTATAATACAATATATACATTTGCTTTACATCATTGATCGTGTTTTTGGTCATTTCACTCACCGAATACGTACCTTCCTGGTTTTCGAATGCCCATATTTGTATTTTTTCCTTGATTTATTGGCTAAAATAAACGCCTTCTTGTTATGATCACACCCGCGGTGGATAATGTCGTAATCCACGGCCGCGGATTTGCCCGAAGTGATGGAACTGGCCAGTCGGGCCAGCCCCCAGGATTGCGCGGTCTGGTTCGGTCTTGAACCGGACGAATAATATGCACCTTCCCCCTTTTTGACAATCTGTTTCAAGGCCGACAAGGAACAGCCCGTCTTTTTCGCCAATTCCGGGGTAGGTGAAATGTTTTCTATGTGATAGATTTTACGGGCATGTAGGATGTGTTTGGACGGAACATTTTTATAGGACGACACGCGTTTGCGTGTATAATACTTGTTTTTCTTGTACATTTCTTTGGACTTGAGTAACATGTCCACTTGCGCGGCCTGGTCCTTTTTGTTCAATGCCGGGGGCACATATCTCACCGGAAAAAAAAGTGGTTTCATTCTATTCTAATATGATATGTTATATTTTTAGGGTGTGTCACACCCTTTACACGCCAATGTCGTACCCATCGTTGTAGCAAATCGATGTATCCTCCGTATTGTATTTGATGTTGCTAATGTTGTTCTGGATACCGATGTTTCCACAGGCGCCGGTGGCCTGCTCACTGGATTGAAGACCCGTTTCAATCTCGGCATCGATATTGGACGCTTGATGTTTGGTGTTGTTCACATTCTCGTACGCCTTCATGTCTAGGACGATTTGGAAGGCATTGGTACCGTAGTTACCGAATTGGCCACACATGATGTTGGCAGAGACGCCGCGCATGTGGTCGAATTCGGCGTGTCTCGATGCGCTCAAGAACACTTCCGTGTGCACCTCAAAGGTAGCCTTGGCAATCGGTCCCACGTTGTCGTTCAATAGACCCGATCTAAAGATGGAGACCATGTCTTTGTTGCACGCCATGCGGTCGCACAATAGACTGGTGTGATGGTAATTGATGCTGGCACCACTGAAGGCCATCACTTCCACCAATTCGTTGTGAATGGTTTGACGTGCCGCTTCAATGCCGAGAACGTGAAACACTTCCTTGATGTCGTTGCTATAGGTCCGGGTGGAATCGACGTATTGCAGTGCAAGGGTTTCTAACAGGTTTGAACCGGTCGTATCCAGTACCCACGTGTCTTTCTTCACATACTTGTCGTCTTCTTTGACCACGCTGTTTTGGATTTTACGCGGCAAGACGTTTTGAATGCCGTTGACCCCGCGCAACACAATGTTGTTGAGGAGGGTGTCCTGGAAATTCTTAAGCAAGTATATTTCGTCACTTTGGTCCAGGGGGTTGGGCACGCCGCGCTTCTTGGCCTTGTCAAATACATTGCTATTGGTGCGGATACGGAAGATGAGCTTGTCGTGGTTATAGTCGGCGAAGATGCACTGGACATTCTTGCCGTAATCGCTGTTGGCGATGGCAAAATGAATGTCGTCCATGTTGATGTTTTTGTCGATCAGTACTTCTTGATTCATTTCCATGCGAATGACCCATTTGGATTTGGTAGACTTGTCTTCCATGTCGTTGGGTTCCAGGCATTCCTCGATCATTTTCTCAAATTCATAGAATTCCTCGAGGAGAACCTGGTCGTCGTCAATCTGTGTCGTATTTTCCATGGGATCAAAGCAGATTTGCACCGTTTTAACGACATCTACCAATTTTGTATGTGACATGATGGTCGCATAATTCGTCGCAAGATCTTGGTTTTCCTCGTCAAGTGGTTTCAAATACACGGTCATGGAGGGGTTCTTCGGGTTCTTGGTTAAACGCAAAATCTCTTCAATGCGCGGCACACCACGCGTGACGTTGGATTTGCTGGACACACCCGACAAGTGGAAGGTGTTCAGGGTCAACTGGGTCGACGGTTCGCCGATGGACTGGGCGGACACCACGCCCACCATTTCTCCGGGATGCACCAACGCTTCTTTGTACTTGAGCAGAATCGTGTCCAGGAGGAGAATCAATCCCTTGCGATGGAACCGGCGCTTGATGAGCAGGTTACGTGGTGTCAAATAGTAATAGTATAGGACTTCAAACAGACGGTTGGTCTTGACACACGGAATCATGTTCATGCGTTGGTAATATTCTTCGATCAATTCAAAGGCTTCGAGGGGGGTCAAATCGACCGCGGAATTTTCCTTGAGGTCGAGTTGCCCTTGAATGTTCGAAATGATGTATTGGAAGGCGACCGGGATGCGCACGGCATTCTCATTTTGGTAGTTGAAGACACGCTTGACTATTTCGTCGCGCGCATTGGTAAGCTTTTCGGCATAGTAGAGACACTTCTTTTTACATTCTTCGACCTGTTTCATCATACGCGTACTGACTGCTTTGGTGAAAATGGAGAGACGCAACGTGGGTTCCGTTTCCGTCATGCCCGGCAAATCATAGTGCATGAAGATGTCTTGGGTGGTCATACCAATGAGTGGCAAGATTTGATTCTCTACTTTCATGGAATCGAAATTGTCGTCTCCGTAGGAGAACTGGATGATTTTACCCATGTTGTTGCGGACGGTCATATCGTAGGCAATATACAAATCTTCCAAACCTTTGACCAACCGGCGTTGAATATACCCGGTCTGGGACGTATCACGTACTTGAAGACCATTGGCTAATCCAAAGTTGAGGGTAGAAGGAATGGTTAAATCGTAGAGTTTAGGATGTGCTTCTGTTCCAATAACATTGATAGAGATGATTGGGTCGAAAACAACATCATTTTGTAAGTATTGTTTAATAACGTTTGCAATAATAACCGTGCATGTTTCAATATCCATCGTAACTGGTAAATGGATTCTTGAACATAACAAGGATACCCCATTAACTGCTTCAATTGTTTTCACATATATAGCTGATGATACAGATTTTTCCACGAGTTTATCTATAATTGTATAGATAGTTTGATTTTCGGCAAATAGCAATTTTGTATTAAATACACCGTTTAACAGGTTTTCGACCTCACTATAAATGTCAAACGTGTTTTCGTGATGAAACGTGGGAGGTAAGCACAATGATAATGTAACGGGGGTATTGTCGCCTATTTGAACTTTAGGACAGTTTTTAGGTAAGAACTTTTTTTGTACAGTATCCCATATCAATAAACTTTGACTTTCTGCCACGGTTACTTTGCGACCACTTTCGGTAGTAATTTCATATAATCTTTCACCGGGGTCATGACGCGTAATAGCCGAAATCTCCCCCCACGTGACATGGCCGTCCTCATCTGTCGTGGGTATGAAAGTGGACCCTTCTTTAATATTTAAGAGTTCCATGTTTCGGTCATGTGGAGAATGTTCAATCGTTTCTTTGTTTTCCGGTGCATCCAACTGATTATCGATCCATTTGCCAATTTCAGTGTATACCGGCTTACCGTGTTCTAATATAACAATCGGCGTTTCCCATGTCACAGATTTACAGGCGGTATCAATCAAACCAGTTCTACCGGCCATGGCGTGAAAGAAGAGTTCGGGGGCGGTCAGTCCAGAAATATACGAATTCTCCACGAACCCGCGCGCTTCTGGCGAATCGTCGTACTTTTTGAAATGGGGCAAGGTGCGGTCGTCGAACCCGTACGAAATGCGTTTGCCGTCCACCGCGGTCTGCCCCAGACACGAAATCATCTGGGAAATGTTGATCAGGTTGCCCTTGGACCCCGAATTGACAATCATGAGGAAACGGTTGTCCTTGCTTAAACTTTTCTTACCAATCTTACCCGCATTTTCCGTGGCCTTGTTCAAGATATTAGTCACGTTCAATTCAAACTGGGTCATGTTTGAATTCGCCGTATTGTTCTCGAAAATACCCAGGTGGATCTTGTCAATGATGGTCTGCACTTCCATCTTTTGTTTCTTGATCGCATCGTTGATTTTTTCGTTGGTTTTGCGGTCGGCAATGAGGTCACTGATCCCCACACTGAACGAACTCGTCTTCATATACTCCGTGACAATGTTTTGCATGTCGTCGTTGAAATCGGCACAGGCAATGTTGCCGTAGTCGTTGCATACGCGGTGCAAGATGCCCTTCGTGGCAGAATCAAACACGGATTTTTCTATTTGACCACGCATGTACTTTCCTGCGTGAATTTCCAACACATTGTTGCTGTTGTTGGGGTCGTCCTCACCTTCTTCAAAGAGTCCAGTCTTGTATTTCAGCGTAAGAGGGGGCATGATTTGCGACAAGACGTCAAAGTTGCTGACCTCGTTCTTCTCTTCGTACAAACGCCGCAGCTCATTGACATCGACATGCTTGTACATCATCAGCAGGTTCATGGCCTGCAAGGGGGTGAAGGTGACATTTTCGCGGGTGAGACGATACGATCCCAACAGCGAATCTTGGAAAATACCGATGATGGGCTTGTTGGAACCCGGGTTGATGATTTGGTAGGGGATGGCTGCCAGATGGCGCAATTCGGTTTCTGTGATTACATTTTGTGGTATATGCATGTTCATTTCCATAGTATATACAAACCTGTACTTTCGTAACAGGATTAGACTTTACCTTATGCCTCATCGGGTTGACTAGACCTTCATTTGAGACCCACAATCATCAAGTCGTTGAACCTTCCCCGTGCTCTTGTCATAGCGAGTTTAGGGGCTTGGCTGCGGATTTTCCAATACTTCACCGGTTTTACCATTGGGATCGGTCATTACCCGAGTTCCCTCATCCGTTGTTTCCAACAATGAGGTGGTCTGTGAAGTCTCTAAGGAGGTCCCCGCAATTTGGTTGTGTTGCCATATGTGTTCTTTAATTTTATATTATTAAAGAATCAATTATATGACTATGCGGTTATATTTGTCTAACATCCCATGCTAAAATGTTAAACAAGTAGACATTACAGTGTTTATTCCTAAAAGGTGTTGTCTACAACCTTTTAGGCACCCGCATGTTGGAGACAAAATGTCTATCTCCGTCGAAATCCGCATTGTATGGCTTGGTGACGCCGACATTCATACGAAACGAATCGCCCACCTTCATGATTTTAACTATATGACCCATCATCGAGGCACGGTGCAGTGACGGTTGACGGTTAAAGAGAACCACATCTCCGTCCATCATGTGTCGATGAACAATGTCCCCGTTTTCCAGTTGAATCGACTCGCGGTCCATGTATCTCAGCGAAATGTTCTCTCCGCCGCGCTTTCTTTCGAGGATTTTGGCACCCGGGTGAACATCCGGACCGTTTTGCACCAACTTCATCAAGAAATCGCGGTTGCGATCGTTGACCACCACCGGTTTCGTCAAATTCTTGGCGATTTTCAACGGCACGCCCAATTGACGAATGGACAGATTGGGATCACCGGTAATCACCGACCGTGCACTGAAATCAACACGTTTCCCCATCAAATTGCCGCGAATACGCCCGTTCTTGCTGTTGATGCGTCCCATGATGCATTGGTACGGACGCCCGGATCGCTGGGCCATGGGATCGACCCCCTTGATCTTGTTATTCACAATCATGGCAATAGAGTGTTGGAGAATGGTGGTCAGCACATCAATCGCATAGGCATTCGTTTCCGGAGAATTGAGGCGCTCCTTCAGGTTAACATTGTATTTGATGATGTTGCTATAAATGTGCGTCAAATCGTCTTCACTGCGCTGTTGAGCATCGTGTTTCACGGACGGCCGGACGGCAGGCGGCGGCACGGGCAACACCTGGCAAATCATCCACTCCGGCCGCGACCAGAGGGGATTGAACCCCATAAAATAAACGTCGTCGTCACTGATGCGCTTGAAAATCTTGAGAATAATTTCGGGAGTCAGCTTCAAATCGCCCATCTTTTCCCAGATGGCAAAGATGTTGGACATGCCTTCGAGTTTGATCTTATCGGGCTGTTTGTATCCACATCCGTCTTCTGTCTCTTGTCCACACCGCTTGATCTTGGTGGCAAGTACCGAGACATAATCCCACCGTTGTTCGGCGGTTTTTTGTAAGATGTGCAAATGTTGGCTCTTATTCAACAACAACTTGCTGCATTTGAAGCAGACACACCGACAAATTTTCATGATTTCTTTGAGATGTTGGATGAAGAACACGGGTCTGGCCAACTCAATGTGGCCGAAATACCCGGGAGTATCAATGTAAATCATGCCGTCGGTGGGACAAATGGTTCCCGGCTCGAGTACACCCATGCGAGGATCAAATAGGCCACCGATCACAGGCTTGTTGTTGATATAAGTGTCTCTCGATGTAATTTCAACGACTGAATTCTTACGGATTTCATCCGGCGAAAGCATACTAAATTGAATGCCAATGATTTTTGAAGGGGATTTATCTTTCAACATCTTGCTGCGTTGACTATTTGACATCTTGATGGATGACACTTATAGATGAAACGTATGTCAATAGTATATACTATATTAGGTATTATTATATCCTTTTTCATGTTGTATCAATCAATTTTATCTATAGGATCAATGAGAGGGTAATGAATCACACAACGGACATCTCTTGGAAAGGGTCCCGTAAGAAAATTGATTTGATAAACGTATAAAAATATACTAACATATACGTACAGAGTAACACCACTATACAATCTGCATCATGCCATCGTTGAGAGACAAGATTCGCATGAAGAACCAGAAGGCGGTCAACGATGACAAGGTCAAATCTACCAAGGATAAAAAGAAACAACATCGTGTGAACATGGACAGCGACGACGACGGTGAGGATGATGAAGATGAATACGAAGACGAATTTGAGGACGAAGAGGGTGACGACGAGGAAGAAGACGATGGTGAGGACGATGAGGAGGACGAATTCGATACTGATGATGACGATGAATACGAACCACCTCACCATAAGAAATACAATACGCGCAATTCTACCCATAAATCCGCGGATTCTAAAAAAAAGAAATCGGCTCATGTGGCATCTAAAGAGGAAGACGACGATTTGAGTGAAAATACCTTGTATAAGAAATTTATGACCAAGTGGAAAAAGTCGAATAAAATGGCCGAAAAGGAGTTGAACACCAAGAATCATGCTAAGAAAGCTCCCAGTTCTAAAAAAGACAAGAGGTGTCGCCGGGTCAATGACCGTGACGAGGATGAGGATGACGACGAGGACGACGACGAGGAGGAGGATGAAGAAGAACTTGAAGGGGATGAGCAAAATTTCATCATCATGATCGGCGGCGGCGAAGACGGGTTTTATGATGATCCGCTCGAAGCAGAAAATGCCGAAATTGAAATGCAACTGGACAACGACAACGACGATTGCAACAGTGAGGACGAACGGGCATTCATGAAGGAGAATTACGAGACCTTTGATTATCCCAAGGATGCCATTGCGAGCAAAAAGACAAAATCTTCTAAAAAGGGTACTAAGAAACCCGAGCAAACACCTCCTCAGGACCCACCTATGACGGTAGAAGAAGAGTACAAAGAACTGCAAGATTTGAAGCGGCATTTGTCGGCAAAGCTTCAAAAGAACCCCCACAGCAAAATTCTGCTGAACACGATGAAAGAGTGTTGCGTTTCCATCAGTAAATTGGTCAAAAATACGCGCACCAAGAATGCGAAGGATTATTATGGGTTGATCAAGACGGAGCGATCCAATACTGTCAACGAAATTGACTATTTCAAGAAGAAGCTCTCCAACAAGGAACAACGGTCCATCATGGAACAAATGAAGAGCATCAATGAGCACATTCACATTGACATTCCGTATCGCTTGAAGTTGCTGCAAACGAACCTACCCATTAAATACAAGGCCACGGTCATGCAAAAGCTGAACGTGATGCGTTCCATGGAGCCGGGGGAGAATGAGTATAATAAAATGAAGACCTGGGTCGATGCCTTCATGCGGGTTCCGTTCAATGTCTACAAGAGTTTGTCGATCAATATGAATGATGGCATGGATGTATGTGATCAGTATATGAAAAATGCCAAAAATCAGTTGGACGATTGCGTGTACGGACTGGAAGATGCCAAGTTGCAGATTTTACAGATGATTGGGCAATGGATTACCAACCCCGATGCGATGGGTACCGCGATTGCGATTCACGGTCCGCCCGGTACGGGGAAAACCTCTTTGGCTAAAGAAGGTATCAGTAAGATTCTAGGTCGCGAGTTTGCCTTTATGGCGTTGGGTGGTGCCGGGGATGCCAGTGTATTGGAAGGACATTCCTATACGTACGAAGGAAGTACGTGGGGGCGTATTGTGCAAATCCTGATGGAAAGCAAATGCATGAATCCGGTGATTTACTTTGACGAGTTGGACAAGATCAGTGATACGCCGCGTGGACAGGAAATTACGGGCATTCTCACGCATTTGACCGACAAGAGTCAAAACAGCCAATTTCACGACAAGTATTTCAGCGACGTGGAATTTGATTTGAGCAAGTGTCTGTTCATCTTCAGTTACAACGACGAGAATGCGGTCAACCCGATTCTTAAGGACAGAATGTATCGTATCAAGACAAAGGGATATGATACAGAGCAAAAGGTGATTATTGCGAAAAAGTACATGTTGCCCAAGATCCGCGAACAAGTGAATTTCAAAGAGGGGGACATTATTATCCCAGATGAGACCCTCAAGTACATTATTAGCAGTACGAAGTTCACCCAGAACGAACAGGGTGTTCGCAACTTGAATCGTTGCCTGGAGATTATTCATACCAAATTGAACTTGTTTCGACTGATTCATGTGGATAAAGATACCCCTTCGATTCTGGGTAAGGACATTGATCTCAAGGTGACGTTTCCGTATACAGTGACAAACAAGGATGTCGACATGTTGATCAAGAACGAAGAGAACCAAAACCAGAGTTTGTTGGCCATGTATGTGTAAATTTTACAAGTACTGTGGTTCGATGGTGAGAATCCATAAAAATAGAATGAGTAGATGCAGAAAACATGCGTAAAACGCATTTTTTTTGTCAATGTACGTTTTTAAACAATATAGGGTAAAATAGATGGTGATGATCCACATCAGGATGATTAAAACTGTGACGAGTACATTGGACATTTTATCACGATACGAATGGATATAAAATTTGCTATATAACTTATATAGAAAGCAATTTTATGTGTGAAAACCATAACATCATTATGGATTGGATTGACATTGATCCAGACCGATCCATGGCAATCTATTATTGCGATGTGTGTTATATGACATTCGATGGACCCGTTGACCCCTCGATCCCTTCCCATAGTAGTGTATGTGATTGTTCGGGGTCGGGATCGGGATCATCATGAGTGTACACTACAAACGTATACATACATAAATATATGAATCTATGTATTATAGTAAGGATTGGGAATGTCCCAGGATTCAAACATAATAACCCCCAAACCTAGAAAGAGTATATGGGGTACGTGTTTCAATGTAGATGTAAATGAAGCCGCACTTATAGCAAGAGTCGGTAGTCGTAACAGTAATCTCTTCGATTCGTCTTCTGTTACGTATGACGATAATATTACGCCGTTATCGTCACCTTCGCCCAATATGAGGCATATACATGATCAACTGTCGCCCACTTCGGGATTGGGTCATTTGAGCAGTAGAAATACAAGTAATTACGATCCGTTTGATACTGAACCGCAAGACACTGCCATCGATCTTCAATCCATTTTGATTGATGAGGATATCCAAATATTGAAACGCGCCGAGTTGATCGATACGCACCCCTTTGTACCTAATATCAAATATGGCAAGGTCTTGCATGTATTTGATCCTACCCGTATACTAATTGCCGCAAGGATTTACAATGGATATACTAAAGTACTTCAACCGGTGTTGTATAATTTTACCATACGGTTACGCGATGTAAAAATTGTTGTCCACGATGAAGACCGTCTCAAAGAAAAATTAAAACAAAAAATTATGGGGAAAATTGTCGTGTTATGCAACATATCTATGAATCATTACGGGGAAATTGACGCAGATGTGGTATGTGATAAAATTCACATCAACAAATATATTTTGTACGATATGTAAAGTTATTTGAATATCGTAGAGTTATACCTTCTTGCGACGGGTCGCACTCTTTTTATGCATAGGATTTTTTCCACTGAATTTGCTGGTCTTGCGTGCAGTACGGTTGTACAGCTTTTGTTTGCATTTGTATATCTTGGACACCCGTTTTAATGTACCACTGTTTCTACATTTAGATGGATCACGTCTGCGCTCAGACGCGTAAAAATCTCGAATAAACGTCAACCACGCGTTTGCCATGATTATATAGTATCAGCATACAATTATCATATTGTCAAAATATAATAATTACGAACACGCCTTCACCAGATCCTTGTATTTGAAGATGGTGCGCGAAGAAAGACTGGGATATTCTTTTAGTTTATAATTACTTACCACCGTAATATTGGGCATAATGTTCGCATTCCATTCCGGTAATTCCGCCAGGATGGGTTTTCCTGCCGTTACGAGTATAAAAATCAATTCCGTAATCTCGTCCACTTCGTTCACACGATTTTCTTGGGAAATATACTCAATGCACACGGTTTGGAAATGGTGGACTAAATGCACCAATTTTGCCGATTCCAAAAGGGATCGTTTCATCAATGCAATGAGAAACATGGCGGTGGCGCGACGCTTGTCGTTCATTTTTGTGTAGTCGCAATACCCATCATAGTTTTCATTGGAATCAATGTATTGGATGGAATGTATGGTATGTTCGTAGGAATCGACAAATTTATTCAAAATATGCAGAAAAATGACATATTGGTTGGCAAGATCCTTATACAGATCGGCATAAACGTCACAGTAAAACTTGTTGGTACTGGCAACATCAAAGATGAACTGGGTTATTTTTTCAATATTCTCTAAATCGGTAGGTTCGTCATGATCGGGTGCTGTGGCTTGGTCATTGGAATGTAAAAATGCCCGTATATGTTCCAATATAATATCACGGTGGGTTTCGTAATTTTTATTGGTTATTTTATTGAGCGAAACGCGAATTTCGTTCATTTCCTTTTCGACTCCCTGTTTTTCTTCCATTTTGGTCGGCTTGAAATTACGTACAGATATCCATTCGTCCATTGCTTGTGAGGAGGTCATGGTTTTCATGTTATTGGCATGACCGTAGCCATGTCCATGGTTAATCTTTTTATACTTGGGCTCGTTGGAAACCGGGTAATGTTTTTTAGGATGATCGTTGTGTTTTAAATGGTGTTCATGGTGAGATGTGGTAACATTGTTTGTATAGGGTGTATTGACGTCGACAATGATTTTATCTAAATCGTATATTTTTTTTAGGGTTGTTTCACATAGAATGTTACTGGTAGTGGAATGATTGTTACTATTGGATACATCGTCATTGTTTTTAAATAAATAGATATAATGCTGTATTTTATCGAGATTGAAATTCATATTTATAAAATATATACCGTGATAATAATTATTATATTTTAACAATTAATATAATGAATGAATAAAACTTTATACCTTTACCATGGAGAATCCTATTTGGCAGATACTAAATTTCCTTGGGCATCGTAGACAATGGATTCGGGGTGATGTATAAAATCGTACTCGGCCATGATTTTTGACGTATATGTTTTGGGTTTATATTCGTTGCTCGCCATTTTTTGGATATTGGGTAACGCGTTGTAATGCACTTCTTTGTTTATTGTTCTTTCTATTTGGTATATTTGTTCCCACAATTGGGCATCCGTCATACCCAAGGGCTCTTTCACGGAATTAGCCGAGCCAAAGAAATAATCCCATAGACTATTGGGTTGAAAGGTGGACGATCCCACAAATGATTCATTGACCACAGGTAGCGTAATGTCTTCCAATTGGGTGTTAATATTGGGCGGTATTTGAACGATTTCAATGGTGGGTGACGTCATGAATGACAAATCAACGCCATTGGAGGATATGATATTGATATTTGCATTGATTAGAAAACGATAGGTGACGTAACCGAGTCCATTATGTCCCCAATTTTTACCCCAAGAATTTTGAAATACAAACACTCCGGGGGATCCGTCGAGCTGATATGCGCTGGGTACATTATCAATATAGCCAATGATCGTAACTACGTGACCATGGGTATACGGAAAATAATCCTTTTCTAGGGCGTATAGTTGCGGTTCTAAGGGGGTGAAACAAAAATTGTTGTTACTGCCGGATGAACCTGAATCGGTGTTACCATGCCAAATGGCTTTAGGATTGATATCGTTGGGGTAATTTGCAAAATGGCCGCTGGGCAAGTTTTTCATATCGTAAAAATCTTTATTGGTGTATATGGTCCATGCCAAGGGATAGCCGCTATCCAAATAATATTTAATGTTTTTAATCGATAAATACGGTCTCAACTTCTTGGCGGTCTCGTAATTTAATGAACGATTGGTATCAAACATGGAAAATACGGTGGTTTCGTGAGTATTGGTATTTGAAAAGGGGTAATGAAAATTCGCAGTTTGGTTGGTCGGTTTATAGTCGGTAAAGTTTTTACCATTATTTAAAGACGGTGGGTTATACTTCATTTTAAAATCATTCGCACTTAGACATCCCGACTGAATACGTTTATAATATGCATGGATGTTGACGGTATCGGCAATTCCTCCCGTATGGTGTGATATACTGTATAGGGCGGCAGGATCATAGTTTACCTCACTGTTATAAACCCGGTTACCATTGATCGATGTAAATATATAAATGGGATTCAATACATGATTGGGGTCTTTGTAATAGGTGTCGTATTGGGTATCGGTCATGCTCACATCGGTCGTATTTTTCAACATCAAATAGTAACTTCCAATGCAATAAACGATGGACGACGATGGACCACACGGCGCTTGACCATCATCTATCGGTGGCGGAACGTGTAGTATGTGTACACTGTTATTCGATGTTCCATCGTCAGTCGTGGTTTCTTGGACGGCCATTCCTTCAGTGTTACTGGGGATCAACGGGTCGGGGAGTAAATGAGTGGATCTTGGTACCATGATGGATCCGGTATTCACGGATATTTGACTGGCGAAAACGTAACACAACACGGAAAGAATCACAAACAGTACCCCGAACATGAACACCACCCCGTTCAAGACTTGGTTCTTGGTAAAGAAAATGATATTGTATGCTTTGACATATTCAGCCAAATAGAATATCCACATGAAAATGATGGCAAACATGAGGACCCGGTAAAACCGCCATTTCATTGTTTCCATGCCTCCAAACGAGATTGGCATCCCCATTTCGGTATAGGCCGGCATCAGTTTCATATAGACATGAACCATCATCGAGAGAGCCGCCAATAAAAACAACCATCCTACCGAAATAATATAGATGGAATATTCCACAAACGTTTGTTGCACGTTTAAGATGTTGTTCACAAAACTACCTTTTAAAATGGGGGCCTTTATTTGAATAACTAATACAATAAATAGAAAAACCAGGTGGAGCGCTAACAAGGTCCATGCGGCCGCAGGTTCGGTGTTGGGGAAATACAGGTAATAAAATGCTAAATAATAGGTTATCAACAGTATGGCGTGGTAAAAGATGGTTTTGAAATTTTGGTATATGACAACAAACAGTATGTAGGATAAGAATGCGGCGGTATCTACGGTATATTGAATCCCTTCGGCACCTACATTTAAAACACTGCCTCCGCGGGTTTTATTCATGATATATTTGATATATCATGAGATTTGAGACAAGGCATTGTGCGTACAGGTTATTATCAACACTGTCCAACTCTGTCCAACTCTGTCCAACTCTATCCATCATTTTTTGGTATATTTCCTATATTTGGGTTTGGTCCCAAGTTGATGAGTAGTGGCCCATTCGATGAGTACCAGAGGGTCACATGAAAGGCAATCTTGGTCGAATTTTTTAATATTGATAAACTTGGGGGTTTTCATCGTAGGTGATTTATAGTAAATGTAATTGCCAAATTTCCCCTGGCGTACAGACATTTCGTCGTTCAGTATACGTAATATTTTACTGTTATTGGAGGATGATTCGTCGACCACCGACGGATCCACATGTGCGATTGCTGACGATACGTCTATCACTGCAATCTCATCTTCTTCTGTCTTGGACAGGTTTTTTTTATGGTCGCGCCATTCCAAATAAACCCCGTACGGTCCTTTACGGATAAAAATGGGCGCATCTTGGTACATTCCTAGAAACGATTGTTTGTATACGGCCAATTCATCGAGTGAATACACACCCTGTTTAAGTTTGTCTAAATCCATTTGGCACGACGATTTGATGGGCAAGTATTCGATTAAATCTTCTTGCCACACGCCGCGATCATCGACGCAACCGCGTTTACGAATACATGGACCGTGGGATTGAAATATCACGTCGTGAGTATCGTTGATGGGGAAAACTTGTTTTTCCATCTTGGTCACTTCTTTCACTTTCAACGAAATGTCTTGCCGCGTTGTTTCACATACTGTGTACCAAGGCGGGGAATCCGTCAACGGACGAGCAATCGTGTCCAATTCTTCCTCGATATTTTTGGTATAGGAATATTCAAAGACGGTTAAAAAGTGTTGGAGCAAAAATTCGATGCACAAGATCCCCAACGGTTGAATAACGAGTTTGCCTTTTTCTTGGCCAAATGTTCGTGTGGATATTTTTTCCTGTAGGTCGGGTGCTCCCTCGCGTAACGTAAAATCCGTGCATAAAACGGTTTTACCGTCAATATCCTTTTTTTCCACATATCCGCGTTCCAAGATGGTTTCCACAAAGACCGAATACGTTGACGGACGTCCTATACCTAGGTCTTCCAAGGTTTGTATAAGACCACTTTCTGTGTAATGCGCATGTAATTTACGTAGGGTTAGGGTACTTTCTATGTACGTATAGGTGGCCTTCTTGGACGCGACCGACTTTAAATAGAGTAGGTGTCCATTTTCCTTTCCCGTTTCATGGGAATCATCCCGTGAAACCAGTTTCCACCCCATGAATACGGGTATCTGCAATGCATGGGTATAATGCAGCTCCATGGGAGCCTGGATAGTTACTTTATGGACGTCATAGATTGCGTTGGCCAGGCACGATTCCATGGTATGTTTCCATATAAATCGGTACAGGGAGTCCAATCGGCTGTTATTAGTCGTAATCGTCTTGGTAGGAATGGAGGTCACGCGTATGGCTTCGTGGGGGAGTGCGGACCCGGCGTTGGATATCGCCGTGAAATCTCCTAAAATGTTTTCATTGTTCTTTCCGTAGGTATTGACCAAGAAGGGTCCCACTTTGTCCAAGAAATCTTGGGAGTATTTGGTCGATTCCGTACGATGGTAGGTGATATGTCCTTCTTGGTACAATTGCTGGGCCAATTGCATGACCTCTTTAGGAGAAACATGTAGGGCATGCGAGGCGGTTTGCAGTAACTTGGAGGTATTTAAAGGCACGGGAGCTTTTTGTACCGATTTTTTTAAATCCCCCAAGGTAAAGGTATGTGAAAACGTTTTCGACAGGTCCATGAATTTTCGTACCTCGTCTTTCTTGGTAAATTCGTGGTTGAGATCGCACGCCAACGAGAGTGTCGGGAAGAAATGTCCCACGGTTTTGTATTTTTGTTCGCCCCAAGTTTCTTCGTCCTTGCCTTTGAGGTAATTATCATATATCAATCTTAGGGCGGGGGTTTGACATCTACCTGCCGACAAAGAACTGCTTTTAGAGGAAGATACGTGTTTCCATAAGATGGGACTGATTTTGAATCCTATAAACACGTCAATGATTTGACGGGCAATTTGCGATTGTACCAAGTCCATGTTGATATGTGTCGTGGAACGTACCGCATTTCGTAGGGCATCTTCGGTAATTTCGTTGAATATGATGCGTGGGGTGGTGGTGACCGGTAACTGGAACAACTGGCATAAATGGTACCCAATGGCTTCCCCTTCGCGGTCATTGTCGGTGGCAATAATGATGTTTTCTCGTGGATATTGTGAGACGATGCCCCGGATTTCTTCTATATGACTACGTTTATTGAGTATGGGATCAAAGTTGACGTGATACTTTTCTTTGACTAAAATACTTTTCAATCCACGTATGTAGGTTAAATGGCCTTTGCTGGCAATGACCTGATAGTCGTCGCCCAAGAAATGCTCAATTTTGGAGGTTTTCGACGGTGATTCGACAATGACCAAGAATTTCTTGGTACATGTTCTTTTCTTGGGAGGCATGGATATATTACATGAAAAATAGTGTTTATTTACTTGTTCATTTCTATCGTAGCAATCCCCAACACAATCATGATGATGCCAATGAATTGGTATAGATTGATTTGTTCTTCAAAAAATAAAAAGGCGAAAAATAAGGTGATCATTGGGTAGATTGCGGTCAAGGTGGATACCAAATGAGGCTTGTTGTTTTTAAGAACGTGTAGATACAGGTAAGTACCTACAATATAAAACGCGACCACGAACAAGACGATGTAGCCGTATAAATGGTAATTTTGGTTCAAATAGGCAACATCTTTGTAAATATTATGGTCACGAAACTGGGTAAAATATACACTGATTAGTATGAAAAAAAGCAACGCGCAAATAATCATAAAGGTTTCGATGCCAATGAATTTGAGTATATGATTTTCAATAAAGGGGGATATGCCATATATGCACGATATACACAAACATTCCAAAAGCATGTTGGATTTTTATATGATAATGCTATTAAATAACCGTGTAAATTATTTATTCTTATACATAAATAATTCAATGATGGAAGATGGTACGGACCAACAGAACGAGATACACGAGAATTCGCGATCCTTGGGAACATATACGGGGTCATCCTCCCCGATAAATGTGGATGAACTCGTATCGTTCGAGGTGTGGTTGTACCAATGGTTCCAAGAAATCCTTAAATAGGTTTCGAAATCGTTATCATTCAATTGTTCTCTTATTTCCATTTCACTGCGCGTCAGTGCAATACCGCGAAAATATTGGCAACCGTGTTCAGGCATCGCGTTATGTAACAACCGTGTTTTGTGTATATGGGCTTACAACCTGTACGTTAGTCTACTATTGAATCAATTTTACTTTGGGTGGGCAGACGACACCAAAAAACACGATCACATAGTTATTTAAAGTTATTTTTATATATCTATGCAATGAACAATACAATGGAACACCAAAATAAGCCATGTAATGAATCGTATTTGATAAAAGTATATGTTAAAAACTCGTGTTATTCGTCCTGGGATTATGGTACGGTAGATAACCAAGACGTGCATGAAAAGAATTGTACGCACGAAGATTCCGATACCGAGACGGAGACTTCGGCGGATACGAAGCATGGAAACATACCACCCAATGATGAAACCCCCCAAGATGGGTACAGTCAATATATTGCTTCGTTGAAATGTCCCAAGGAATACCGATGGATGAATCATGATTTGGTGGATATTAGGGATACCGAGAAACCACAGTTGGTACATTCACCTGCCCGTTCGGCACCTTATTTGCCGGGAGTATTGATATTGGAAGGAAATCGAACGTACGGTCGTACCAAGAACCGAAAGCGTCTGTTGTACAAATGTATTCCCGATGACCGTTTTTTACCGCATTTTCTCATTCCCTACGATATTATCATGGATTTTTCCAAAGCTCACAAGAATAAGTATGTGTTGTTCAAGTTCCAAGAATGGACGGAGGAACATCCGCACGGATTACTGGTAGAAATGTTGGGGGATGTCAATCATTTGGAAGCATTCTATGAGTATCAACTGTATTCAAAGTCACTTCATAGTTCAGTGAAGGAGATGACCCAACGCATCAAGGAAATGACCAAGAAAAAGACGATGGAAGAATATTTTGATCAAATCTGTTCCAATCCGTTGTATAAGATTGTGGATAAAACAGTAGAGACCCATCCACCTCAAATATTTACGATAGATCCCCGAAACACGGTGGATTTTGATGACGGATTGAGTATCACGACGTGTCCTAGAACCCAGCGCACCTGTATCACGGTATATATTGCGCATGTCGTGTTTTGGTTGGAGATATTTCAGTTATGGAACTCGTTTGACAATCGTATAGCTACCATCTATTTGCCTGACCGTCGGCGTCCCATGTTGCCCTCCATATTGACCGAATCGTTGTGCAGTCTTAAAGAACATACGAAACGGTTTGCCCTGGCCATAAATTTTTATATTGATGAACAAACGGGGGCGATAGACGAAGCATCTACTCTTATAGAGAATGTGTGTATATCTCCTTATAAGAATTATGTATATGAAGATTTGAAGATGATACACCAAGATGTCAATTATATACGTATTTTTGAAGCAACGGTTCGCATGGATTCACATATTAAAAACAGTCGTGATATTGTTACCTATTGGATGGTACGTACCAATTCATATATGGCAAAATTCATGATTCAACATAAAACGGGGGTATTTCGGGTGGGCAAGTTGGTACGTCAAATCTCCATGTCGTCGATGGATAGTGATCCAGACGCCGAAACGGTCGATGAGAGTAAAAATTTCGAGGCCTTGGATATGGATGTAAGAAGGTACATTGAATCACATGCCCGTGCCCAGAGTTTATGTTACCGTGAAGATATTGACATGGAACACGAAGTATTAAATAAGAAAGCGTACATGCGAATAACCAGTGTGATACGTCGATACGAAGATGTTTGCAATGAATGTGAATTGATGCGTATTATGGGTATCAAATTGCGGGACGGAATGAATTTGCGTGAAATTTACAATGAAGATTTATGCAATGAACGGTACCATAAAATACGCCGTGTGGAAAGTGACAGTGAAATGATGCGGCGAACTATACAAGGCGAGTATTTGTTGAGAGGTATTATTTGTTCTCGTAAATTGCGCGAGGATGGACGGTACGATTATAAAGTATATGTCAAGGGTGATGGGGTAAAGCTGAACAATCCGTGCAGTGATCCTACTAAAACCACAGAGTGTGATATGTATTCTTCCAAAGATATATATATTGTACATGTGAAGATGCGGGAAAAAAAGGAGCTGTACAAAGAATACATCTTACGTCGGTATGTCAAAGAAAAAGGAGGGGGGCTAAAGATTAAGATCGAAATTATGGACACGGCGTAGGGGGTTTAATCATTTTTATATGTTTTCGTCAAATCTCCTGTCAATCAGGTTATACATTTGCATACGTTCCTCCAGTGGGACTGAATTGTACGGGTGGCGTAGCAAACTCCGCCGTCGTGCTGCGCGATCTCTGGCGTTCATGTTATCTTGAAGATCCTTTTCCATATGTACAATGCCGATCACATAGGTGTCATGAACCAGATCGTAGTGGTGATTGTAAGTGCCTCCATATTGTTCGATACAATCTCTTGACGATTTGACATAGGTGTAGTAATTTTTTCTTAGAAAGTAAATGTGTTTGACGCGTTTGGCGTTCTCGGTCATTTCGCGTTTATTTTTATAAGCGACTTTGCAATACGGACACTCTTTGCATTTTTTGACACATTTCTTACAGATAGGGTGAGGGCAGGTTTTGGGGACAAAGATATTTTTGGTATGGCCGTATTCATCCAGGCAAACTGGGCACGTATCGTCGATATTGGGTGGATTCACGTAGTTGGACATGGTTCGGGGGTACTTGTAAACACTGTATAAAATAGTCAATCAATTTTTCGTAGTATACGTGAAATATACTACGAAATTCAAATAACTTATATCTATATTCGGGATGGTAATAAAGAATGGGGTATTGAAATGTACTTACTGATGTTATGCCACATGATATTGATAAAATTACCACTGGTATATATTAACCATCTTAATGCTTGGCAATGAGGCATGGTAGCAATGAATGGAGAAAATAAAAACCCTTCAAATGTGAACGGTGCACATAAATAAATGTAAAGATGTGACGAAAAAAACAAAATGCACATACATAAAATATACGTTATACACACACGCGTAACTATGTTTATAAATAACCTAGTATAATTCATATTTATTTGACTATGGAATAATGTTTATATATGTGGATGATGTTCAAATATCGTCAAAGTCAATTTCTTCATGTTTCTCGTCGTTTGTATCGTTGGTGGATATCTTGGTATTTTCAATCGGTCCCAAAGAGGAACTTGTTTGTTCCTCTGCACTAAATTCGAAATCATGTGTAGTCTGGGGTGTGTGTGTGATAAGTTGGCTTATATATGTGTCAAGTGCTGGAATATTGAATTGTGGCAACGATCGTAACACGGCTACCTCATCGTACGAATATACATACAGAATATCTGCCGTTTTGAAATTGGGAGCTTCCCATTCGCGTAACCCAATCAATACAATCGAACCGACTGAGATTAGATTATTGTGTTTACCGCGTCCTCGAAATTTGTTGCGAATAAATGCGGTGATGTTGTTATGTTCCAAGGAATGTGCCATACATTTACCGAATCCTAGATTCTTGTAGATAGCTGCGACATGTTCAAGGGGACATGATGGTAAACGTGTATGTTCTTGCGTGGAATTCGACGCAAGCTTGCGCGCGAAAGATTTAGTTTTGGACCCGCCAGAAGTATTTTTGACCATGGTGAAAGTATAAAAAAGAAGATAGTGTGTATAATAAATCAATTTTGTGGTCCCGGTGTCCCCCTCCATACCACCCCCCGCGAGGTCCCAAAGTCCCCGGTCCCAAAGTCCCCGGTCCCAAAGTCCCCGGTCCCAAAGTCCCCGGTCCCAAAGTCCCCGGTCCCCCCAGTCGCCAAGGCATGA